ATATTTGGTCACATAAACAGCCCTTTCACTTGAATTATTTCATCAAGATACTCGTGCTCCACAAACCACACTATCGGCTTACCATCTATTCATTTGAACCTAATGAATCCATTTTCGGGAGACGCTACTCCACCGAGTCAACGACCGCATCAACCCATGGCTTCATTTCCTCGGCAGTCATATGGAACGGGACCAGCACTTTCATCGTCGCGAGAACAATCTCAGAGCGAGTCATTGCCATGGTGAGCGTGCGGCGAACATCGTTGATGGCCTTACCGATCTTGTGGAGCCGCGACTCCTCCTGAGGATCCAGACCGTCGAGGATGCCGACGAGAATGTTAGCGACGCGTGTCAGGTTACCCTGAGCGCAGGTGCCGATGTTCATCTCTAGCTCCTCCTTGACGATCCGCTTCAGCGAAGCAGGATCCTCTAGATTTTTGACATGCTGCCACACAGAGTCCATCAGCTTACCAAAGATGCCCTCCTCCATATCATAGATGGTGTCGGCGGCACAGTATTTGGACGAGAACTGCCATGCAGCCTGCGGAGTGAGCTCACACTCAGAAATGATCTCAGCCATAGTCTTGCTCACCTTAGTCATATTCCAGCGGTACTCCTCCGGCACCTCAATCTTGCGGATCAGTTCAATCATATCCTTGAACTTCTTCACGACTTCGGATGTGTGGATGTTCTGGCGATCTGCTGCAATCTCGGCCAGCGTGCGCTCGCGCGGAGGCTCAGCCAGATAGTTATCGCCATCCACCGCATGTGGGATAGGAGGACCAAATGCTTCATAGTCGCGCTCGCCACGATAGTCCTCCTCAATATCACGCCACTCACGCACTAGTCGTGGACGGATGCGGTTGAAGAGTTCAAGAGCTTGACGACTAGTCATCTCACCAATGTCGACCATGCGAATATAGTGCAATCGCTGGAGTCGAGTATCTGCATCCTCGTCGCGCCCATCGCCACGCAGCTGGTACATGAAGTTTTCATGTTCACGAATGCCGGCGCGGATCTCTTTGCGGCTATGGAGCCTGCTAGAGAGCCGGTCGTAGCTCTGCTGGTCGGCAAGAGTGTGCGGACCCATGCGGCGCTCATTGGCATGTTGAGAGTTAAGACCATTCAGCTCAGCAGTGGCAACCAACATGGCTGTCCAAGTTTGCGGCGTCTTCTCATCAATGTGCTTATTACGAGCATCGTTGATCTTGCGAGCTGCAATGTAGCGCTCTTGATTGTGACGGAACCGCATCGGTCCAATCATCTTCATGGAGTTCAGGTGAACTTGGCAGTACTCACCGGCCAGCGGCCGCGTGCAGTTGGTGCCCTTGCAGGTATATGCATTGCAAATTGCAGACATCTTGTTACTTTTTAATCTCCGTTACAATTTCCAAAATTAGAACAACTAAATCCATTTTTAGCAGTAATTGTGAAGATTTATTTGAAACGGTATAATCCAAAAACGGATTCATTTAAGCCAAGAAATAAATAGTGTAATGGAATTACTGATATGACTGATCACCATAAAGGTATTCTGGTCATGTTATGTCGTTGCGACGGATAATATGATCCATGTAGTAAGTTGGGAGCTGCATGTAAAATCGTTGATAAATTCCATCTGGAAGGGTGTACCGGTCACCATGATATTGAAACCCCGGCTTATAGTCCCAGTATATGTAGGTTACTGGGGGCTTTGGGAGGAAACTTCTGAAGTAAGAAACCCTACAAAATAAGAGAACGCAGTATCGATTCTCGAGGAGACTATATCGTCTAATTCTCAACAAGTTTTAGAAGGAAGGTAGTCACTGATATAGGCGACGGTCGGGGCCATATTTTTCATTAATCAAAACAGATCAGAAAACGAATTTGTTCTGAGTAAGATATCGTATACTAACGGCACAAATGACAATCAATAATATTGTTCTTATTCTCTGGTTTCACTCGATTGCGCTTTTGTGGATCGCACAGAACAACTGTTCTATGATGAACGATATTTCAAACAACAAGTATCAGTGTAACATCGAAGTTATTGGGATTGATGTTGTGGTGACTACAGTTGCAGTCTTTGTTGTTGGACTACATAACATGCTGATGTAAACTTAAAAATAAAAATAAAACTCAAAACGGATATTTTTTATTTGGAATCTTCTCTCGCCAAAGGATACAATGCCCTGCACGGCTCGCAAAGCGGATACAGTAATATGCGGTCGAATTATTCCCGATAACCAAACTTTATGTGGAACGCATGAAGGAGTTAAACAACGAACTGGACCAAACGCTTTCCGAGTTAAGCAGCTTAAGTTGAAACATAAAAGTGAAAGGAATGAATTTGAAGAGCGAATGATTCCAGTTATGAGAGAGATGCAGGCGCTTCCAATTGGTTCAGAACAACGCGGAGCTCTTCTAGATCGTTACATTACCGAATCAGGACAACTTCGGACGCAGCACAGAGTCGAAACAACGGCACTCAATACCCAACTCCTTAATGAAGTTCGAGCAAATGGCGGTGTGAATCCCGATCAAGAAGGTGAAAATCGTAGAGCCACTCGTAGAACGATCCGAGATTGGGTTGGTTTTCGACGACGGATACTGCGATGGCCGCATATTCGTTGGGATGTGGAAATAGCTAATTATCGTCAGCGTATTCAAGCCCTTATTGACGGCAATCAATTAGGTGCTGAAAATACCCAAGACCTGAGAGATCACCTAGTATTTATCGCACAAGATTACCGTCAAATACTTGAAGCTATTCGTGTTGATCGTGCGGCAGCACCGGCTGTAGGAGGTCGTGCTGCTGCTATACATGCAGCAGGTGTAGCAGCCCGAGCGGAAGCACAGGCACGCGCAGCTGGACCAAACCCGAATGAGAATATGGGAGCGTTTGCGCGAGATAGACAGAATGTTCATACTTCTGCCGCTGTAAAGCAAGTGAAACACAATATCAATGTGATTCGTCAAATCTTTGTGCCGGAAGAGTATCGCTGGAGTCCAACAAAGATTTCCAAAACTTATCGCGAGATAGTATTTGAATGTGATCTTTCACCAAAAGGTAATTGGCAATTTGCATCTTATTACTGCAACAATGCGCAAATTTACGATCTGGAAGAAGGAATCTTTGGAATCATGACGGACGGAGTTTGGCAGTATATTCGCGATTCGGAAGATAAGCGGTGTTTGATCAATATTCTGAAACGAGAACTTGAGGATAATATTGGAATGTGTGCCCAAGGTAACCTTTCTCGTATCTGCAATGTTCTTTCGGGATACCTTCCTGGAATCGGGCAGTCAGAGTCGATATCAACTATTCTTGGACGCGAGTTCCCAAAGCTGATGGAGATTGAGCGTGAACCTGACCGTCTTCGCCAAGGTGAAAGGATTCTGCGTGAAAACAATGTTCCCGAAGCCGAATGGGAGGTATGGCTAGAACCCCTACGAGCTTAAACATAGTAAACTTAATACGGACAAATGTCAACGGTTGAAGAGCTACGAGCTATCTGCGAAGATAGGTATACTGAACACAATGACGCATTCCAGGCGTGGATGGATGCACAAATGGAACTTGAAGCAGCGATCGAAGAGGAGGAGATTCTGCGCCGAAACGCTAATTATGCTCGCCGAACGCTATTTTTAGCTTTTCTAGGAGTTGGAGTTGCAGTTGTTGCGGCCAGGGTATGGGGTTAAAAAACATATTTTCTTGTCCTAAGAATCAGGTGCGCAATGGAAGTTGAAAAGTTTAAGAAGACGCATGTTTGTCCAAAGTGCCAGTGCACCTATTTTGGAATCACGATACATTGGGAGAATGTTCAAATAACATCGACTTATACCTGCGAGGGGTGTAATTGGAGTTTTATGGAATCTAATTGTACATCGCCCGCCAGTGCTCAGGGTCCTTCTTGTTCAAATCAGTCAGTAGCTTCCGCAGCACAGGTTCAGTGATTGTAAAGGGTTCCGTATACTCCACAAAGAAAACATACTGCTTCATGCTTTCATCATTTACAATACGAAGCATATTCAGTCGAGTCATCATGGTTTCCACAGTGCGAATTAAAGTTCGCACACCTTTTTCTTCGCCAGAGTATTCGGAAATCAGAAACTTAATTGCTTCATCGGTTAGAATTATCTCTTCCGGCTTAAACTTCAATCGGTCTAGTAACTGCGGCCAAATGTAATCTTTGAGAATAGCCTTCTTATCTGTTTCATTGTATCCGCCACAATGAATGACGGACATGCGGTCGCGAAGAATCGGGTGGACCTTTTCAATATCGTTGAAAGAAAACACGAATAAACACTGAGATAAATCAAAATCTACACCGGAAAAGTAACGGTCGTGGAACTGAGAATTCTGAGAACGATCGGTTAAGTGAATCATCATATTCACTACTTCCTCGCCATGAGGAGTCCCAGAAACCTTATCTAACTCATCGAAATACAGAACGGGGTTCATAGCGCCGGCGTGCATTATTGAATCTGCAATGCGTCCCCACATAGAACCTTCATAGGTGTATGAATGACCTACGAAGTTAGCTATATCGGATGCTCCACCTAAAGAAAAGAACTCGAATGGTCGCTTCATGACATTGGCGATCGCATTGCGAGCTAATGAAGTCTTACCAACACCCATAGGCCCCTGTAATGCGATAACATTTCCAACAGAATTAGGATTGACTAATAACTGGGCCAAAATCTGCATAATTTGGGTCTTGGCAGGAACCATACCGTAAATAGATTTGTCCATACTCGCTCGAGCTTCAAGCATGAACTCGGTGCACTTCTGACGACCATCCTCAACCTTTACAGGCAATGGAATGGTCTTGCCGAATGGAATACGAAGGAATGCATCAATCCAAGTGCGGAGCTTGTAAGATTCGCCTGCTTCTGCACCCATCTCCTCCACCGCAGATATCTTTTTGATTACAGTAGATTTAACATAATCAGAAATAGGTAGTTCTAAAACCTTAAACTTGTGGGGGACATCGCCTTCAGTTAGAGCGAGAGATGACATTTTCTCCATGAGACCAAACAACTCTTTACGCTTTGAATCAGGCTGGCTCTTGTAGTAAGCTAATTCCTTCTTGGTAAGATTGATGGGAATCTTGGCTTCGGGTTCTTTCTTAGAAGTTTGCGACCGAGTTTGTGATCGAGTTGTTGGCCCCTTGTTACCAACATACTTGTCCATTAAATACTCAATAAAGTCCTGACCCTGTTCCTCTTCCTCGTTGTAGTCTTCATCATCTTCGTCTTCATCCTCATCCTCATCATCCTCGTCCGACTTGCCACTAATATGAATATTCAGGAGTATGGTAGGCTTCTTAGCATCTTCTGATGAATCAGTAGGAAGAGTATCATCATTTATCCACAAAGTATCCTTGCCATTATCCCGCTTCCGCTTGTTCGGAGGAGGCTTACTACCGTCATCCATATCGGCAGAACATTTTCTATCTTTTGCATTCTCCTTAGACGACCTCTTGGTCATTTGCTTGATGAAATGAATAAAATGTATTACATTTTCCATGGAAAGAGTAATGGAGGCCATTGAGCAAGCTGCTAAATTAGCCCAGGCTGAAATAGACAAACAGGCGGCAAGTGACCCTGCTATCAAGAAAGTCATGAAAATCGTAGAACGGTTTATTCAGACGCATCGCACAATGTGTTATGGTGGCACTGCGATTAATAACCTTCTTCCTCGCGAAGACCAGTTTTATGATTTTTCAGTAGATATTCCAGACTACGACTTCTATTCTGAAACCCCACAGGTTCATGCTGCTAAATTAGCTGACCGAATTGCGAAAGCTGGATTCAAGAGTGTGGAAGTCAAGCCGGGTGTGCACATGGGAACTTTCAAGGTGTTTGCAGACTACATTGGCGTTGCAGATATTTCTCATTTGGACAAACCTATTTTTACTAAGCTCTGGAAGGAAAGTATCGTAAAAGATGGCATTCATTATGTCCCTCCGAATTTTTTAAGAATGTCGGTATACTTGGAACTATCGCGCCCCCGAGGAGATGTTTCGCGATGGAAGAAAGTGTATGAACGGATTCAAAAACTGAACAAACACTATCCCATGTCTTGTCCTAAAGATGAAGAGTCACTCGAGGTGTTCTTAAAGGAAGATACTCGCAAAAGTATTGAAAAGTTACTCATTAAAGAAAAAGTTGTTCTTTTGGGATTTAATGCGTCTATACTGCAGGATGACAGTGGTAAAAACAAATGGTCGTTGCCACTCGATGTGTTGGCTACACCCGAACAAAAAACAGGTATTCTAAAAGAACTCACATCATTCTTTGAAAAGTATGATAGTGTAACAACTAAAGATTATGATGCATATGCCGAACTTGTTCCACCGTATACGGATATTATTGATCCCAAATCAAAATTAACTCTAGTTCGTCTTTACGAGACAAATGCTTGCCACAGTTACCATTTAGCTCCAAATGGACTTCATATTGCCAGTATTCCAACACTACTGCAATTCTTTTTAGCTGCACTTTATGGACCCGAAAAGCTACTAGATAAACCAGAGCAGCGTTTTTTATGTGTAGCTGATCATCTCATGAACTTAGCAAATAATAATGTAAAGCGGCGTTACAAGTTATTAACTCCTACTACTTGCTTGGGCAAACAGAAGGGGTTAATTGATATGCGTATTGAAAAGTCAGAATTATATGAAAAAGTTCGTGGAAATAAAAATTCACGAGAGTTTCTGGAGTATTTCTTTCAGTATAATCCGGTAGAGATGAACAAAACCCAGCGTCAAAGTGTTCGCACAATGTTGAGGAAAACATTACGTCGGTGAGCATGATAGTGTGAAAGGGTAAGTGTCCTGGATTTGAGTTATTCCGTCTAACTCAATTAGTGTAACGCATAAATTGAGTCCACCAGTTCCATTGGTCCACAGCATTTGAAGAGGATACTTAGTTCCAGCTGTCATTACAATAGACGATGTAGTTCCTCCACCTGCTGAGTATCCCAGGTTTTCAATAAGTGTGTTTCCATCCAATATCATTGTAATACCATCATCCGATTGAAAAGTGAATGTATAGCTTCCACTAACTGGCGCAGTATAATATCCGGTTATGTAAAGGTTAATGTAATCCCATTTGTTATCTACTTTACGAGGAATAATGGTGTTGGGGTTTGAGCGAGTGCATGGTGACGCCCCATCATCACCTAGATCACTTGTAAGTAATTCCAAGAGTAAGGTGTCATTGTAAACACCCCAAGTTCCGGGATCGGCGATATCTGGATCCTGTAAATGATTCCCCGTATCAACATACATACCATAGTTCAAGTAAGAAAGTAAATTTTTTGGTGCTTCTCCCGATGGTATTACATCAGACATACCAACGCCAGGGCAATCAGCAGTTCCCGCCGCACACGAAAGACGACCAAAGTTGTAAGATAAACGAAGCCCGTTTCCTAGTTTGTCCCATGACGGGAATGTCTGCTTCAATCCGTCATTGTATGAAGTGTAAGTCAGCTTCTCGCGAATCTGACGAGTGCGATCCTGGGCATCGCGAAGGATCTGGTAAGTGTATCCAGTAGCACCAACAGGTCCCTGTGAACTCATTTGTATCTAAGAAGACAAAGATGTTCAAACTGAAATATGTTTGGCTGCTTGTTTTTCTTGTAGGATTAATTGCATTTCTAATTTCGCATAAAGATTGGATTGTAACAGAAATGCTTACCAATCCACCCCCTACTTTATTTAGTTTAGATAAAGAGCTCAAATCCACATCTGAACGGCTCCAAAAGGTAGAAACCGAGTTCAATCAGTTTAAGACTCAAGCCAGCGCTCAGTCTTCACAGGCGGCGGCAGCTCAGGCGTCGTTAGCGGCTATTAAGTAGTCTACTTGTGACGAGTCCACCATGAAATATCGAAGTAAGGAGGCAGAGTTCCTACACCGTCCTTTACCGTCATATCAGGAACTGGAGGTTTGGCAGCTAGAGCACTAACATCTGCAGGCTTCAGTAAATAGTTGAAGTATTCAAGAGACGCTATACTTCCGTCGAATCCACCATCTACGGAAGTACGAACAGTATCTGAATTCTGTTTGGGAATATTTGAGAGCGTGTGGTGCTCATACAGCTTACCATTAATGTAAATATCAATTGACTCCTGATCAATGGCTAAAACTACATGTAACCATTTCTTGGCAGGAATATTTCCGATAGGAATGGTTTCAACTCCTCCGAAAGTATCGAGCTTTACGATTAACGAGTTCGTGTTGGCATCTACGAATAAGGCAGGACACATGGAAGATAAGTCTTCTGGCCCCTTAGTGAACACGACCTTCTGCTTACCGTAGCGGTAAGAAAAATCGTCAACTTTCATCCAACAAGCATAGGAAAAAGCCATACCTTCTTTCTGATTTACTGAATTTGGAAGTGCAATATTACTATTCACCTGTTTCTTTCCATCAGTGATGGAAGATTGGATAGTAATATTGGGAGAATTAGACTGGTTCTTGAAGTAGAAGAAAGCAATCACTATGACTACCGCTGCTACCACAATTGAAGTTACGATGTCCATTATTTATAGTTTCAGAATGTATATTCCTGCACTTCCTTGCCTACCGTATCATAAACTCCAAACTTCACAGAGTATCCGGTAGCTGCCGCCGTTGCACTCGGTCCAGTCTGGCTTGAGCAAGGTGTTCCGGCAGTAAAGAATCCAATAGCATCATCGGGAGTCAGCATACGGGGGTAATGGGTGAATCCACACATGTATCCTGAGAAACCACCATCCTTGGCAATTTGAATATCTCCTACCGCTGGCTTGGGAACTCCAGGTAAGAAGCACGACTTCACTAACTTGCCATCAATGTATATATCCAAGTTGCGCTCAAATACCGTCGTGGACACAGAGAACCAAGCTTGTAGAGGGATGTTAGGGACATCGCACACAAATACATCATCAGAAGAACCCGAATGTCCAGCAGGAGCAGGTTGAGACTTACCCGATCCACCTTCTGATGAAGGGAAGATAGATACTGACACACGCAAAGTATTGTCAGTTGGGTGTAGAGATATATTGGGATTGGCTACTGAAGCATTTGAGGCATCTGGGCGGTATACTACAGACTTGTCCTTTCCATAACCGTAATTCCAATCCTTGACGAACATCCACCACTGAGCTCCGTAATTACCCTGATTTTCCGACGAAAGGGGAGCAGAAGCGGCAGGAACAGTTGTGGTTGTTGTAGCATCATGTAAGCTTGACATCAAGTTACCGGAACTAGACCCAAACATATTCCAAACGCCGCCAAATAAAGGAGCCTTGACTGGAGCAGTAGCGCGCTGCTGAGAAACAGGTGCTCCAGAAGTGGGCAGTTTTGGGAATACGGCTCCATCAACAGCTGAAGTCATATTTGGGCTTCCATATCCGTATGTCCAGTGGACCGTCAGCGTATTCTGAGAAGTTGGTGGGGTAGCGATTCCTACAGCTGCTGCGCCTACTGTAAAGCTTGGAAGACTGACTCCGCCATTATTTTGGACTTGGGTTCGTATGTAAGCAGTTACATCTGTTGGGTTTGATGCACCGCCATAAGTTGCAGAGTTAATAACTAGAATATCTGAAGGTCCTACAGCTGAGCTTGGCGCTGGTAATCCGGGAAGAATAAAGGTCTGGCCACCCCACTGGCGAACAATTGCATCGTGAATTGCTAACACTGCTAACACAATCCCCACAACAACTACAAGACCGCCTAAGCCCTTAAAGATAAGCATATAGGTTGCTGTAGTTGCAGTCTTGGCGTCTTCAATTGCCTTCTTAGCTTGTGCCTGAGCAGTAGCAGTGAATTGAGCCGTCTGTCGCATCAGATCTTCTCCCGTAAGAGTGGCTCTAGAAAAGTCTGGAATAAATGATGAAACCGGTGGTGGTGCTGGTTTACTTGGTGTTCCACCCATTTGTTAGAAACAGGGAAGTTAAAAACGGAAGGTATTACAGTAGAATGAGCATGAAAGAAATGTATTGTAATAACTGTGGCGAAAAGGGTCATGTCTTCCGGACATGTAAAGAACCAGTTATTTCATGTGGTATCCTTCTTTTAAGAGGAATTTATGAACCCTTGAAACTTCCAGTTGATCCAAAAACTGTGAGTGTTTTGATGGTGAAGAGGAAAGATTCGATGTCTTACATTGAATTTATCAGGGGGAAGTATCACCTTGAAGACGAATTATTTCTTGGACGATTAATTGTGAACATGACTATTTCTGAACAAAAACTTATATCGGACGAGCAGTTTGATACGCTTTGGAATCGTCTTTGGGGGTCAGGAAGTGATAACTATTCGAAAGAGTATACAATATCAAAAGAAAAGTATTCCAAACTTGATCGAAAATCGTTAGTCAAAAAGTTTCCATCATCGTATACCGATACAGAATGGGGGTTTCCGAAAGGAAGACGATCGAGAGGTGAAACAGATATGGAATGTGGAATTCGAGAATTCTTTGAAGAGTCGAATGTTTCTAGAGATTGTTATACACTGAAAGATGATGTGAGCTTTATAGAAACATTTAAGGGAACAAACGATAAGGATTACCGTCACATATATTTTGCTGCGCTACTCAAAGAGTCAAGAGGAATAAACTTGAAATATCTCACGCCAATGCAGAGCAAGGAAATCGCTGCAGTGGATTGGAAGACATTATCTGAATGTAAAAACATTATTCGCCCACATTATGCTGAACGAAAAGCTCTAATAACTGAAGTAGAAAAGTTCGTATCAAATTGTCAGTCTTAATGTAATGGATTGGAAATCTCTTGGAGTAGTATATGGAATTCTATTTGCAACCGGCGTTGTAATTTCATTGCTCTCAACTCAGTTACAGTGTTCAAAAGTAAGTTTTTCAGTTGCACTGCTGGAAGGTGCTAAGTTTGGAGTCATACCTACAATCCTATACGCTCTGACATATTTTGAAGTAGTTCGCAAACCATTTATTGATTTCTTTGTAGCTCGTGGTCTAGGAGACTCAGCTTCAATACTTGGTATTGGATATCTTCTAATGCTGGGGGCATGGGTGTCGGGTGTATGGAATGTTCACAATAGCGAAATCGCGACCTGCGTAGCTTCAACTTCTGAGATGACAGAGTTCAAAGATAAGTTGATGAAAGAACTAGCTGAAAAGCAGGCGGCGGAAGAGGCGAATGCTACCGCCAAGCCTTCAAAGTGAGTAATCTAGAGTATACACGACCCCAAGGTATGAAACAACAGCAAAAGTAAACATCCAAAACCATACTGGGAATACAGTAGCATCGCGCTTACCGACTCCAAAAGGTCGAATGCGACCCTGCTCTCCAAAGGCAACAGAGGGTTTGACATACAGGAAACCTGCAACTAGAAAAAGGTAAATAGCAACCATCCAAAGCTTTGGGTTCTTGCGAAGTATTGCCTCCATTATCATTTCCTTTCCAAAAATAAGTGGAAGATGTATACATTGCCGAATCGTAAAGCTTTTTCCGATTCCGTGACTCGTATCTTCCTCAAATACCGTCAGAAAGACATGGTAGGCACCGATGAGCCTACCAAGGACCTAAAAGCATACCAAAAGTTAGTTCGAGACTACCTTTTGATTGAAACACCTTATCGAGGTCTGCTTTTGTATCATGGGTTGGGATCAGGTAAGACTCGATCAGCAATTGCCATTGCGGAGTCTCTTCTAACAACCAAAAAGATTTATGTTCTGACACCAGCGTCCCTCGAAGATAACTTTTTAGAAGAGATTCGAGTTGCGGGTGATCCTGTTTATGTTCGAGATCAGTATTGGGAACGCAAATCTCTAAAATCTCAAGAGGATCGAGATATTGCCAAAGCTATGGGTATTTCCGATAAGTTTCTGGATACCAACGGTGTTTACTTTACAACCGTTCCTGGAATGGCTCCAAATTATTCAGTTCTTTCAAAGCCCGATGCGAATCTTGTAACTGCCCAAATCGACGACATAATTCATCAGCGATTTAATTTTATTCGATACAACGGTATCAACAAAACAAATATTGAAACACTTTTCCCGAGTCCTCAAATGTTTGATGATTCAGTTGTGATTATTGAAGAAGCGCATAACTTAATTGGTGCAGTCGTAAATGAGAGCGAACTTAAAACTCGAGTTTACGATTACATTTACAAAGCCAAAAACTGTAAGGTTGTAGCGTTATCTGGAACTCCGGCAATCAACAGTCCTCATGAAATAGCTTACCTGATGAACCTTCTTCGCGGACCTATTGAACGAGTATCGGTTCCCACCAAAGCAGCTATGGCTTGGGATGAAGCCTTGATGACTGCATTTTTTCGCGGACAGAAAGATGTGGATACCGTAGAATACAATTCCGTGAAGCGGACATTAATGATAACCCGCAATCCTCCTTATTTCGAAAGTGTTTTCAATGAAAAGGGAGATCGTATAGCTGTAAAATACAATCGCGATTTCAAGCAGGATCCAGATATTACTCATTGGGTCTCATCGTGGAAGACCGAATTTGAAACTAAATTTAATGGAGTCGAACTTGAAGTTCCCGAAAAATATATCGTTGAAAATTTGGAATGTTTACCTACCGATTTCGAAGAGTTCATGAAGACTTTTGTGGATGGATTGAATATTCGTAATCCTCTTTTACTTGGTCGTCGTATTCAGGGTCTTGTATCATACTACAAGGGTGCTGACGAAAAACTACTGCCTAAGCGTCTAGATGAGGACAAGACCCTTCAAAAAATCGAAATGAGTCCCGAGCAGTTTTTCTTGTATTTGAAAGATCGATATGAGGAGTATAAGCAGGAAGCTAACCGTAAGCGTAAGGTAGGTCTGAATGATCAACTCGGTTCTTTCCGTCCACGCACTCGTCAAGTTTGTAACTATTCAATTCCTCCAGAGCTACGAGTAACTCTAAATGAAGAAGGAGTTGTAGATGAAGATAATGAACCTGATAATTCAGAACTTATCACAAAACTTCGTGCTGAACCTGAAAAGTATTTGAAAGGCGACGGTCTAGCTCGGTATTCGCCCAAGATGGCTCGTATGCTCGTAGATTTAAAACAATCGGTTGGGACATTTGGAGCTCTGAATAATCAGTTTGTGTATTCTGAGTATGTTTCAGTGGGTGGATTGGGCACATTCATGGCAGTTTTGGATAATAACGGGTTCCAGGAATACAAGGTGATTAAAGACGGCGGAATTTGGAAAGAGGATCCTGCAATGAAACCCGATGTTCCCGCGTATGCTTTGTATACTGGCGGTGCATCTGCAAAGGATAAGGAACTCCGCGAAATTTACCGTCAGATTTTTAATAAGAAATACTCGGATACTTTCCCACAATCACTAAAAGATAGTTTGGAAGGCAAACCTAAACGCCTATGCATTCTGATGGCATCCAAAGCTGGAGCCGAGGGTATTACGCTCCTAGAAACTCGTAATGTTTACATCTTGGAACCATACTGGAATCCTTCGCGCATAGATCAGGTTATTGGTCGTGCCATTCGATTGAATTCCCACATTAATCTACCAGTAGAAGATCAGAATGTTACAGTAAAATTATACCTTTCAGTATTTACTCCTGAGCAGTCCACGACATCAGATGCAGACAAAGCCCCAAATATTGTAGCTATTCGTCGTAACGATATGGTTTTGAAACGATATGAAGGCGACGAACCTCGCGAAACTTTCATGACAACCGACGAGTATCTGTATGAAGTTTCGTATGAAAAGAACCGTTTAATTAAAAGCATTTCCACAATCCTGAAACAGGCGGCCGTGGATTGCGAGATTCATCGTAAACTACATTCCAAAGAACAACCCGTAATCCAATGTATGCGCTTTGATACGAAAACTACATCGGAAGATTTGGCTTATAAACCATCATACCTTTCTGATGAAAAGGATACTTTGTATATGCGCAACATTGAGCGAAAAACTCGTAAGATCCAAATTATTCGAGTGAAAGGGTTATTGATGATTCTGGATCCTATAACTAACGAAATATTTGATTACGGTGCGTTTTCTGATAATAAGCGTTTGTTCAGAATTGGTGAACGATCGGGACCTACAAAGATTACATTTTTTCCCTATGTAGATCTATAAATGTCTAACATGCAGACAGGAACACGCGGATTATCCGCCGGGGACTATACTCGCTTAAAGCGTATTCGTGGCGCTAAGACTTATGTCACTGCTAACTTAACAACTGACCAAGATATTGATTCTAGCACGCGGGTAGGAATTGGTCGTATTCGCCGCCCTGCATCTATGTGGTCAGATTACAAAGCGTCACAAACTGCCGATTTTGTCACGAGCGCTAGCACAGGACTGAATGGAAATACGCTCTCCCTAACGAAGTTATGCGACTGCAGCACAACATCTCCGACAGTAAAGACGACTGGTTGTTCTAAATGCGGAGTCTTCACACATAAAACTATTCAGTAAATAAGCAAGAGATGTCAGGAGGATTAATGCAACTAGTGGCCAAAGGCGCCCAAGATCAACTCGTAAATGGGAACCCTTCGTTTACTCATTTTCGGTCAGTGTATAAACGCCATACGGATTTTGCCATGGAGCATTTTCAGCTAGTATTTAAAACTACAAACTTACAGCTTCCGCCATCAGGTTCGCTGACGCTACGAGCAAAAGTTGAGCGATATGCCCAACTTATACACGATTGTTATTTAGTTCTGACCTTACCGGATATTTATTCGCCTGTTGTCCCGGTATCCCAAACTCATCCAAATCTGAATGCTAGCTCAAATGCTGTGGGATACCAGTTCAACTGGATTCGAAACATTGGTTACAATATGATCAATCATATTGCAGTGCTGATCAACGGACAGGAGATTGTCAGGCATACTGGAGAATGGATGAAGATTTATGCGGATTTGAAATTTAATGGAACAAAGAAGGCGCTTCTAAATCAGATGGTTGGAAATGTCCCGGAAGTGTATGATCCCGCTAACGCATATGGTTGCATGAATCAGTACCCCCACTCAATTTCTACAGCAACATCTCCAGCTGAACGAGCAATTGCTGGACGAACTCTAACTATACCGCTGCATTTTTGGTTCTGCGAAGAAATAGGTAAAGCTTTACCTCTAATTGCACTACAACATTCCGAAGTTGAAATCGTAGTAGACCTGAAAAACATGTATCAGCTGTTTACGACACTCGATGTTCGTGAGACTATAAATGGTTCACCAAACTCTAATTTTGGAAAGCGTATTGCTCCAGATGCGAGCTCTCAATCTTTTCAAATGAACAATTTCCTTTCACCTCCAACTTACTCAACAGTTCCTTCACCCACCAATCCCACTCTGACAACTTGGGGATTGAATCCTTACATTGAAGCCAACTATATTTGGCTAAATGATGTTGAACTCGCCCATATTGCAAAAACGGAGCACTCATTCATTGTAACACAAATTGATGTGACATCGAAGTATGGACAGTATGGTGCAAGTAATGATATGGAATTGACTATGCGCAATTTGTGCACTCAAGTAGTATGGGTAGCCCAGAGGTCTGATCGTGATGCACTGAACGATTACGATAATTACACAAACTGGGAGGATCCATTCAGCCCGCCTCTAGATTCTACGGGTCTGTCTTTCTTTACACCGCAATACACATCAGGAAATGCTCTTCCAATAGATACATCTCGGCGTGAAATTCTAACTCAGTCGGCTCTAGTCTTGAACGGAAAGGAGCGTTTCGGATATAAGAATGCAGAGTTCTTTTCAGAACTCCAAAACTTCCGTCATCACAAGGGTGTTTCTACCTCCGATATTCCTGGTATTTACTCATACTCATTTGCGCTAGAGCACTATAATGGTCAGCCGTCCGGTCACCTAAACGGATCCCAGTTTGATCGCACGACTCTGCGAAATTCATACATTCAGCCTTCACTGTCTGTATCACCAACGCAGGGTAACACAGTATGTATTCTCAAATCATCTGCCCAGAATCCAAATCCTACAGTAGTCAATCCAAATGCTGTTAATGCACAGGGACAGTTACTGTATGGACCAAAGGATATTATAACGATAGTGCGAAAGACGGACGCTCAAACCCTATCATACTCATACAATGTTCGTGCATTTGTTGAATCTTACAACTTTGTCCGAGTTATGGGTGGCGTAGCAAATGTCGTGTTTTCATCATAATAAGGATGAGCACCGGAATCTCTATAAAGACTGCGATATATGGAGTTGGTTCCACTACTGTAGATGTTGTGTCGGCGGTTACGGCTCAAAATAAAGATGGAACCATAAACTTTGCAGTATCGCCAACTTCCCTAAATGTCGAGGATCCTGCGCCCGGACAGACAAAGACTCTCAATGCAACCTACACAATTAATGGCGGAAGCTCTAATACTATTTCAGTAAAGGACGGAAACACTTTTCACATTGAAGCTCCACCAGCACGAACAGCTTCAGGTCTTCAAATCAAGAAGGCAGAGTATGGATACCAGGGAAATTACACCGATGTCACAAATGCTCTTCAGGACAAAGTATCAAACGGCTCCATCAGTTTGAAGGTTGGATTTGCTCAGGTAGGTCTGCCAGACCCTAATCCCAACAAACAAAAAGATCTTAAAGTCGAGTATACGATAAACGGGGCTCCAAGCACGCAGATTCTTACGGACGGACAGACCTTTTCTCTTTCTGCGCCTCCCGTAGCAGGATCTACTAGTTCTGGAACTGAAGTCGTTGGTTCAATTTGGAGTGCAGTATGGCTTTTTGTAAAAACCTTTTTCTTTGCATCAATGTTGTTTCTTTCATGGAATGTGGGACAGCAGTATAATCAGGGAGCTGCAGTTATGCTTGTCATTGCAACATTCATAACATACGGTTTTTTCCCAATCTTGATTATGCCATTTATTATCTTTTGGTGGCGTCTGTTTGTGAATTACGATGTTATTGTTTTAACATAGACATCGAAGATAACATAATGGAAGTCACAATTTCAAGAGAACTCGATCACGAGTTTAATCGGATGTATTATAGTTTTGGGACGATTGCTAACTGGCAGAAAGTTTGGCGAGTTTTGTGCGATATGGCATACGATGCGAAGGCTCCTCAGTATGAACATATTGCGATTCGCGCTGATGATTCTGATACGCAAGATGCTAGATTATATGCATCATATACTGTTCAGAACCAGCATCTTATTTGCCTAGATGAAGTTTGGCGATCATACGATAAAAAGGTTCCTTTTGTGAACAGAAACTTGTTGAGCCTGTATGTTCCTCGAGTTTTGTTTCATTGTTTAGGAGTTCAAAACTGGTTTAAGTTTTCTTTTCCAGACTGCGAAGTTCATTACTGGCCCGAATGAAAAATTGTATTTTCTTTTTGGATTTTATTACATGCATGTTTAGATTTTAGGTTTTTAGAGAGTAGGGTCCTCGACATTCTTGAACTCACCGAAGCCGATGTAGCCGACAAACTGGTCGGGTGCATCGTCCTCACCGCAGCGGTAGAGCCGCTTGGTCTTCTCGCCAACCACATGGTCCAGCATCTCGAACTTCGGCTTGTCCGAGCCGGCGCCCGCATGCGGAACCTGAGTCTTGATCTTGAGCTCGACCATATCCTCAGAAGTGTCCTCCGCCGGACCAGTCACGAAGCGGCCCTTGTCGCCATCCCAGAACTGGCCAGGAGTTGAAGTAGCTGTGATCTTCTTGATCAAGCGCAGCTCCTTGATGGTGATGACTTGCGGCTCAGAGCTCTCGGCGGGCTCAGCAGCCGTGGTCTGGACTTCAGCCGCAGTTGTAGTGGATCCCGCGAAGTCATCCATGTGCTTCTCCAGAGCCTTGGCGCTCTCGGCTTCAGCGGAGAGCGAGTTCACATAGTTCTTGAACTCCTCGGGCTTCTTCGAGCCCTTCCACTCGTCATCCGTAAAGGTCTGACCAGCAGCTGAAAGTGCCTTGCGCAGCGCTGACTTGAGCGTCGGGCTCATGCGCGAGATGCGCTTGGTTTCCGTCTTGACTTCAGCCTTCGCCTCAGCCTTGGCGGCGGGCTCCGTCTTGATGACCTTCACGCCCTCCAGCTTAGCCAGCTTGACCTTCTCCTTCTGGAGCTTCTCAGCGTGCTTATTCTTGGCCTCATCGTCCTTGAACTTGTTGGCAGTCTGCTTCTTCTCCCAGAGCGCAATGTTCTTGCGGCACTGGTCGATGGGAGACAGCTTGGTCTTGGTGCCGGCGCTGGACGCCACGCTCTCGCGCTCGGCCACCTCGGCAGCGAATGCGCCAAGGAAATCCATGGCCTCCTTCTGGTCAAACTCGAACTTCTTAGAAAGCTTGCTTACGATCTCGTTAATGTTGCTCATCTTGGTTGATTAGTTATACGCCGTTACTGATCAGTTCTCTAACCCAAATAAATCCGTTTTCGGTATCCGTTTTCGGACCAAGCAAAAATGTTTTGTTTTTGATTTTATACTTTTGTATTTTGGTTTTGGGTTTAGTTGGACTTGATACCCCAAGTTGCAACCGTATACAGGTTGTACTCGGATGCCGTCATCATACCAATACGCTTCTCCTCCTCCGTCAGCTCCATGCCCGTAGGCTCAGAGCTGATAGGGGCCCACCCGGAATAACCGGGAGTCTCCAAGACCTCCATGACAGTGCGATCATCGTCAACATCAAACTTAAATCCGCCGTCCTTAAGACTGCGAACAAGGAGTTTACGATCCGCAAGAGTCATCTTGGTCAGGTCAAAGCGCTCGAATCCAGTGGGCATCTCAGCGAGACCCTTAGACTCAAACTGCTCCATGATATCCTCGTAATCAAAGAGCGGAACATTGCGAACGAACTCGACCAGCGTCGAGGCATCGCGATGATCATACAAGCAGCCGCCATCACATGGCTTCTCCATGTTCTTGACACGGCACTTGCCAGCCGCGAAGTGCGCACACCGCTCATGGCGGTGCGGGCAGTTCGAGTAAATACACGCGTTTCCGTTATCGCACCAACGAGGGGCGCGAATAGTATTCATTGCTTCAGTAGTCGCGAAACAGACACAACAATTAGCTTTTGCTTTGTTGTGTATGTTTATGTTACGATTACTACTTACTTCCTTGGACTGAATAAATCCGTTTTTGGGTCAATGAAAAAAGACTGGGTGAAGAGACTGAACGGTTTATTAGTTTACTTGCGGAGTTGAGTAGGCGTAGTGCGGCGGTCTCGACTACCAACCTTATTTACAAATTGAGGAGCAGAATAACGCTTATCCTTGGTACCATCGGACTTGGTTGGCATCTTAAGGTCAGTTGTGCGGCGAACAGTTGATGACGGCATCTTTAATGTCTTCATAAATAATCCCAATAAATCCGTTTTTGGATGCGTTACTCGAACCTAATTATCGTGGAGATTCTTAACAAATGTCAGCCGAGTTTGCCAAGACCCATCTTCGCGAGCATTTAGTCAGTTTGTTAGTAGCACCGGTAGCCGAGGGTTTCTGGAGCATTTACGATTCAGCGAAGGAGCTGTGTGAGCGCAATGGCCAGACAGATCAGATTCTTCGCACTTTCCAGAATATGCTTACCCGTATTCCCGACTGGAACGAGGCTACTCTCACAACTGAGGAGGAGCGTATTGTTAAGCAGACGAAGTGCACATACATGGATGATTTGCTTATGGGCGTATTCATTTCATACATGAAGGCCTTTGCGAATCTACATTACAAGGGCAAGCAGTCTGAACTCAAGATTGATTTCCAGCGCCCGAATCTTTCAAAGTTCATTCACGAATTATACAAGACATCTGCGCGTAAGTTTTGGCAGGTAGCTTATTTCTTCAAGACAGTAGGTGTTACGGCCGAGCAGCAGGCTCGTAATCGTCAGGATATTGAGAAGATGATTGCCGAGTGCATGGAACAGGTAATTCGCGGATTCCTTCCATGGGAAGCTATTGCGAAGAAGTATTTCAATGAGGATGGTGGCGCGGAAGCTGAGTCTGAGTCTGAGTCTGAAGATGAGGAGACTCCTTCTGGTTCCAAGGGTGTTTCATTCGGAGACGATGAGTCGGATGATGACGACGAGGATGATGATGACAAGCCTGAAATTCATCTTGGCGAAGAGGATGGAACGATTGAGTTTGAGGATCTGGATAAGCCCGAACCAGTTCCAGCCCCAGAACCTGAGAAGGAAATTGATCCACTTGCCGAAATTGAAGGAAAGGTTGGAGAAGATACTCTCGTTCTAAATTTATAAACATTCCCAAAAATCATTAATAAAAATGATGATTGTTATTGCATCGGTTGCTGTAGCTTTAGTATGCTTTATTGTTTATGCATTAGAACGTCGTTCAAAGAATGAGTCTATTCAGTGGGTAGACGCGGGTAAGATCACCATTTTTGGCGGAATCTTAACTGCGTGTGTTGTATTTGCAACCTCTTCAGAAGTTGTTGTGGATGCTGTAAAGAATATTGAAATCCCTGCAGTTCAGGATATGTTTGTTGGAAAGCCGAGTTTCTAAATTAATCAATGAATAATACTGGTTCTCCAGCCGGAGTTGAATCTACACCGTAAATAGTCTTTAGAGAAGCAATTTCCTTGCGAGGAACAGCATTCTCTTTACAGAAGCGAACAATCGCCTTGTAAAGATGAAATCCGTGGTAACGGTCATGTTTTGGTTCACCATCTTTGAACATTATCGACTTTCCGTCTTCTAGCGTTAACCATTTCATAAAAAACTTAAATAAAGGATTTGTGGCATACTCTAAATTATCAGGACCTTCCGGAAAGAGATCCCAAAATAAAGAAGTAGCTAAACGAACAAGATCGAACGAAGGATTGGGTTTAATTGTGGGATACTTGGAAACATACCAAGGTTCGCAATTATACTGTCCCCCAGCTTCTTCATCAATTGAAAAATGATCGCTCATAAATAGCTTAGGTTCTTTCATTCCGTTTAATTTTACCATTCCAATACTGCGCTCAAAATCTATGATCTTGATTAGATAACCATAGGTGGGAACGCGGTAAAGAGTTCCGGCACAGTTATAGTATAAATACTCGGCGGTAATTGGAACATACATGACATTGTTAGAATGAAGATCATTGTGTGTGAACGAAATATTACGCTGAGCAAATGCCAATGCAAACATCACTTGAGAAATCCAAGCAAGATGTTTTTCAGTTTCGGGATTTTGAGTCACAAGATCAAACAAAGTTCCTGTGCACTTTTCAATAACTGTAACTTGAACCGGAACATTCTTGAATGAAGCCCATGCAAATGGCTCAACATCTTCATCTTCGTCATCCTCTTCGTCATCCGATTCATCCGATTCGCAATCACATGACTTTATTCCAAAAATGTATGAAGTTGAAACGGATGAACTATCCGACATATCATCATCATCAACTTCAACTTCTTCACGAAATACGCGATTCATTTCTCCAGCTTCAGTTGGCGGAACAACTGGAGCATCTAATTCCTCAATCCCATCAAGTTGGATATCATCGCCTAACTGAATTGATAAGCGTGCAGATCGTGTATGCTTAAAATCAGGAGATTCCTGAATGCCATCAGATAACTTTATTTCAAACGTCTTTCCAATATTTGTAGAGAACCATGAGCGTTCCGATAAGTCACCATAATCATCTGAAATATCTATGGTATGCTCCTTTGATACTCCTGAAAAAACACCAAAAACTTTAGGAAAATGATGGCATCCAGTTTGAGATAGAGCTACTGAAAGAATAGACCCTACATATGCGGCATTACTTGGATTTTGTATTTTTTGAGTAATTATATTCGAAACTTCTTCTGAAGTTGGCAAACCGAGTGTTCCGTAATCTCCCTGCATCCACTTATACGGCGAAAGAAGCATAGTAACCTTCTTGTGAACAGAAATAATTTCACTATCAGATGTTCGAATTGTGTCTACAGTTTTTATATCTGAAACTCCATTCTCAAATCGAATTCCGTAATCGCGAACATTTTCAAGAAGTTCTGTCTTAAACAGTTTTTCAATTGGTGGAAAGAAAGGCTGGATATTTTCAATTCCCCAATGAGTTGAAGATGCGGACCTCAAAGATGCCATATCATATTTTGAAACTGCCATTCCAATAGAATTCGTTCGGAGATCGCTACCAACTGATGGCTTGCGTTTGACCATATTATAAAGTCGGGTTAAACATAAACTAAAAAGTTCACGCACTAAAGTAAGATGAACTTTCAGATCAAGAAGTTTAACATGGAGATGCTCAAAGATCGATGCGAGGTTGATTCTCGAAAATCGCCAATGATTGTCCTAATTGGAAAGAAGGATACCGGAAAATCTTTCTTGGTTCGTGATATTCTCTTTCATACCCAGCATGAATTTCCGATCGGAACGGTTATTTCTGCAACTGAGGTTGCCAATGAGTTTTTCCAGCACATGGTTCCTTCGAAGCTTATTCATGATAAGTATCAGCCTTCAATTGTAACAAATGTTATCAAGCGTCAGCTAGGAGTAAAGACAGCTCGTAATGAAGACAAGAAGCGCAATGGCGGTAATTCCACAACTGATCCTCGTGCGTTCCTGATTTTGGATGATTGTTTGTTCGATGGATCGTGGATCAAGGAAGAATCTACTCGTTATATTTTCATGAACGGCCGTCACATTGATGTGATGACTATCATTACTATGCAGTATCCGCTAGGTATTTCACCAAATTTGAGAACAAATGTAGATTTTATTTTTGTTCTTCGTGAAAATATTCTAGGTAATCGTCGTCGTATCTACGAGAATTATGCCGGTATGTTTCCTACCTTTGAAATGTTTTGTCAGTTTATGGACCAGTGCACTGAAAATTTCGAGTGCCTAGTGATCTGCAACGGTGTCCAGTCGAACAAACTTGAAGATCAAGTTTTCTGGTATAAGGCAAGTGATCATCCGCCGTTTCGGTTATGTGATGATTCACTATGGCATGATAACAAGCCATTTTCTAGTTCTATGTTAGCACAAGATGAATATTCTGCCGACAATATGCGAAAGAAGACAAAAGATCCTTGGGTTCGTGTGAATCAAGAAGGAAAGGATAAGCGATAAATATAATGAAAATTATTATTAATTCACATTGCAAGAGCCAAGTTGCTCTTACGCATTTGTTAGATAGCATGTGTAAACAAAAAGAATTTGGAGACTACCAAATAATTGTTTTTGCCGGAGGATATTATCATAACAAAAATTATATTGCTACTACCGATAAGAATGTAACCGTTATTGAATGCAATTATAACAGTATTGATTTAACTGCATTTATAGGATTAGTAGAACTATTTAATAAATCGATTAACGAATATTATTTTTATATGCATGACACATGTAAAGTTGGTGATAACTTTTATCAAAAATTAAAAAATATTGATTTAACTAATGTTTCAACAATCCGGATAAATAAGGGATGGTCTATGAATATTGGAATATATTCTCAAAAAATACTGAATGATTTTTCTGGCTTTCTGATTAGCAAGAAAAATAACTCTGATAAGTATCTTACTTATTTAAAAAATCATCCGCATATTGAGGATCATATCTTTAAAATGGACCCAACCAATAAGGTATTGGATAATTATGAAAATCCTAAAAAGTCTGACTTAGTAGACTATTATAAAACGGGAACCATGCGAGTTGTAGAGTATTATGAAAATATGGATCTATACAAAATTAAGGCAAATTATGGTCAACAAGGCCAAAGGATTTTTAGAAATTGATGCTTATGGATTTAGCGACCACCGCGCTTCTTACTCTTGCTCTTGTGCTTACGAGTCTTACGACGACGAGTAGTGCGCTTCTTTCCACCCATATTTCCAAACATAGAAGTCAAATCAGCAACGCTCGCATCAGCCTTCTTATCTTTAGCCTCAGTCCGCGCGCGCTTACCAAGAGCTTCAGCCTCTTTCAAGGCCTCATCAGGTGTCTGTTTAGGACCGTCCTCGTCCATGCTAGAGCGCTTGCGTTTACGAGTTTCCACGGGCATTCTTATTTATAGGTCGCGAATTCCTCCTTCGGCTGGGTGGACTGGAGGAGCCTCTAGAGCCTTCTTCAAATCCTGCGTATCCGCTAGACCAGCATCCTCCTTTGCCTTCTTTGCGCGCGCGAGGTTCTCCTCCTTCTGCTTACGAATCTTCTCAGTCTTCTCCTCCTCGAAGAAAATCTCGCGATTGACCTCGTTCTCCTTATACTTGCGCATGAGCTCATTGAGTTCCTTCTCGGCATACTCAACCTCGGGCATCATGTGCTCAGAAGGATCCCATGGTAGCCACGCGCCAACCTTACCAATGTAAAGGTTGTCATTGGGATAACGGCGCTGTAGAACCTTTGCGTAAGTCTGGCACTCCTCTAGATTGGCAAAAACACGACGAACCTTGACGCCACGAACATTCGTGCGGAACCCAACCTTCTCGGTGAACTGCTCCTCAAGATCCTTCTCGCACTTTAGAAGAAAGATCTGATACTGCTCGTGGATATCAGTCTTACGAATATCCTCATTATGGATCTTGCGGAACTCCTCCAGGTCCTTAAAGAGATCATCAATCTTCAGCGAATACTTCTTGGAAAGAAAGGCCACATAATTCTCCATTCCCTTGACCTTCCAGTCATACTCTAGCCACTCCACGAACTTCTCGTTCATGAACTCGGTCTTCTGCTTGATAACCTTCTCGGGCGAAATGAAAGATACAATTCCATAACGCTGGGTGGGGATCTCGGGGTCCTCCTCGAGATAGTCGATTAGTGATCCATCATCTTCCTTGGTTGGTAGCGTCTCGCGAGGCATTTGTTTATTAATGGATGGGTATGTGAAAGTCATAGATTTACCGAACCGTTGTGCTTGGTTTACACTGTCCAATACCTTTCGTCTGCTGCATCATTACAGGGGCAGGGCATCCGACACATGGACACTGCTCATGATCAAACCCTAAAATATGTCCTATCTCGTGCGAAACCATATACTGACGGTAGTTATCTAATGAAAGCTTGCTTTTAGAAGCGCCATGAAACCATCGATCGGCATTTAAATACATATGCTTTCCTCCTAGTTCGGCACAGGATAATCCTTTGGGCAGTCCACATTTCTTCCCGATAGTTTCGGGAGATGAAAGCCTAATTATAACATCTGCATTCGCAGAAACTGGTGTGAAAAAGTATCCTTTCTTCGACCAACCATCAGGATCGTTCAAGTATGCCGTAACGAAAAACTCAATTTGAGCGGGATTGCGAATAGAATATTTCTCAACGACATCTTCGTCGGAAGTAACGACAACCTTGATGGTCTTCATTAAGTTCTTATGGGTTTTTTCTCTAAACAAGACTATAAAAATGCCCGAACAGAAGCCAGCCGCTGCCCCCGGAGTTGATGTTGGTGACCTCGTATCACGCGCCGTTAAGTATGCTCTAGAGGGTCTAGCCGTAGCTGTTGCGGCTTACCTCCTACCCGGCAAGGGACTCAAGCTCTCCGAGATCGGCATGATTGCCCTCGTTGCCCTAGCCACCTTCGCCATCCTCGATATCTATGCCCCATCAGTAGGTGCCTCAGCACGCACGGGTGCCGGTTTCGGTATTGGCGCCCACCTCGTTGGCTTCCCTTAAACTAGAACTGGCCTTCAAAGGTATTCATAATGGTAGTTACCTGATCATTCGTGAACCCATTACTATTCAAAACACACATAACAATTGACTCATTTGCATCATCAATATTAACTTCCACTTGAAGAGTGTGTCCCTGCTCATTCTTGAAGTTGATAATATGCCATCCATTCACTTCCTCGACATAGTTCTCCTGAACTGGAAAGTGATTCGCCGTAATCTTCTCAACCGCGTCGGAAAGTGCGTTGTGAATATTCTTGAACATCTTTGCTGTTGAAATACAGTTTGCTAAGTTAAATGAATCCATTTTCAGGTATAAATCTATTATAAATAATGAAAAATCTAGTATATGCGGCGGTCTTTTGCCAACAGAGCTACATAAAGCTTTTGGAGTTGTTATTTGTGTCGCTATCAATGTTTGGAGAGTTTGATCCTTCAACTACGGATATACTAATCTTAACAACTCCTTCATTCACAGACGATATTAAAAAGGTAACGAGCTCTTTTCCAATTAAGTTTTTTTACAGAGACATCAATACCATATTCGAAGCATCCTGCTCACGACTTCAAATATTTAACTATTCGCAACTTTCAAACTATGATAAAATTTTGTACATTGATACAGATGTCATTATTGCAAATCCAATAAATAATATACTCAATCTTGAAATTGATGATGATAAGATTTATTGCACACAGGAAGGAACTATATATCAGGAATATTACGGCGGTAAATTTTATACAGATAGGACTCTTGATGAAAACACACCGGCGTTTAGTGCAGGAATTCTCTTTTTCAAAAATAGTCCGGTTATAAAGGCATTATTTTCCGACATCCTGAATCATATTCACGAGGACACTGTAGTAAATCGCAATCCGCCTGCATGTTGTTTAGATCAGTCTTATATTGTCTACAATTCAGTTACGCAAAATAAGTATAACAATACCTTATTACTTCCCTATTTTGGAGGGAACCCGCGTATATCATATGTAAAGGCACCTAAGCTCGTTTATCGTCTACCTTCTTCAAGTGAAGAAGATCCTATTTACAGGCCTGTCAAAAGTGAAGGTGTATTTTCTCCAAAAATAAATCCTAAAGAAGGAGCAGTTCTTTACCATTTTCTAGGAAGCTTGGGGAATGGGAATGCTAAATATGAAAGAATGGCTGCATTTCTCAATGCACTACGACCAGATTGAAGTTTTCAATAAAATACTATAATTTAGATCTTAACATACTATATACCAAAATGAAGAAAATAGCATTTTGTTTTTTAGTATATGATCATATAAATCACGAAGAATTGTGGAATATTTTTTTTAAAGGTATAGATTCCCAAAAATACAGTATTCATGTTCATTATAAACACGATGTGCAACTGAAATACTTTAATAACAATAAACTTGCATCATGCATACCAACGCAACATGGTCATATTTCTCTTATAAAAGCTCAAAATCTTCTATTTGAAGAAGCACTAAAAGACGAAAACACAACCCACTGCATTATTGTTTCAAATTCATGTATTCCATTCAAATCGTTTGATAAAGTCTACGAGTTTCTTGATATCAATTATTCATATATAAATCAAGGACCAAAAAGTCAGTGTTTTCCACGATGTAATTCTGTTTGCGAATACATTAGTTCCGAGTATATTGAAAAATCATCTCAGTGGTGTATTTTGAATAGAAAACATGCGAATATTATGATAAACCATACTGATTACATACAATGGTTTGAGAAAATATCATTTCCAGATGAACACTCATACATAACAAAATTAAATACATTAAATCTATTGAACGAAGTTATACTTACACAAAATTTAGCAAATGATGCAACAACATTCACAAATTGGGAGGGTATGGACTATAAATATGTATCAACAAATGACTTGAAAAATTATAGTTCTGTTTCGAAAGAAGAAGTATTGCATCTATTAAACAGCAAGTGTTTGTTTGGTCGAAAATTTAATAAAGAATGTATTTCAGATTTGATCATCAAAGAATACATTGATAATATTACTTCAAAATAAACGGGTTTTAAACGACGACTCATGAATATGTAATGTATCGCAAAGCAAGAATTCCGAAAGCTTTAAGAGAACAGGTTTGGATTTCTAAATTTGGAAAGAAGTTTGAATCTAAATGTTTTACGCCGTGGTGTCAGAATACTATTACTGTGTTTGATTTCCAGTGTGGTCATGATATTCCCGAATCCAAAGGTGGGAAAACAGATATCTCAAATTTGTATCCAATTTGTTCGCGGTGTAATATGTCGATGAGCAATGTGTATACTTTGGAACAGTGGTGTCGGAAAGGTAATTCTGGAGTGGAAATGGTTGCTTTAAAACGGACTTACTGCTTACCGGCATTATGTTATCCAAGATGGACATCCGCTACAAAGGTAAGTGGTACGCAGTCAGTCCCAAGCCATACGAACCCGAACGCCAAACCTATCAAATAGCATGGATGTTAGCTAAGAATCCCGATATGACTCCACAAGAAGCATACCGCAAATTCTTTGAAATCCAGCGTCATGAAGCCAAAGTTTTATATCCGTCGTTTCGTAAAGATGTCAGTCCTAACTGATGTAGTCGTATATGCAGGCATTGCCCTTCTGTTAGTAACCATATCAATTGTAGGTTACTATTTGGTAACACAAACATGGCCAGGATCTCGTTTACTGATATCATCACCTCCAGTCGCTCATTCCGGAATTGACGATGATTCGGCGAAGTTCATGTTTTTTTACACTACCTGGTGCCCATGGTCTAAGAAAGCACAAACTCCTTGGTCCTCATTCAAAGAGCAGCAGAAGAATACTCGATACACCTATGGTGGCAAGACAGTAGTGTTTGAAGAGATTAATGCTGATTCAGATAAGGGAAAGACTGCCCTGTATCAGATTAAAGGATACCCAACATTCAAGTTAGAAACTAAAGACAAAGTATTTGAAATGAAAGGAGCACCAACAACTGAATCATTCCGTGAGTTCCTGAAGAACGCCCTTGGTGCCGAGAAAACGGTTTAAATCATAGGAAGCTTTTTCTAGTATTTTTTCAATATCGAACTCATCAATATCCGACATACTATGAAGTCCTGGAAAGTGTAAACATAAAGTCTTCCCCGTTTTTACTTGATTATGAAAATTTTGAGTTAGCATAGTGTATATATCGTGAATATAGGTCAAAGGAGACATATTCTCGATATTATCTTCTGTAAATTTTGTATCGGACATTCTCTTTTTCAATGAAATGCACAACATGCTATCACAGGGCATAAATTTATCTATCGAGGGACAGAACATATCTCCATCAATATATACTTGATTATACAGAATTTGTGGAACAAATACTCCAGGTATTGCACACGAACATTTTAGTGCACTAAGAACTGGAACATTTCCTGAAAAAATTGTGGGTTTGCCTTTCGTTAAGTTTGAAGATATGATAAATAAAGGCATAATTGCATCACCTAAAGTTTTTGTTCGAATATCTATTCCACGAGATTCAAACAAATCAACAATCATAGTTTCAAATAAGTCCATGGTGAGCATTCCTTTCAACGAAAAGGATTGACTAATACAATTAAAGTCTACATTTCCTACAAAATTAGTTAATTTAAATTGCTGCTTGAGTTTCAATATTCCTTCATCATCAAAAGGCAACCCAAATGCTAAATAAGTTCCTATAACTGCACCAACCGAAACACCATACACTCCATCGGGAAAAAAGAGTTTTTGCCTTTTTGATAATTCTAAAATTGCCCCAATATGTAGGATACCTTTAACACCGCCGCCACCCAATCCAAGTGCGCGGAATGGCAGAGACATTCTTATCCTAGTATAAGTAGAGATGTTGCGTGCTCGTGACGTATGGGATGAGCAGGAAGAACGGAAACAAAATCGCATGGCGGCAATGGTTCCTATAATTACACAAATCCAAGCAAAGATCAGACAGCAAGCAGTTCATAATTCAAATGCGCCATACATTGTGTATGAAGTTCCAACCTATGTTTTCGGATATCCTCTGTTTCCTCTGAAAGAAGCGCTGGAATTTTTAGTTGGAGAATTTTCGAAGGCAGGATATTGGGTCTGGGTCGTAGAAGGCAAATACCTCATGTTATCATGGTTGAAACCTGTAAAATCTCGTGATCTTGGTAAACCCATTCTAACTACAAATTACCGTCCGCAAATTTACGATCCAACCTCAATCCCGTTTCTCTCGAATAATAACTAATGGAGTGGCACGAAGTTCTAGGAGGAACATTGAATATTGGTATTTTGGCTATTTTCTATACAGTTTTTGGAGCACTGATTTCTTATCTCCTTTTCCACTTATTCGATGATTTTGGTAAGGAATGGAAGGAACAGGGAATATTATATCAGGCAGCTGATGTTGTGACTGAATTAACTTTCGTTGGGGCGATAGCTTTTTGGAGTATGAGTTTGATAAAGGATGCGGCTCCAATGTTTGCGGTGAATAAAGTATTAGATAGGGAAGTAGATACATACATTTCCGGTCTGTTCTTTGCTTTTGCTATGTTCTTGTTTCTAGGTGATCTAACTGAAAAGATCAAGTATATTTATGAGAAGTTCCTAAAAACAAATTTTGTTCGAATTTTTCCTGAAGATTGGTCACTTACGAAAATGATATTTGGTTCGCGTAAAATGGAAAATAAGAATTCTACAGACTGAATACACCAATGGACTGCAAACACTCAATTGTTGTGGACGAAGGTGAGCAAGTTTGTGAACTTTGCGGAGTTATTCTTAACAAAATTATCGATGAAAGCGCCGAATGGCGAAATTACGAAAACAAAGGAGATGATCAGTGCCGAACTGGTTTTACAATTTCTGATCTTCTTCCCGAATCATCTTATGGATCGGTTATGTCATTCAAGGGCATGCATCCAAACATGAAAGCTGTTCAGCGCCTAAGTTGCTGGTCACTTTCTTCAAATTCTCAGCGTTCATGGATGGGTATCTTTGACGCTATTCAATTATCGTGTTCACACGCAGGTCTTCCAAAAGCTATTGTTCAGGAAGCTTGTGCGCTTTACAAACAACTGGAAGATGCCCAAAAGGTCCGAGGTGAAACTCGACGCGCAATGATGGGAGGATCTTTATTTGTAGCTTGTCGTAATCATGATGTTCCCCGATCGCATGAAGAAATTGCTAAACTATTTCAAGTGAATATTCGTGCACTGTGCAAAGCTATTACTCATTTCTCGAATACTGAAAACACGGTTTTGCAAACCCAAAACGGTATTGCTGAGCGTTTATGTGCATCTCTAAACCTGAATGATGATCAGCGAGAAAAAATCATGGACCTTCTTTTGGAAATTTCAACAAAATCGGAAGATGAGTTTGAGCATACACCCAAGACCATTGTGGCCGGAGTGGTTGCTCATATTATGGGTTTGAAAACTAAAGCTCAAATGAAAGCTGTATCTGAAGCTTCCGGTGTTTCATCGTTAAGTATTCATAAAATTGTAGGTAAACTGGTTCAATAAATAGCTACAGTTGCAGCTAGGGGATTATTGCCCATATTTCCTGAAGTAACTAACTGGCAAACCATTCTATCCGTAGACAAAAAGGTCTGTGAAAAATTTGTTAAACGAACAACTTGATTAGAACTATTTAATGTGGCAGTTGCAAATGGCGTAGTTGCAACATTTGTATTTTTGTATAAGTTAAAGGTAGCAGCATCGCCTCCTGTTAAAGGAATTGCGGCACTAAAAATAGCTTCAAACGCAATGACTTTCTGTGAGAATGGAATTCCAGATAATACAGTTGATAAACTTCCATAATCTATTGTTCCACCGAGTAAGTAATGTGTTCCGTTACCAATGTTACCAACAACTCCATAAAAGATATTTGAAGGCTCGGTTTTCACTGAAAATCCTTGAGAATTTGCATTAGCATTTACGAGATCGGTGGCGTTTAGGATGATACTTCCTGCAGTCCGCATGATATCAGATCCGGTTGCGCCAACTGTAGAAAGTCCATAAATTGTTGATGTTTTTAGTTCGGCAACTGATCCCTGATTTGTGGCACTGGTAGTTTCGACTCCTCGAAGATTTGTTGCGGCACCGGTTACATACACGATTGTATCTCGAATACAAAACCTGTTTGGACCATCTACTATAATACCGCGCACTGCCCCAGTTCCACTTGCTGTGACATTAATTGTAGATCCCCGAATAGCTGATGATGAAGTAAATGCTCCAGAAATCGTTGAGCTTGAACTGGACTGAACACCATACACATTTCCACCTCCAGAAGCAGTAGAAGTTACATTAAGAACCATAGGTCTCAACTTTGCATCTATAACATTGGATGTTGTTAAAAATGAAATTCCTACAAGGTTAACATTTGCTGACGAAGATAAGTTCGCCGTAACATCTTCTAGACGCGACTGGTTATTTAAAGTTATGAGCGTAGTGTTTGTACCTACTCCAAGTTGCTGGATTTTTACAGTTTGAGTGCTTGCGCCACGCACAGCAACACCTGCTGGAATGTTTATAGATTCATTATATGTTCCTGCGCGCACAAACACTTGCTGTCCGGATGAAGCTGCAGCTAGAGCGGCTGTAATAGTCAGGAAAGGTTGAGTATATGGCGAAGCAGCTCCCAAAGTATCATTACCATACACAGCATCAACAGTTAGAGTATTTCCTGAAGGAGGTGCTGATCCCGTAGGCCCTGTAGGGCCTGTGGAACCAATACGACCCGTTCCATAACATGCAACATTTGTAATAGTGTAATTATTGGGATTTCCTGCAGCATTCATTCCAATATACAGTCCTTCACTGGCAGTGTAATAGCTCAGGGAAATTGGGCATCGAGCCTGTAAAACTCCATTAATACTAAAGTTGACATATGATCCGTCATAATACTGCTGATATACATCTCCGGGAGTATATGTTGTGAGAACAGCGCCAGGAACTACAGAGTATACTGAAGGAGACTGTGTGTAATAATACAAAATCTTGTTCGTATTCGTAAGCTGAGCCCAAAAATAGTTACCTCCGATGAAGAGAATATTCAGTGCACTCAGAGCTGAAACTGCTGGAAGCCGAGCTTGGAATACAATGCCTTCAGTTAGGGGAGGATACGATTCAACTGACATTGCAGCATCTCCAGTAGCTTCGTGAATCACAACTGAGCTTGGCGATGGAAAAGAAGGTAAATTGAATCCTATTGGATTGTTGTATCCTGTTCCCGTGAATCCACCACCAACATACTGGAGATAAGTTGCAGCTTGCCATGTAAATGTTGTTGGACCAGTTACGCCGGTTGGACCAGTATATCCAGTATATCCAGTGTATCCGGTGTATCCAGTGTATCCGGTTGGGCCGGTGTATCCAGTTGGACCAGTATACCCTGTTGGACCAGTTACACCAGGACCAGTAGCACCAGTTATCCCCATTCCAGTTGGTCCAGTTACACCCGTAGAGCCTCGTTGACCAGTAGGACCAGTTACACCAGGTCCAGTGGCACCAGTTACCCCTGTAGGACCTATATCTCCTTTCTCACCTGTAATACCACTTGCAGCTCCCTCAGGACCAGTAATACCACCTTTTGTCAGTGAAAAGACAGGTCCAGTTAATCCATATGGAGGTGTAGGAAGAATCTGCTGGGCTACAAGATCGTAATCTACACCAGGAGTTCCTGTAGCACTGATTTTCCAACCATTGTAAATTCCACTAACTTCAGGATCAGAAACATCTGAACCAACATTGAAAGCAGGAGCGGTAAATGCAGCATCTGTGTACATGAAATTATTCAGATCCTGACCAAGTTGGTTAATAGAAGTTCCAGTATTATTCACAAAATGTAGATGGTCGGAACCGAGAAAAACACTAGACCAAGGCTGATCTATTGTTCCTAATGAATAAGTATTAGCAAGACCAGGAATAACATTTCCAGCAATTGACATCCCCGTTAGACCAGCAGTATATGTAAAATTAGAATCAGAGGATAAGTCTCCGTTCGAATCAAAATAAGCCACCGATCCAGGATTACCGGTTACTCCTGCCGGTGCATTAGAAATAGGACCAGATGGACCATAAACATTTCCAGTGACATAGATGTTATCTACATTAATCATATCCAACCGAACATCGTACCCCGATTCGGAAGTTCCAGTAACTCCTTGAACAATTTTTGGACTGAAAACATGTTGGAGTAGATTCCGAGTATTGCTCCCGGAAAATGGATCATTTCCAGGACTAGCCATATTATTAGTAAGATGGACAAAGAGTTTAATTCCTTTTCACCCTATAGTATTATGGAGCCTCTGTTCGACCCCTCCTCTAAGACTTTGGGTGAGCGTTATACTTTGTTCCCTATTGATCCGTCAGAAGAGGATTTGTATAAACTTTACAAGAAAGCTGTAGCGTCTTTCTGGACGGCCGAAGAGATTGATTTCAGTAAAGATAAGGAAGATTGGGAGAAGCTTGGAGAGTCGGAGCAGTATTTCATTAAGCAGGTGCTGGCATTCTTTGCAGGTTCAGATGGCATTGTGCAGGAGAATTTGGCTACACGATTCCAGAAAGATATTCAGTCACCCGTTGCCCGTCTGTTCTATGGATTCCAGAATGCGGCAGAGGGAATTCATTCCGAGACATATTCGCTGCTGATTGATCAGTATGTCAAGGATAAGGAGGAGCAGGCCAAGTATTTCCGGGCGATTGATACCATTCCGTGCATTGCTAAAAAGGCAGATTGGGCGCGTAAGTGGATTGAGTCTACGGAATCGTATGCTACTCGTTTAGTAGCGTTTGCGTGTGTCGAGGGAATCTTCTTCAGCGGTTCATTCTGTGCGATCTACTGGGTAAAGAAGCGCGGACTTCTTCCCGGTCTAACTTTCTCGAACGAACTGATTTCGCGAGATGAAGGTTTGCATACAGAGTTTGCAGTAACGCTATATCACAAGCTCCAAAACAAGCTAGAAAAGAAGCAAATCGAAGCGATTATTCGTGAAGCTGTTATGATCGAAAAGGAGTTCATTACCGAGGCACTTCCTTGTTCGCTGATTGGAATGAATGCTCGCGATATGGCTCAGTATATTGAATTTGTAGCTGATCGCCTAGCGCTACAGCTAGGTCTGCCAAAAATATACAAGTCCGTGAATCCGTTTGATTTCATGGAATTGATTTCGATGGAAGGTAAGACCAATTTCTTTGAAAAGAAGGTTTCTGAGTATTCGAAGCCCGGTGTTGGAATGAAGGCTGAAGATATGGTTATTCGAATGGATGAAGAATTCTAAATCTTAACCAGGAGGATCGGGTAAAATTATAAATGTCCAAGCAGGTAACTGCGCCGAGAAGTATTCGTCAGCATTGCCTTCGAAGTATGTAGTCTGTTGATTAGCATATAAATAGACTCGGCCAGGATTGTCATTATCGTTACTGAGTAGAAGAATTGGATTTTCCAATGTCGTAGTTGTACTGTCCGTCAGTCCACACCCTTCAAGATGAAGGGTAGAAATCGAATTAGATCCTGTAATGAGGTTAGTTAGGCTCGCAAGACCCGATACATCTAAAGAAACCAATGGATTACTATCGCATCGCAAGTACTGGAGATCGGGGCATCCAGAAACATTCAGGTTTGTAATTAAATTGTCATCACATCGAAGTTGTAGTAAAGTCGGGCACCGTGAAACATCAAGTTTTAGCACGCCAACCTCATTTGCTCGGAACAGAGTGATTTCTCCACCCGATTTCGCATCAACCACAATATTGTAAGTGCCCGTGACTGAATAGGTGTGATTAAATGTATCAGAAGATCCTGTTGTAATATTTTGAACAGTTCCATCGCCCCAATCAATAGTTAACGGAGCAGTATACTCAAGAACACAGTATCCATTTCCGCTGTTATAGGATGTATCCTGGGTAAAAAAGATAGGTGTATTATAAGTTTTTGGCTGATCGGATACTTTAGCAATGTATCCAATAGTTCCAGGAATAGATGGTCCATTAGGAAGACGTTCTCCAGAATATCCTCCTACATAAAAGTTTCCGAAAGTATCCGATGCCATATCTTCCAAGACTTGAAAGGATGTACCTGTTCCAATTTGTCTTAGTTGACTAAATACTAGATCATTAAAACCAAGCTCCAATGTAAAATTTGTGAGAACCATGCCATCATAAATCATTCCAGTATCCAAATTCTCATTCGTGTAACCTCCAATAACAATCTTCCGATTATTGGATGAAATAGCAGTTACAGCCGTAAAATTCTGTTCATCACCAAAATACGTAACTCCGATAAATCCCCCCGGTCCAGCAAAAGCTATACCTGTTATAAAGCCCTGATTCCCTCCACCTGCTAGAAGAGAATCCTTATCTGGTCCATCCAAATACTCATTTGTCTGCCCTCCTAAAAATAGAATTCCTATATCAGGACTTGTAACAAGGCTCATAGAAGAAAATGCAGTTTGATTGTCTCCTGATCCAATACCAAAAGATGCAAGAGAAGATAGATCCGGGTAAGTAAACGCTACGAATCCGTAACTTCCGGCACCGCCTGGATTAGATACATCAAATCCTTCACCAAACTCTAAATCCGTGTAACTGTATCCGGCTATGGCAATAAGAGGACTTGGCGGACCAATACCGCCAAGAGATGGTATGTAGCTGAGCGCCGTGATATAAGTTGCTCCATCACTTCCCGAACCGTAGTTGCCACCATTTAATATTACACCAAGTGCAGGATCAGCAACAAGTATATAGGCAACTTCAAAATTATAAGGTACATGTGGTTCGGCATCAGACCAGTCGGTATCCCTTGTGTTTCCACCAATGTACAAGTATCCGTCAGGAGATACCACAAGAGCAGTTGTGTATGTCGAAAACAAACCACTTCCTTGCTCAAGTACCCAAACTAATTCAAATGATGATGAAAACTTCACACAAAATCCCTTTGGAGTGCCATACCCATTACCGCTATCCAGATTTTCACGGGTTTCTCCACAAATATAAATGTTTCCATGCACATCAGTCGTAACTGCACGTGCAGTTACATCATTTAATCCACTTCCAAGAGTTCCACCTTCAATAAAAATTCCTGACTTAGTATACCGCGCAACAAACGCTTTTTTATTGGCAAAAGTATTTCCAACAGTACCCCCGAACAGTACCTGATTAGTCTCTCCACACACAATAAGTGTACCATCATTAGGATCTGTTGTAATGCCAAAAACCGTTACTTCGTTACTTCCATTTCCGAGTTGGCTTACCCAAAATGGTCCATCAATAGAGGGAACTGGTGGAGGTGTAAACTTCGTTTCCTTATTGGCTGACGGCAAGAACAATGCCTGAGAGCTTGCAGATATCATTGGAATAGAATATGAGGTATTGAATGGTGAAATCTTGGATCCTCCTGATGTTAATGCGTCTCCAGCAATAGACGCATAGCGTCGAAATCTCGTATACTGCGACGCATCAGGTGTTGGCATTCTTATTTTAAACCATTACTTCCTTTTCATGAACGATGGCATCTCTTGCTTTGCACCGGGTTCGCGTTGCTTAGAGAAGATACTAACAGGTGCCGCCCTTGCAGCCATCATAGTTGTTTGAACAGGTCGCATCATCAGATGATTTTTCTGCTTGATCGTAATACCCGGTACAGTTTTTGGAATGTATACGCCGGGCTTAATTTTTGAGACATCTACACCTTTTGACTCAAGATGAGCCTGAACGCGTGGATCTAGTTGCATTTTACTTAGTTAAAGATACATTAATCGTAGAATACTGTTAGTTCATAAGGATCAAAAAGACTGCTAGTATTGTACTGGTAGACCAATACTTCATAAGTTGAACCCGCAGTTAATGTAGTGTATACAGTTTTGGAACCTTCTCCGTATGCATTTTCTCGAACGGATTCGGGCAAAGAGCCTTCTTCAGTAAGATATTCAATACACTCCTGAATATCTAATGTTGTATTGGCCTCTGAAATAAAAAGATCAGCTCGGTTAGCACCACCAGGACCAGGAGCATCGTTAAAATCTAAGGTAACACCGTAAGAGTAATTCTGAGTTGGGATAAACCGGTACAGCTGGTAACTGCCACTGTAATAGAAAGTAGATGTAATACCGTTATCCACACCTTGAGTTAACCGATTATCACGAACTGTTAGAGTATAAGTTCCGGCAGTATTTATATTATATCCAATAGCCAGAACTTGGTAAGTTTGTCCAGCAGTGAAATATGATGTGATTCGGTCATTGTTGCTACCACTGAATGAAAAAACTTTGATAGGTGTTTCTGGAGGACTATTGTAATTCTCATTCAGATCGTAATCTACAATAGCGGGAATATCTATTTGTGCGTTTCCATTCCCTACTGCTAAATCTATATCGTTGCCCCCATCCCCTCCAATAAACCCGTCTAAGATAATACGATACCATCCACTCTGTGTTGGTGTAAAAGTGAATAAATTGTAACCTCCATTTTGCATAACCGGGGTTGTGATTGGATTATTCAGTGTAATTAGTCCCTGGGTATCCGTAAGAGGTTTTGTTTTCTTCGTTAAGGATGATAAAAAGAGGGCTTCAGAACTTGATGCAATGGGGAGTCCTACATATGTTGAGAGACCTCCTAAAGGTTGAACCCCGCCGGTTGATAATAGGTCGCTAGTAATAGCTCTGTATCGCCGAAATCGCGTGTACTGTGATGCATCAGGTGTAGGCATTGTTTTAAACGCACAATTTAACGGTGCCATGTTAGTTTATTCGCACTCGTAGTATAGTGCTTTATAGTATTTGCCTGAGTCGAAAGAAATGTTCCCAAATTTACTGGACCTGCAAGTAATGGTGAAAGAGGGTTTGATAGCTGGACATTTGGTCGAAAAGAAGATTCATCACTAGATATATCGGCAACAATCTTCTTGTATTTTGTAAAATCGGACGCAGAAGTCTGTTGCGGCATTACGTTTAAAGGCACAAGCTTTATTCGGCATAAAAGGAAAATGCAGCTAACATATGTCGCCGTCGTGATTCTTGCATCTATGGTTTTCGTTCTATCAGGCATGGTAGGTTACTTATACTGGCAGCAGACGCGTATGCTTCAGCATCTCCAGTCACTTGCCGCTGTTCTATCAACTCACCTTGTTCGTCGTCCAGAGCCAGAGCCAGAACCAGAGCATGAGCATGAACCAGAGACAGAGGAGACGCCAGAGACGGAGCCAGCTCTTGTATCTCTTCCAACTGTTGCAGAGACGGTAGCCGAAACTGATGATGATCGTCTATCTGTAGACAAGGTTGATGGCCCACCCGCCGCGGTGGTCGCGGCTTCCACGGAGGATGTAGAGGGAAAGACGGCTGCACAGCTCCGTGAACTTCTTACTCAGAAGAGCATTCCTTTTGGAAAGCGTGACTCAAAGGCTGTTCTTCTCCAGCTACTAAAAGCTACGGCTTAAAACAATGAAGCTGTATAATCAGCACCTAGATAAACTGGGTGAAGGATATGACCAAATACTTGCTTTTGATTGCGAATTTTGGAGAGTTAGTGGGACATCAGAATTCAGTCTAATTCCCAAGACTACCGAATTCTTTGCGCCTCGCGAACTTGCCGGATTTCTCATTAAAAAAGATGAAAAGGGTAGATGGGAATATTCTGGTCACTTTTTTGTGACATTCAGCCCTCCTAAAAATAAAGATGTGTCTTTCGTATCCTCAGAGTTTGCTTCAGTTTCTGCAAAGACCGCAGAAGAAATGAATAAGTATCAATCTGTATTTCAATCTTCTTCGGATGTATCGCAGGATATGATAAAAGAATCTATAAAAGTATATCTTTCAGATAAACATATTAAAAACAATCACAAACCTAATTCATGGATTAAAACTTTTTTGAAAGAATTTCAAAAATCTCTTGTGATCGTCAAGGGAACTTATGATTTGGATGCATTGAAAAATATGTGTATATCAAATGGATATGAATATCCTGAACCTGCAGGAATATTTGATATTGCTAAATGGAATACCGAAAGTCACAAGATTTGTGGAACGGCAAAGTTAGAAGGAACTTACGATTGTATTTCTCGAAACATAGATGATTCGGGAACTAAAACTCGGCGGCTACGCGATATCCTGCCACTAGGACGAGCTCATGATCCTGCTTCTGATGCTGCAATGACATTTTTAATAGCGATTTATATAGTGGCTGCTCATGAATAATAATGAAGCTCGTATCATTTGATATCGGGTTGCGCAATTTGGCGTTTTGCGTTATGGAAGGAACAAACAGATCCGATGTCAAAATTTTGCACTGGGATCTGATTGATGTAATGGCAGAAGGAGCTGGACACGATGCTCCAAAATGCTGGAAGTGCCAAAAACCTGCAAATTGGTTGAGACAGGCGGGAAATGTGTATGCCTGCACTCTTCATAAATCTAAGAGCGCAAAACCTCCAACCAAGGTTTCTTTGAATAAGAAAACAATTGAAGAACTGAAAAAAGAAGGTGCTTCACATGTAATTCACGGAGACACAAAGAAAGTTCTAGTAGATGCACTCTACAAATATTATACTGGAATTGTTTGGAAACGGTGTATTAAATCAACGAAACAGTGTTCAGTTGTAGATTTGTCAGTCCCAATTGCTGCATCTCTGGAATCCCGCAGGTCTTTATGGGAAGGTGCTAACTTAATTGCGTTGGAACAACAGCCTGATAAGCGTATGCTTTGTGTCCAGGCTATGATTCATATGTGGTTCGTGTGTCAAGGATACAAGTGTTCAGGCGTTTCTGCCATTCATAAATTGACCAATATTATGACACTCGAAGATAAGACCAAAACATACAAAGGACGAAAGAGCACGGGTATTGTTCATGCGACTCAGTTAGTTCCAAGTCCATGGAAAACACACATGCTCAAGCATCCTAAGAAAGACGATTTGGCAGATACATTCCTTCAAGGTCTGTGGGTAATGGAACATACGAAGTAGTTCACATGTTGTGGTGCGTTGTAGTTTTCATATCAAAGTCGTAAGATCTCACAAATGGGAGATATCTTCGGAGCTGATTTTTTAACTAATCCCAAGATTTCAGAGGCACCTGATATGACGATGGCGGATTTGGGATCCATCGAACTCCCAACTTTTGGGGAGCTCAAGGAGGAGCCTCGCCTAATGCCCAAGCTGAGTGAGACGGGACCAGTTCAGACTGGCGAGGGACTGAATAATTTCAATGCCGAGCCGTTCTTCCAACCCGCTCCCTCCAAGACGGTTCGTATGAATGATGAGCACATTCTGAAGGAGAAGTATGAGATTCTTCGTAAGTTTGATCGTCTTTCCAAGCTTGGTGTTCCTATGCGCAAGCGTTTTACGCTAGATTCGCCGATCGATGAGATGAAGATGGAGTTGGAATTCATTCGTCGCGAGAAGGCGATGGACCAGACGATCAAGCAGTTTTGTGATTGGTATATTACCGGTATGTCTGCTCTAGAATGGAGCTCTAAGAATGTAGCGGTAATGCAGGCGTTTGGATTGAACCTTTCTGGTCTTTCTGAGTCGGCACAGATGAATGTCGCCGATATGGAGGAGGATTTCGAGGAACTGTATGATCTTTACGGTGACAAGCTCAAGATGCACCCGCTTGTTCGCATTCCTATCCGCACTTGCATGATGGTCTACATGGTTCACCTCACAAATCAGATGGCACAGAAGTCTCCCATCCCCAACATTGACCAGATCCTGAAGACGAACCCCGATATTGCCCGTCAGCTAGCTACGGCGGCCATGCAGCAGCAGTCACAGGCAGTTCGTGGCACGGGTCAGGTTGCCCCGGCTGTAGCTCCTCCACCTCCATCAAATCCTCTAGCCGGTCTATCTAGCTTCATGAGCTCAATGATGCCCCCACCTCCTCCTCAGCAGACGAATGTCCGCCCTCCACCGGCTTCCATCAAGTCAGCAATCAAGATGCCAAAGCCTGTAGCACCACAGATGCAGCGGTCTGATCCTCGTCCGATTCCAGGACCATCTGTAACAGAATCAGCTCCTCCTCCAACGCGTGAAATGAAGATGCCTCAGGTCAATATTGACGACTTGCTCAAGTCGGTCAATGCTGGTATTAATACAGAGACTAAGAAGGTAAATACTACCCCAAAGAAGGGTGGATCTACCGGTAAGAATTCAGTAACAATTAAGTTATAATGGGATCAAGGCAAAGTAATACTTCGTGGTGCTGGAGTCCTAGAGTTCGATGTCCAGAACATACAGCTCCGCAATACCGTAAAAGTTATGAAGCAATTCTTCAAGAAAAATATGAACGCAAACTGGAAGAAGAGTCAATGAAAGAATATATTCGGATTAATGTTGAAGGTAAATCTTATGATCACACTGATAATGATTGGAGCAGTTAGTTGAACATAGAAGGTTCCTTAGTATCATATGCCGGTTGGTCACACTGTGATAGGCCAGCCTTTGATCGCAACGGATCATTCTGCATTCCCTCTCGTGCATAAACTGACGAGCCACGGATCAGACCTCCTGCTAAAATCACGAATCCAGCAGTTAGAAGAATTGAAACAATTAAATTACGAGTGCCTACAAAACAGACTGCAAACACTGCCAACCGACGAAGAAGGATGTTTTGACCATACTCTTCATCGTTTGTGCTGAATTCGTGGACAATATAGCGACTGGCTACATTAGTCAATAAAATCATTATACCAATCGTAAATGGCGACGAAGCTACTGCATTAATATGGTCCATTACTTAGTATGAGGCAAACTTTTCAACAGTGCTAGAGGCTGTCGCTGGCTTGGGATCCTGTGTTGCAGGTGGAGGAGCAGTCACGGACTTTCCGGCTTTGGCATGATGAGCTGGCTTATCCCCCTTCTGCATGATATCCTTAATTAGATCGGCAACTACAGGCTCAGGAACAGCTGAAGACTTTGGCTGGGCAGGCTTCTTGGCAGCCGGCTTCTGCTCAGTGGGATCGAGATACTCTGTCACAGACTTAGCAGTCATGATGTAAGCAATCCCCATGAATACTCCTACAATCAGACTCTTGTAGGCGGCAACCCATAGAACTGTAGCTAGAAAGAGCGCATGGCCTACTGGAGATCCTAGGAAATCCTTGATATGCGAAGGCGGTGGGTGGGTGAAAAAGGCGACATACACAATCAGGAGTCCAACCACAACTAATTCGGTTGTAGAAAGCTTCATTTGTAATTTCTATATCTTTTCTTTTGACTTAAAGATAAGTGGGAAGGATGGCAAGCCTTGAAGAAGTTTGGGGATCGTCATTCCCGAAAAAACATCATAACATGGCATCCAAGCATTATAAAAAGGAAGAACCGCGAGATGCTGAGAAGGAAGGACGAGTTTTTCCTACCCCCGTTCACCGAACGAATGCGGCTCTCCAGCGCCATCGCAAGACAATAGATGACTTGTCTGCAAGCCTACCTATTGTCCAAAATGATGATGAGGCGGAGTCAAATTATGGACCAGCTCGAGTGGAACGCACTGAGCATTTTACTTCGACTAAAGCGGGGTATACGAAACCGTTTGTAGATTACGATCCGGGCGTGAATTTCGCTTATGCTCCTCAAAATTTTCAGACAGCTGCGCATGAACTGAAACTTGATAAAATCATGCGCATGATCGAGCAGAACCGAACAGGATACGAGACTCCCACATCTCAGGATATGATGCTCTATATTTTTACTGGAGTGTTCTTCCTATTTACTCTCGACACCTTTGTAAATTTAGGTAAGCGTATGGGTTGATTTAATCGCGCTCGGAAATACGAGTCTCAAATGATGAAAAGTCATCAAAAGTATTATCCATATACTCAACCTCAATTAATACAGTGTAATCTGTAACGGTGGCTTCATTGCCATACTGAGAACCATTATTAGTCCAATACATGAATCCCTGATTTCCCTGCTGTGAATGCAGACGAGTGCGAATACGCAGACGATCTAGCTTGCCAATCGGTGGGCTATACCGTGCAACATTCTCGTTTCCCGAATGGTCATTATACTCGATGAATCCACTCGAAGTTGTTAGAGCAGGAACCTTGGCAAAAAAACCATCGGCATATGTTGACTTATTAGCTCCTACCGCTGCCTCATCGGTCTTATTCAATCCCTCTAGATCAATTAAAAAGTAGTATGGAAGAGGAGTAATTTCTCCAGCATCGTTCGAGAAATTAGTAGATGGGGCATTTGGTCCATTAGCGTAAGAATGTAGAAGAATATTGCCCGCGCCCTGACTTACTAAAGGAGGAAACTCTCCACTCATTAAGCGAATGGATACGATATTCTCATACACGCGAGGAAGATGAACTACAAAATCTCCATTCGTAGGAAACTTCGTGACATCGCGATCAGCTGAGTCAATAGATAGAACCTTCTTCACCGTCTTGAGTTTACGAACCGGCTGTGATGGAGCTACGATGGTGCCATTGTAATCAAAGGCCCTGTTCATTTGTTATATTTCACATGGGAAGTTTTACAGGTCTTATTAAACCAACTACGAGCTTTAGAAGTTTGTTTTGCTTGGCGCACAAGATCTGAATCGGTAGTGTAATGGGTCTTTCCACAAGTCAGCATACTGGCGGCGCGAGCATATCCCCACTGCTGAGCGGTTGCGCCGGGACGATGACCCGTTCGCCACGCTGCCATGCCGCGATTATAGGACTGTTTGACTAAGCCTAAAGGAACCCCGGTAGCTTGAGAATAGGCTTTTAATGAACGAGCTTTAGGGAACTTCCGCCTCCATTCTTTCACATACTTAGATGTTCGAGTCTTGACACCCTTATCAGTTAAAAATGGTTTGTATGCTTTTGGATTTTTCCACGACATAGAACGGCGTCGTGTTGCTGTGGATTTTCGTTGTTTGTTCTGTTTGGCGGTAAGGCCGCGATGATACCTCTCGGGCCAATACATTATATTTACATAGTCATTTTTCCCATGAGCGCAGTAACTTCGTCCTCAGGAATATGCTGCCGCACAATAGGTTCAAGATTCAGGGCAAAGAGACGATATACTACCAAATCAAAGTTATCAGTTTCTCGAATAGACTTTTCTAAATTTTGCATGAGAACTTCACACCTCCGCAGATTTTCTTCCAACTCTGCCCTCCTTTCAGGAGTTGTCTCAAGAATCAAGACATGATTAAAGTCAGGGAAATGCTTCCTCAGGTCCATAATGAACTCCTGGTGCTCATCCTTCCACCACTTATCAATATCCGTTCGATCGGTAGAATGCCAAATCGCCCGCATCAGCGTCATATAGTTCGCATGCTTGTCTTCTGCAGAAATCTCCATTATGCCATTACTACTCACTAATCTTCATCTTCAAAATTCCGTTTTCAATTTCAAGACACTTTCCACAGTTCGGACAAGGCATAGCAGGTGCAGGAGTCTCGGGCAGCGCTACCCGAACTGGATCAGGAGTCAGCTCAGTCGAGAAGAAAGTGTAACCTTCAATTTTACGGGGTCCGTAAACAAAGTTCTTCACCGATTTCACCAGCGGCTTGCCGTGAGATTTCAAGTCCGTAAAAGCGCAAGCGGGGAGCCAAGTGAAATAGCTTTTAGGCGTGAAGAACTCATAACCAGGCTGCTTGGAAACAATGTCAGCATAAGACGATCCCTCAGGGACATCGCGCATAGTTTCCAGCTTTCCCTCCGGAAACAGGAAGCGCGTCTTCAGATGCTCGCGAATGAACTTAACATCCTTCTTGTTGTGTGTAATGAGTCGCGCGGTTGGGACAATGTAATAAGTCTTGCCAACGACGAGATTTTCGGGCTCAATACGCTTGTATGACATCTTGTTTGCTTTATAATGTCTGTTAATGTATAACAATTTGGTGTGAACCAATCCGTTTTTAACGGGGAAGCATCTCAATTTCTCGTTCGCCCCGATGAATTCCACGACCGCCCCAACCCATACCTCCTCGTATTACCGTTGGAATACGATCATAGACTCGAGGCATAATTTGATACCATACTGGAGGCATACCCTGAGGTCGAGAAATAACATACAATCCCAGCAATCCGAATATTATCAAAATAATTAACCATAGCTCCATTATACTTTAATCATAGATCCTGTTACCCAGATAGTTAGAGCAGCTGCTACCTGAGCAACAATATAAGATAATGCCTTCGTCTTACCGATCTTTCCGTTCACCAGCGCCCAAACTGTGACTGCAGGATTGAAATGTCCTCCTGAAATCTTGCCTCCGAGTCCACTTGCCAAACCAAATGCCGCAACAACAAATAGAGGAGATGATGTGAACGCTATAGCTCCAATCAGTAAGCATGTTCCCAAATACTCGACAAAAGCAGGAGTATACATTTGTATTATGATAATAAGAGAAATGAAGTATTTAGTAGTCAAGGGATGGATGGGATTTGGAGATCGTCTTGAATCGCTGCAAATGTGTGTAGCTTTCGCACAACTTTTTAAACTTCCAATATATGTGGATTGGTCAGATTCAATTTGGTCTCATGGTTCCGAATCGTTTTATACATATTTTAAGTTATTGATGCCTACATTTTCATTGGATCAAATTCCCGCAAATGCTACTTATTACCCAGAATACTGGAAGGGAAATATTAAGGAACCAATAACTCAAGACTTATTTAATCGTAATAAAGAACTAAAATTAGATTTAGGAATACTTCAAAAGAAAGAGTATCCTGCAGATGTTATAGTAGTATCGTCTGTTGGAAGAAGGAGTATTTTTCATGACATAAAGTTCTTTAGCGATGTCTTTCGTGTAGTAGATCCTAGAATAAAATCAATAGTGAAAGAGCGTCAAACAAAGTTTCCATTACATAAATCATTGGGGTTCCATATTCGAGGAACAGACCGTACCAAAACTCAAGCTGCTCGTGACCGATCTATTCAGTTGATGGCAGCAAATGCTGTAATGCACGGTGGATTTTCTGGAATGCCGATGATTACAGTATCTGATGATAAGCAAAGCTTGACTATTTGGAAACGATTTTTTCCCAACACCATAATTTTCAGTGAACTTTCAGTAGAAAATAGCTCGAATAAAGGAAATCATCTAATCAAGAAAGAAGATCTTAAAATTTCGAAAGACGAAATGAATGTTGATATGTTGGTTGATTTCTTTACTTTAGCAAGTTGTGAGAGAATCCTCAGCACTTTCAGAGATAGTAGGTTTGCGAAAGAAGCACAACTTTTATCTCCATATACAAATACTATTTTAGGAAACGAATAAAATTAGCTAGAATCACATAAGGGTATGCTTACGCTACAAGGGTACAAACTCGATAAGAACAGTGTACCCAATCTCATTCAACTCAAAACTGCACTTACTGTGAAACCTTACATTCCTTCCGTATTTGTGAAACCACAGTATGTTCAAAAATATCCAGTATTCGTGGAAACAAAGGATCATATATTTGTTCCAAAACATTACGGCATTGCTGAATTCGGACTTCCCTCAAAAACTGAACGAGATGTTCCCAAAACTCCGGCAGAATTCTGGAAATTTGAAGGAAAGATTCGCGACAATCAAGTGGAAGTAGTAAATTCTTATTTAACTCCCGAACCACGAGACGGTATTATTTCGCTCCAAACGGGTGGAGGTAAGACTGTTTGTGCGCTGTACATTGCTTCAAAAATTCAGATGCCAACGATTGTTCTAGTTCACAATACTTTCCTGCGTGACCAATGGATTGATCGAATTAAAGCTTTTCTTCCTAAAGCCCGAATTGGATCTTTGCAAGCCGATGTTGTGGATATTGACAACAAAGATATTACGGTAGCTATGCTTCAAAGCGTTGCACTAAAAGAGTACCCTAAAGGAACTTTCGAACGGTTTGGTCTTGTGATTGTCGACGAGTGTCATCACATTGCATCTGAAGCCTTTTCTCGCGCCGTTCCCAAACTGACTTGTAAACATATGCTTGGTCTTTCAGCTACTCCTGAGCGAAAAGATCGGCTCATGTGTGTGATTAACTGGTTTCTTGGTCCGATGCTTTACAAATCTGACACTTCCGATAAAGTAGATGAGAAAGTAAAGGTTGAAGTATACGAATTCGCGGGAGACGAAAAGTACAATGAAATTATTTACAACAATTCTGGAGTGATGTTTACCACCCTAATGATCAATAAGGTTGTGGAATACGAGCCAAGAAACACGATGGTTGCTGGACTTATTGAAGATTTAGCGGATGAAGAAGGCAGACAGCTTCTGGTTCTTACAGATAGAGTAGGGCATACGAAAACCTTATTTGATCTTCTTCCAGATCACAAAAAAGATATGGCATGTATTCTGGGTCGCGATGTTCCCGCAAAAACTCGAGCTGAATGGTGTGCCTCAAAGAAGATCCTGATTGCGACTTACCAGATGTGTAAGGAAGGATTTGATGTCGCGACTCTAAACACTTTGGTGATCGCAACTCCTCGTCCTGATGTTGATCAAATCGTTGGACGAATTTTGAGAGTCGAAAAGAAGGGAAGAAAAGTAGATCCTCTTATCATAGATATTGTGGATGAATCGTTCAGGCGTCAATTTCAAGAACGATTAAGTCTGTATAAAAAGAGGAATTATACGGTTGAGAAAATGAAACTCTTATAGAAGTAATGGGGAAGACGCGTCGCAAGCGCGGAGATAAGAAAACACGCCGTGGCGGAAAGATTTTGGGCGAAGGGAAGTTTTCCACCGTTGTAGACCCAGCTATTCCGTGCAAAGATAAACGCGATATGTCCAAGTATGTATCTCGCGTATCCAAGCGCATGAAATGGGACGATATTGCATCAAAAGATCATCCGAAACTCATGAAGAAACTTGCTGAGCTGGATCCAGATCAGAAATATTTTTATTATCCACAGTACTGTGAACCAGGTGCTATGCTGAAAGAAAACAAGCTGGATGGCGTGAATTACGAAAACAAGAAGTATTCGGAAATTATCCTTCGTGGAAACGATGTTTGGAACTCGTTAGGTCGCAAAAATCGGTCTTGGCAAGGATTTTTAAAAGGTAAGAAAATGGGTAAAAAGGTAGAGTTCGCTGGACGAACTCAGGAACAACTTGATCACTTAAAGAAAGCTATTGATTTGTTGCATGATAACGATATTGTCCACCACGATCTCCATGGACAGAATGTGATTATTGCCGACGATGGAATGCCTCGTATTATAGATTTTGGGTTTGCAACTGTAGATTCGCCACAGTCTGCTATTGAGTTAGAAAAGGCATACATTGATTTTGCCTGGCCCAGTTTAGATGTGAACTGGTTCAAGAGCCGTTAATCTAACCTAACCCAATAAAAGCCAGGGCTCGCGAAAGAAATGATGGACTAGGAGTCACAAATGGAGTCGTAATATCCCACGATAGAGGATACTCGGACTTACGAATAAAATCAGCGTTATACTTCATCTGATGCCAGTAGTTGTGGCGTATACGGTGAAGAACGCGAACCTCATTAGTGCACGGATTGTAATCTACAACTCGTCCACTGACACCTCCAATCTGGTTAATAAAAACAGTATCGTTCGCCTTGAACATTTAGTTAAATACCGTCGCCTTCGTCAAAATCAAATCGTCCACCGGCATTTGAGTAATCATCGTGAGGGCGATCAGCTTTATCGCCATAATCTCCATGGTCGACTTCAATCGGCATACCATTATCGCCTAATCCGTCATCATCCTGACCATCGCGACGCGTAAATCCACCTTCTGGAACTTCTTCATCAAATTCTTCAGTATTCCCTTTTTGTATAGCAGCCTCTTCGTAATTATACTCACGCGCAAATATCTCGCGATCTTCATTCGTAATAATGAACGGAGCAATTCCAATATCTAGTAATGTCTTTGTAATTTCACGCTGCTCGTCATTCATAGATCTCATACGCATCTTGAAAGTTTCTCGCTCTTTTGTTCGTGTGACATTTACTTCCTTTTCTGCATCATCCTTCTTGATCAAAATCATTCTTAATGCCAAATCGCGGTTCATAGCCATCCGCAAGGCGTCTACGAGTTTATCATCGCTCTTTATGCTATCAAAAAGATCATAAAGCATGCCACGCACAGCATCGCGAACAAGAGATGCCGATTCACGAGTATTTAATGAAGTGGAAAATTGACGATAAGGAATTACATATCGAACAGGATATCCATTCTGAGAAATAATATCTAAAACGCGATTCAATAAAGAAAGAAGTGCAATTCCGTCATTTTCGGTCTTAATGAAGGTTTCAATCGCATCTAGTTTTATTTTTGGAAATCCAAGTTTAACCATTTTAGCAATTTCTTTGGAATCTGGGAATACATAGGAATACTTAAACTTTTGGGGGACTACAAAATCAGCGGTCGATGAAGGTTTCAAGTTCTTCCAAAGTTCTAACTTATCCTGAACAAGACTTGGCATTGCTTTTCCAGCTAATACGGTAAAGGGTTTCTGAGTAACACATTCTCCCATCTTTTCAGGTCCACGACGCTCATTTGGTGAAAATTCGAATTTGGATGGAAGAATGATAGGCAATACAATATTATTAACCTCAACTTCCTTATCGTTTACGACATAACGAACCTTAGCCGCTTCAAATTCCACCTTGAATTTTGTATATGCTTGGGAAATATAGCGGACTGTTTCGTCACGAACTTTGCGAGAATTAGTTTTGATAGCGCGGAGAACTGTAGCAATAGGTTCCTTGAATGTATTTGGGAATGCCTCAAATGTTGATTTAATAGAAAACAGAACAGCATCCAGAACGGGAGAATCTTTGGGATCGGTTGAATCGCGAGGAAATCCCGATAGTTTCAAAATTTTAGATCCAAAAGAACGACGAGGAATGAGGAAAGGATTATGAGTTTGTAATAGAACAACTGCAGCAGCAATACCAAGAATACCTTCGACACGACGCTTATCTGGTATACTCAGCTTAGCACTCTTTCGAGCAGCACTTGAAACTTCTCGTAAATTTTGAATTATAGGAATCAGCTGGTTTTCTAGTGGAATGACTTGTAGAATAGAAAATATGGTATACAACATAGCTTCTCCAGCATTATTTGCATCAAAGTTGGTTTTCAGAGCAACTAATGAATTGGTAAATGATGCCGGATGAGATTCTCCAATATATACTGCCTTCTCATCCAAAACATCATGTGATACAATTGGGTTACCATTCTCATCAAATTCATCTTGAGATACAAAAACATCCGCATTAACACGCTCTCCACAAAACTTACAAACCTGAAACCCATCATCCACAGCTGTCCATTTCGTGTAAAAAGCAAGACGATCATGTTCCAACTCTCCACCTAATCGAGCTAAAGTGTGCATGCAAATAACTTCTAAGTTTGCAGCATCGACATATTTATTATTTACGACACTCAGTTCACGAATCAGTAAATTAATATTATGAAGTTTGTCTGCATCTTGTAATTCGGGATCTGCAAGAATTACACCAACATTCTTCTTCATTTCAGACACTTCACGAACTTCAAATTTTTCATATACTGGCTCAACTAATTTTGGAACTAATGGCTGGAATGCACGCAGTAATTTTTGATGTTCGCGAATCAAATCGGCGGGAGTCGTTTCAGACCAAGCTTTCTTACCCTTAGATACACTTTCTTGCTTTTCCTGGGAAACATATGCGGTTGGAGCACAAACTCCTGGGTTGCGGTATACTCCTGAAGCCAAAAATTCTTCGAAATTTCCTGTTTGCAAGCATTCATCGGCCGTAGATTGTGGGAGCTGGACATCAGGGCGTGGTCCAGGTGGTTCTGGAGGAACTAATCCAAAATCACCAGCCTTTGTCATCAACATCTTCACAATCATTGAACCCGAATCTTCCTGTCCCGCCAACCAAAAGCGTGGAAATAGTCCAGAACTCCATTTGAGATTGTAAGATTTTTGAAGATCAAGGCTTGGCTCTACACTTTCGCGAGAAGGAAACATAACAGACATCACTGGCTGGGACATTACGGAATCAACCGGAGGAAAACGCTCTTTCCACGATGACCAAGGAATCCGACTTAACTTAACATCATAAAGTTTGAGATACTTTTGACCTTCGCCATATGGATCTGTAGTTGTTGGGACAGCATGTGACAGAATGGCTTCCGTAGAAGGAAAAATAGTATTTAAAGTTTCAGTGGTTTCATACTTTGATGGATTATTAGATGCTAAAAATGGGTGTTCGGCCAATGGTCTAGCCATTTCCAGCGATCGTTGACCAATATAAAATCCAACTGACTTCATTCCATCGGAAGTATTTGGAATAGGAACAGTTACTACATCAAAACTTCCATCTTCATGAAGAACACCGCGTGTCCGATTATAAGTTGGAAGCGCAATTATTGGATTTGCACCATCTTCATCGACTAACAATCCAGATGCCGGAACTCCATCACCGGAAGCGTATGGGCGAGGAAGAGCAGCGATCATAGGGGCATAATAATTTGGAGTGCTACGACGAGTCTTATCCATCAAAGGGTTCCATGATTCGGCAAACGAATACTTTTCATACTGAAATGGTGCATAAATTGGCTTTACCCATTCTACATTCACTGTCTTACGAGTTTGATCTACTCGATAATCAGTAGTTGTAACAACAATATTTTCATCGTAAACTTTTTGTAGACGATCAAGTTCTGTCTCAATCTTTTTGTATTCGGATCGCGCTATATGTTTCTTTTTTGGAAGAACCTTATCGTAATAATCCGTAAGCTGCTCCTGTAAGGTGAAAAATCGAAGTTCTTCAGGACGCTGAAGTTCTTCTTCAAATTCTTGGGTTTCAATTATTTCAAATTCTGATGGCTCAAATACGAGATCCTTCTCCATCGTTATTCTAATAGTAAACAATAATCCTCAATAGTTTTCCTTGCCTCCGTAAGAACACTTTCGGGGCTCTTCTTTGTGGTAAATCGAAGAACCATCATATTTTTGAGTGGATGAGGAATATCATATGATGTAAATTCAACAACATTCTTATTCGAATAAATAACCTGCTGCAGAAGGGTTCCTAGTGTATGGCCACCCTGCTCAATTGATACGCTATAAGGAGGGGTGGCATCCGGATCATCCTTGGAATACTGTTCGTGCTTGATATTTTTTAGGGCTTCGGCCATGTATGCATCAAGACGCTTACGAAGAATTTGGACAGCCATAGTTAGTAGCTCACGAGACTTCAGGACCCCCACACTTTCAACCGACAACTCAAACCAGTTCGGCCGATCATTCTCATCGCGAGAATATGAGCGCTGATACAGGAAGTTATCAAACAAACGGGGATCTCCACCAGAATCTACATGGGCCTTACGATCAACCTTCACACGCTCCGGGTCAGGGTGCCACTTAGTAGTCGCAGTGCAAACATGAGACGCATTTTCAGAGTCCAAGGCTAGACGAGCCATAATATGCACAACCTCTCCAGCACGAAGTTTTAGGAACAAACTGGGCGTATCAAAGTCGCGGTCATGCATCATCAAACCTTCACGCCCAGACTCAACTACAAAGTCATCAGTAGTCACAGTCCGTGCCTCCTTATTTTCCACAATTCGCAGTTCAATCTTGGCATCCTTGATGGTAGCGGAGTCTGATGGAGGCACATTGACTGGCAGCCGCTCTGTGCGATGCTTCAGCATCTCATGTGGAATTTGAGAAGTGTTTTGAAGAATTTGGACATCGCGGATTACAACTCGAGGAATACCCGTAATTAGAATACGACGAATTGCATTCACAAATCCAACTGGAAAGTTACGGAGTTCACAGTAAAGCTCGAACCCATGATTCGTAATCTTCATATTTTCAACCTTTGCCATCTTAGCTTCCTCCATATTTCGTTATGTTTCATTCCGTTTTTTTCCTGAAAACTCATAACTAGATGTCGCAGCCATACTTATTTTATAGTGATCGCGATCCGAACTCAAAGCAGATTATAGAGACACTAAAGGCCCTGAATAAGGCCGGTCTTTATAAGTTTATTGACGCCCTAACTCTTCAGCCAAATCAGCGCCCAGCTTGGCTTACGAAGGTTCCTACGCTATATATACCCGACACCAAGGAAGTGATTATCGGAAAGGATATTTTTGGATACATTGCCAAGCCCACAAATTCTCGCAAAGAACTTCCAACTAAACCTTCTGAGGGCGGATCCAATCCCCAAAATCAGATGGGCGATTTAACTCCATGGGGATTCGAGGGTCAGGGAACAATTGGCGAGACATATTCGTTGTGGGATACTCCTGGCCAGTTTGCAAATTCCGAAGGAAGTAGCTTATACACTTTCCTTGGGAATGCGGTTGCGTCTGCTATAGGATCACCTGAACCTACCTCAAAAAATACACTCGATGATAAGTCGAAGTCATCAACAAATTCTGATGTTGGTAAGCGAATGGAACAGATGATGAATCAGCGGAAGTCGGAGTTTGGAAGTGTAGAGCGCAAGTAAACCTATTATAGGATTTTAATACAAAACACAAATAATAAATAATGGCATCCAAGCAGGTTCTGACCCAAGCATTTTTTGATCAGTTTACTTCATTCTCAACCGAGCTTTGTGAAATGTATCCCGATGATGCAGACTTTTCAATGTTTGCCACTACCCTAAAGCTTATGAAGATGACCAATCCAGCTCTGATCATAAAGTATGTTCGTGACAATGTCCTCCAGTTTGAGGACAAGATCATGAAGAAGGATGAATCATTCTTTCTTGATTATAATTTTGCAGAGTATGCCGATGCTGTAGATATGAATATTTTTCAAAAGCTTCGGCAATATATCGCTAGTATGAGTTCTTCATCAAAGAACAGTGTTTGGACTTATATCCAAAATATTGTTCGTCTCGCCAAGGCTCTCAAGTGAAACTGCTTCTACGGGTTTAAACCCGTATAAATCGCGAGGCTCTAATGTTTGGAGTTCTCGAATCGCATCTTCCGGGCTTCCAAAGTTTCGGAATAGTATTTGGTTAACTTCTGCTGGTGACCAACGGTAATCAAGGTCTGGAGTTGTCCAGTCCTCAAATTCTCGATCATAGAAACTAGTAGCCATTTCACGAAGAATCTCGCGATTACACTTCTTGAAATGGACTATCATATCTATACGACCTGGACGAATCAAAGCCTTATCGATTCGCTCAGGATAATTGGAAGAAATAGCAATAATACGCCCTGAAGTTTCAAGCGTTCCGTCCAAGAGGTTTAGGAGGAAAGAAAGATCGATAACTTCTGGCTCATCTTCTTCCTTATGTGCGGCAGCCCACGCATCTTCGGGAGACTTCTCTTTCTTGGGTTCGGGTCTCTTGTATTCGCGGCTCAGCACGGCATCTCCCATCGCATCAATGTCTTCAATGACATACAGACGCTCATGAATTGGAATGGTATACTTCTCTACAGTGCTGCCATTATGGACATAAATGTCATCATTGTAAAACAGATGAGTCAGCTGAGCCTTAGTCTTGATTTGGCTCAAATGAATATTAATGATATGGCGATGAGCAGTATTTGCAATAGCCTTAATAGATGAAGTCTTTCCACATCCTGGTCCACCATGAAACATGAATCCCAAAGTGTATGGAATACCCTTGTCTTCATACCAATCCTTGCGGGTCATAAAGAATTGCATATGATTACGGACTTTCTGGCGTTGTTCAAAGAAAACATTGTCGAACGTACGAGTTGTGTGAAACTTGTGCTTCGTATAAATCAGGTGTGTGTTTGGCAAAGGATTCTGGCTCGTTCGCTTATTCTTTACAGATGTCATCATATCGAAATAATACAGAGAAGTTCCGAGCTTATTAGCCTGAGTGCGCTCATAATCGGAATTACACCGATCTACAAAGTCACGAAGATACTGTGATTCATGATCGTAACAAAAAATACGAAACTTTACGCTATCAAGCTCGCCTTCTGTATGCTTTAAGACAGTTAGCTGGAAGTAGATATCTGGGTCAACCATGATTGGCTCAAACTCGTTCGGAAGGTAATCTTGGTGATTCATAAAAAGAAGATTGCGAATAGCAGGAATACTACTTACATAATGAACTACCGAATCCATGCGGTTTTGACTGGAAGAAACTTGAGTGTTTTGTTTTCCGGTTCCCTTAATGACTCGCTCACACTCAATCGTAGCACGAATAGATTTGTTTGGCGGTGGAGGGGGAGTTGAAGGATCTAGCCGCTTACGGTGACAAAAGATTTCTTGTAGACGAGGATACCACTGTGAATAAGATGCAACAATCTTATCAAATAAGGTTATTCCCACAAAACTATACAATGGATTTCGTCCCATGCCCATGGACATCCCCATGGTGAGGAGCATCTGATTTCTTAGAACGTCGTTCAAACCTGTCTGCATTATTGGTTAAGTATGGCATTATGAAAACGGAATTATTTCGCACAGACTTGTAGATAGCAAGAATGGGTGAAGTATTGTCTGTCCAAATGCCTCAGGGAATCAAGCAAATCATTAAGCGCGTTCGTCCAGCCGAATGGGTGTTTCCAACTCCGCCTGTAAAACGATTCAAGGCGTTTCATGAAGATGGAGCCAAGGCACCCAAGCTAGATAAAATCACAGAGTAAACTAAATGGCCACCGCCCCAATGCTACCGTTCCCTAAACCCAAAGAGTCAAAGGATGCTGTAGCTATTCCTATGTCAGATCCAGTACCCCAGCCCGGTGGCCGTAAGCGCCGTGGATCTCGTCGCGGTGGATTCCGCGAGCAGAGCGTAAATACTGCCTCACCAGTCCCACCCACGGGACCTCAGACTCCTCTAGGAGGTCGCCGGCGTAAGACTCGTAAGAGCAAGAGTGGTAAGCGCCACACTCGCCGTCATTAAGTGCGACGAATACACATATCTAAAGTAGGAACATTCACATTCACAGGCTTTGACCTTTTTAGTCGTAGTTGCTCAGAAGCCTTTTCTACGACATCGTGTGACAATGAAACATACTTTTTGATATCACGCAGAGGACCCTGAACATTCATCGAGGGAAATAGAAGGCGGATAGGATGAAGTTCGGAAAGAACAATATTGTTATCTCCAGTCACATAATCGCGATACTGTTGAATATCTAATGGTCCACCAAAAAGTCGAAGCAGACTTCGTGGTGGGGCGGGAGACAGATCGCGATTCGAATAAAGTTCGGCATACAGATGACCTAAAAGAGCATGGCGATTCCACTTAGTTGAATCAGAAATCTTGTTGTCCGAATAGTTGTAGGCTAACGCACATTCGGGGGAACAAAAGTTTCCTTCGCACGAGTAGATGTTGTTATATACATCATATGAGATTGGTAGAACCGATGAAACCCAGTCAAAATTATGGCAGCACCAAAAACATGCAGTTTGAGGAGAATACCGTTCAACTCGAACCTTTAAAAGAATAGTCTTAAGCAAATCACTATTGAACTTTTCAGTATTGTTTGAAAACTCGGTATTCAAAATATCGGCATAGGAAGTTGTATCTCCCGCAGGAATAATCCGCGATTCATCATCTTCCGTAATCTTAAGAAAAAACACAACTGGAGATTCATCTACTGCCGGTGTCTTAGCAACTCTTGGCTTACGGACTGGCATTTACAGTTATTATTACGGAACTGTCAAAACCAAATATCTAAAACGAATTTACACAGACTAGAAACTACAGGTATTCAAGAAGATGGATCTATCAAAGCAATATCGCAAGCATACGCATCGTGAACATATTCTTTCTCTACCCGATACTTATATCGGTAGCATCGAAAACACTTCTGAAGATCACTATGTCCTAGATGGAGAGTCGTTCAAGAATGAAACAGTAAATCCATTCAATCCAGGCTTCTACAAACTCTTTGACGAGCTACTTGTCAACGCCCACGATCATGTTGTGCGCTTACGGCAACGCAATTCACCAAATCCGGTTAAGAATATTGCAATTACAGTTGAGGACAATATTATTACAATCCGTAATGACGGCGAATCTATCGATGTTGAAAAGCATCCGGAATACGGTTGCTACATTCCCCAAATGATCTTTGGCGAACTCCTAACTTCCACGAACTACGACAAGAACGAGAAGAAGCTTGTGGGCGGCAAGAACGGTTATGGCGTAAAGCTAGTAAACATCTTCGCTAAAAAGCTTGTGGTCACCGTTGTTGACGGGACTCGTAACTTGAAGTATGTTCAAACTTTTGAGGACAATATGTCCAAGATTGGAGAGCCGGTAATTAAGCCTTCTAAGGTCAAGCCGTATGTCGAAATTTCATGGACTCCTGACTTCAGCCGGTTCGGTTGGTCAACTGCGGCAATCCCTACAGGGATTCTTCAGGTCATCCAGCGTCGCGTTTCTGATCTCGCAATGACAGTTGGGAAGGAAGTTAAAGTTACATGGTGCGGCACAGCAGTTAAGTTCCGCGACTTTACAAGCTATATCTCCTGGTACCTTCCGAAAGATGCAGTCGTCGTGACAGAGGTGCCGCAATTCGGATGGCAGGTTGCAGCCAGTGATACCCCGACGGACAAGTTCTTTAGCGTGTCCTTCGTGAACGGCATTTGGACGCGATCTGGCAAGCATGTGGATGAAATTGCTAATCAGGTGGTTTCGTATTTTGTAAACCATCTGGAATTGAAGAAGAAGTTGAAAGTCAAACCTTCGCTCGTAAAAGATTCGTTGTCAATCTTCATTAACTGTTTAGTTGAAAATCCAAGCTTTAATAGTCAAACCAAAGAAGTTCTTACTTCGAAAGTTTCATGTAAGTTGTCCGAAGATTATCTCAAGAAGCTCGTTTCAAAGCTGAATGTCGTGGAGCGAGTCATGGCGCAGCAGGCGGTCAAGGATACGAAGGAGGCCTCCAAAACTGACGGTAAGAAGCAGTCTCGTATTACGGGAATCCCCAAGCTAGATGATGCGGTGTATGCTGGCACAGCAAAGAGCCACGAATGTGTGCTGATTCTAACTGAGGGAGATTCGGCTAAGGCGATGGCCCTGAGTGGTCTCTCGCAGGAGCAGCGCAAGTGTTATGGAGTGTTCCCGCTGAAGGGTAAGCTCCTGAATGTAAAAGATACGAGCGCAAAGAAGGTCGAAATGACTGAAGAGATTGCGAATCTTAAGAAGATTGTAGGTTTGGAGTCTGGTAAGAAGTATGTCGACTTGAAGAGTCTGCGTTATGGGCGAATCATGATCATGACCGATCAGGATTATGACGGTTCGCATATCCGCGGTCTTCTCATCAATCTATTCCACGAACTCTGGCATGAACTCATCAAGATGCCGGGATTCATTACTTACATGGCAACTCCGATCGTGAAGGCGACCAAAGGTAAAGATGTGCGATCATTCTATACGCAGTATGATTACGAAGAGTGGCGAAAGACGCCTGCATCGAAGGGATGGGGCGTAAAGTATTACAAGGGATTGGGTACTTCTACTCGTGACGAGGCGAAGGATTATTTCAAGTCATTGAATGTGATTCCGTATGCTTTCGCGGATAAGAGCGATGAGAAGATCGATTTGGCGTTCAATAAGGCTAAGGCTGATAACCGTAAGGATTGGCTGAAAACTTACAAGCGCGAAGATATTGTGAACACAACACCTGGAAATTCCCTGAAGTATGAGGATTTCGTCGACAAGGATCTCATTCATTTCTCAAACTACAATTTGGAGCGGTCTATTCCGAACATCATGGACGGACTGAAAACTTCTCAGCGTAAGATTCTGTTCTCTGCGTTCAAGCGAAACTTGAAGCATGAGATTCGTGTAGCTCAGTTTGCTGGATATGTTTCCGAGCATTCAGGCTACCATCACGGTGAGGCGTCATTGAATGATACTATTGTAGGTATGGCGCAGGACTTTGTGGGTTCAAACAACATGCCGTGGTTCGTGCCGCAAGGTCAGTTTGGAACTCGGCTGCAGGGCGGCAAAGATTCTGCTTCGCCTCGTTATATCCACACTTATCTCCAGCCATATGTTTCTAATCTAGTTCCGAGCGATGACTTCCCATGCCTGAACTATCGCGACGATGATGGGTTGCCAGTCGAGCCAGATTGGTATGCTCCCATTCTTCCAATCCTTTTAGTGAATGGTTCGCGCGGTATTGGCACCGGTTACTCAACTTTCATTCCGCAGTTCAATCCTCGCGAAATCAAAGATGCGATTGTGGAATGGTTGGAGAAGGGAACGGGGTTGAACCGCGAGTTCGCTCCGTACTATTCTAAGTTTAAGGGTAAGATCACTAAACTAAACAAGACAGATTATGAGGTCTCTGCTAACTTCAACATTTCTGGGGAGACGATCACGATTACAGAATTACCGATCGAGACCTGGACCATGGACTTCCGAGAGAAGCTTGATAAACTACTTGCGGACGGTACGATCAAGGACTATTCCGATACCTCTACGGATACGGATGTTTGTGTCACGGTCAAGGGTGGACTCACAGAGGTCCAGAAGCTACTGGTTGAGAAGATCAAGCTGACGAACATGCACGCTTTCAACTCGAAATGTGTCATTGAGAAGTATGATTCGCCGAATGCGATTCTTCGGGAGTATGTTGGCGTCCGACTAGAACTGTATCAGAAGCGACTGGAGTTCATGCTCAAGACACTGCGCGATAAGCTGCCGTATCATGAGAATGTTGTTCGGTTTATTCGACAGCAGTGTGAGGAAAAGCCTCGTCCTGAACTGCGGCGCAAGACGGCAGAAGAATGTGAGAAACTTCTTACGGCCGAAAAGTTTGAGAGAATTCGTGATGGGTTTGATTACCTCCTCAATCTTCCTATCGCTTCACTGACACTAAAGCACGCCCAAAAGCACGAAAAGGACCTGGCAGATTTGAAGGCTCAGATCGTGGATCTAGAGGGTAAGAATGCCAAGTCTTTGTGGCTATCCGATCTTTCGAATCTAAAGTTCTAAAATTAAAATAGTTATAACCAGTCACAAAACCAGTCTTTTTTTATGGCGGTGCAGGTACTGGACTGCAAGGAGATGTTACATCTGTAGATCTGGATGTAGTATTTACACTTCCATTGGCATTTGCAAGATTTGCGTATATATACAAACAATTTTTAGGACTTACAGATGATGTAACAAGATCTAACTGAAAATCAGCATTTATCGGTGCAGACGGTGTTGGGTATGATGGACTATATTCCCATCCAGATGAATCTACAATGTTTGTACCTATTGTAACGGGAGTCCACGAAGTTTGGTAGGAAAACCGGTAATAATATGTAAATGTTGTCATACCAGACTGATACGGTCTAAATTCCCAAGGACCATTAACAGGAGGTGTATATTGAAACCAAGAATAAAATACAGGTGGGCGTGTACTTACTGGAGTATCGATAACATTAACATTTGTAGAAAGCAGAGCAAAAGTAGCTTGAGAGTTGTTCGCTACAGTGATAGTTCCATTGCCAGCACCAAATCCTCCGCCTACAAATACATATGGTTCTCCTTCACTTAAAATATCTACAAATGAAAAAATTGTTGATAAATTAGGGCCTGGAGTCGCATTGTTCGCCGGAATAGTTGTAGCAGACACTCTATCCACTCTAAAATCAATCTGAACACCATAACTTTGAGGATTCCAATGTCCAAATGATATTGGAGAAGGTTCACCGGCACCTGTAAACATGCTTCCAGAAACCTGGTATAATCCGGTTACAGTTGGAACAAATCCTCCATTTGGATATGTGGCGCTACCGAATGCAAGTCCAGTGAGACCAACCACGCTTCCTCCACAAGATAATGATTTTGTCTGAGTACTGTCAAATGCATAGGGCGGTGATTGAGTCCAAGCTTGTATTGCATCTCCACTTGGAAAATATGGCGTCGATAGAGTACCGTTACTTGAATTTATGAGTTGAGTATCTGAACTATAGTTTGTAACAAATGATGCATACGGATTTAACATTGTTACACCATTACCTCCAATACCGTCTCTTCCCGTAGGTCCTGTAATGCCCGTACCAGTGGGACCAGTAGATCCTGTTGGACCAGTGGGACCAGTAGATCCCGTAGATCCCGTAGATCCCGTGTATCCGGGTCCCGTAGATCCCGTTGAGCCGGTATTTCCTGTTGAGCCTGTATTTCCTGTAGATCCTGTAGTTCCGGTTGAGCCTGTATTTCCTGTAACTCCTCCAGGCGCTCCTTGGGGACCTGTAATTCCCGGCGGGCCTTGAGATCCAGTTGTTCCACACGATAAGACATTTTGTTGAGCAGTCCACTGACTCGCCGAAAGAAACGGCATTATGTTTAAACTTAGATTTTCATAAATTCATCCTAACACAGTAATGGCACAACCTCCAACTTATCAAGAACTAATGGCGGAAGTTTTCGAAGAAAACGCTAAGACTGTTTTGGTATATCAGCAGGAGTTTGAAGAAGAAGATGCGGAGCCTTATGAACAAGAAGACTATTCGGACAATGAACTAGAAGATCGGGAAGAATTCAATAAGTTTGCCGGGGCGCGCAATAAACCAGAACATGTTATCAAACCTAAAGCATCTTCCACCCAAGCTGGAAAAGTAAGCTATAATATCGATAGGCATATCCGAACTTATGCTCTAAATATTGATGGACGATTCCGTGGAAGTTTATTTATAACCAAACCTCCTTCTAGTTGCACAAGCGGGCCTGTAACCATTGCAGCAACAAATTCTTCAAATTTTTTATTTAATCCTTCTCGCCAATACAAGAATGTGCATTCGATTCGCGTAACATCGTTCGAGTTTTTTAATAATTTTTATACTTATTCTGGCATTGATGCCACAACAGGATTAGGGCGTGGGAATACTACACTCACAATCACAGATTTAGGTGCAACAAATACAACTGGATTCACACCAGTTTCTTACCCAATTACGCTTGAAAATGGCAATTATGTGATTGTAGACCCGATCATGAATCCAGATGTTCCTCATAATTTATTGGCGATTCTTCAAAACCATATTCGAACTCTTGGTGGCGGAGTTTTTGCAGATATGACAATTCAACTAAATTCCTTTTCAAGTAGTGTAATCTTCAATTCAGTAGGACGCCAATATCAGCTAGATTTTCCGAAAACAACTGATAATCCCAATGGTAATGGGATTGGTTACAATCTAGGATTTTATGGAAATTCTTATACTTCTATACCCACAACTCCAGCACCTGCACCGTATTTTTCAGTTGCTGGAAATGCAATTATATCCGAAAGTAATTATGACTCGGTTGAAGATACGTATGTATACTTAAAAATCAATGATTATAATATCATTAAACACATCAATTCCGATCAAACTGAGTTTGGAGCTTTTTTGAAAATTCCTCTAACATCCCCAAAGAATTCTATCCAGTTCATGAGTTCTACGACAAATACTAGTAGTGCCGAATACTTCTTCCCCCAACCTTCAAATATTTCGAGTTTCTTGTTTGAAATGGTAGATGCTTATGGCAAAACTCTTCAGATGAACGGTTCTACTTTTTCAGTGACTTTGGAAATTCAAGAGATCTTGCAGTCAGATATCTACGAAAAAATGTTAGAACTGTAAGTATAATGGAAAAGTCAGTTCTAGAAAAGATCCAGGATCCTTGGGTCGAGAACCGTTACAACCTAACATCCACTTCTGCCCAGTATCCTGCACCTCAGCATGGAGGTCGTGTTCCAAATATTAATGCACCTGAGTCTCAGGATTTCCCAGCTCGACCAGCTTCTATGTATACTGGTGGAACCCCTATTCCTGGTTTCTCAGCACGCACCGATCTTATCGGACATGTTCATAAATCAACGCCCCTTAACGAGGTCTTCTTTAGTGATGCAAACATTGAGAAACTTCAAAAGGATATACAGCAACAGGTCTACCTCATGAGCGGTCCCAACAAGTACATGATCGACCGCCAGAACGACGACGACTTAAAAATTATCATGCGCAGCTACTACCTTTCTTATGCTCGTAATAATCCAGCCACCGTTGCTGAGGAGTTAGCTGACTTAAATGGTCGTGTTGTAGGGTTTGCTTCTGGTCGTATTTACTCTGAAGTTGATTTCCATAAGTTCTATCTCAAGGATATTGAAGAGTTTGCTCTACCTATTGCTAATCCGCTAAATACTGCTTCCTATGGAACTCGCACTGGCGAGCTCAAGTCATTCTTTTAAAGTTTCTTGTGTAATCTTCGCAAATCGCGGAGAATTTTTAACCTTGTCTTTGAAATACTGCGATGCTCTCATTCCAAATATATTTGTAACTTCTCCATCTTTGAGAACATATGCATATCCTCCGGGAGCTATTTGAAAAGGCGCAGTCAAAGTATTATTGCGGTTAAATGGTCGACGTCCCTGGGGATTTGACCATGAAGGAAGAACCCAATCAGACATTCCAACTTTAACTGTTGTACTAAGACGGCGAATAGGAACAGTTGAAGTTGTAATTGTGTGTGGCAGTGTAACTAGAAGAACATGACCTTGTACCGGATCAGAAACTTCTGACGGATACAATGTTTGGTTATCTGCTAACATCCACCAAGAATTGCAGAACGGATTGATCAATAACTCAAATACTTCGTGAGCAAGACATTGGGCTACAGTTGGCTTAGCAGAATCTGGACTCCAAAGAATAGGACCATACTTAAGAATGGTATCAACAAAAACGCGACCATAAGGAATGCCATTTGATAAATGATGATATCCTAGAGCACCCTCATAATCTGTAGTATTTAGAAAGAAGACTTTACTAGGAATAGTGCTTGTGGTTCCTTTCCTTACATAAACAGCAGTACAGGGTGGAATTGACCAATCTGCACAAAATTGTGGAAGAATTTTGTTCAAAGCGTCTACCATATGCTGACCGTCTGTATTGCTCAGTATATTCGAAGCATTAATAACCGCAATTTTAGAAATAGCTGGCATTTATCATTCTCGCGGAAAATTAGTGGAAGTCTTTTTTAGCTTTGGATGTAATGGAAGTTTGTATGTTTCGCGGACGCACTTATGGTAAGGCATGTGGACAACTGTATGTATTTGAAGAAACATGGGATACTTTTCGCCCAATAAAACGCGTATACTGGAATGACAAGAAGTTTGTTACCGACGATTCAGTTTATAAAACAAATCTATTTGATCCCGTATATGGATTCGGAACACAAGAAATGAAAAGTCATTGTAAATTTCTTACAGGAACTACTGAACTTGGAGGTAAGGAATTAAATCCTACAGATTTTTGGAATTGGTGTGGAACTCCAACTGAATGGTTTCATGATCGTCCATGTGTACTTTCTAAGTGTGCATCAAAAGATTGGAAGAATTATATTCTTCGTTCGGGTTCTAAACCTCGAACTTTGAGGCGTGCACCCGGAGTTCGCGTTACAAGGCGTTTAGTCGGGAAAGGGGTTAAATTATAAATGCGGGTAAACATTATTTCAAATTACCGTCCAAAAACAGGTCTTATGCAAGATGTAGGTATTCTTCGCGGAATTTTGGCGGCAGTATATGGTGAAGACACAAAAATGAACCGTGTTCATCATATGATGCCAGAATGCCCTGAAGCTGAAGTGAATATTTTTCTGGAAGTTGTGAACCCAGCTCTATTTCCATTTGCTGGTCACAATATTTGGATTCCAAATCCAGAGTGGACTTACCGCTCCTGGACAAATTATATTCCAATGTTTGATGAGATTTGGTGCAAGACACATGAATGTTTGGATATTTTCAAAAAGTATACGGAAAAGGCTCGGTATATTGGATGGACATCAATTGATAAGGTTTGGGATCCTGTGAAACACAAGAAGAATTATTACAAGGCTATTGTTCCGGTAGGTAAAAATATTTTCCGTAATCCCAAACCTATTCTCCAAGCATACTTTCGTATTTTAAATAATGATCCCAAAATCTATGCGAAGCTTCCCTCACTGAATATTGTTTATGATCCGGAAGTCATCAAGTTTCATGTTCCAGAAGAAATTAAGTCCAAAGTTCATCTTCACGATAAGGTTCTTGGCGAAACTGAATATGATGACCTTATTCGCGAATGTGGTGTGTGTATCTGTCTTTCGGCATGTGAAGGGTTTGGCCATGCTGTAAATGAAGCTCTGTCTGTTGGATGCAATCTCATTCTTTCTCCAATTCGTCCATTCAAAGAGGATATAGTTGGAGAAGTTCAGGCTGGAGTTTATTATGGAGAACAGTCTGCACAGATCGATCAGGTCGAATGTATTGGAACGATGGTGGATACAAGTGTGTTTTCTATTATGGATGTTCTGGAAGAGTATGTAGATACGCCATTAAAATCAAAACAAGTTAGTTCTAAGTTTTTGAGGGAACTTTATGAGGCTAACCACAAGAAATGGTTGGATGGAATGAAAGACTATCTTTCTGGTCTTAAGGTAGAACCATATTCTGTAAATGCAACTCTTCCCAAGGAAGACTCGCTCCCCGACATTTCAATTGTAACGATTACCAAGGATCGTCGTATTTTTATGCCTTTGGCAAAGTATTCTTACATGATCCAGTCATACCCTGAAAGCAAGCTAGAATGGGTAATTGTTGATGATGGCGATGATCCAATTGAAGATACGCTTTTTGGAGTTCCAAATGTGAAGTATGTCAAGTGTGACAAGATGAGCGTGGCAGATAAGCGTAATCTTGGTGTTCAGAGTGCGATGTACGATATTGTGTGTATGATGGATGATGATGATGTTTATCCCAATAATAGTATTCTACAGCGTGTAGCTATGCTACTAAAAGAACCCAAGCGCGAATGTGTATTTTGTACTACCATTCCATCGTATGATATCTGTAAGTATTCTTCATTCATGAATGTTCCGCCAATTACATTACCAATGTCTCAGCGAGTTTCTGAAGCCAGTTTGGGGTTTACTCGTAAGTTCTGGGAGGAGCGCCAGTTTCAAAGTGGAACTCAGATAGCGGAGGCAGACACATTTATTCGCGGTCGCGAGCAGATGTGCCGGGAGATTTCCCCGCAGGAAGTTATTGTTAGTTTAGTTCATCCACTTACAACTTCATCTCGACGCGCACCTGACATGAAGGAACCTAATGGATGCCATTACGGTTTCAATGAAAAACTATTCGCGCTAGTTTCTGAAATCGGAGAAGATTTAAAGGCCAAACAGCTTGCGTAGTCCGGACTTGCGGGTGCCACGGCGACGGCGGCCGCCCATAGCGGGGGGCGCAGCGGCAGCATCCGTGGCTGGGACATCACCGCCCTTTAGGACAACGCGGCCCTTGGGCTTCATGCCGAGCTTGCGTAGCGTCTTCTTGATCGTTGACGCGGCGACCTTGCGGACCTTGCGAGAGCGGCGCTTGCCGCCTACAGGGGCTGAGTTACCGGCACTTCCGTTTAGTACAGTGGGGTTAGCATATCCCTCGACCATTTTGTTTTATATTTACCTTTAGAGAAATTGTTTAGGCCGAGCAAGATTGGCAGGGCTCGACTGTGAATTTTTGGGCCGACGCGGCGGCCTTTGTACGCAAGTAATAACATCCAGTCTTCAATCCCTGCTTCCAAGCGTAAATATGCATAGATGAAATCTTAGCATATGTGGGCTCTGTCAGGAATAAGTTCAGCGACTGTGATTGGCAAATAAACGGAGCACGGTCACGAGACATATTAATTAGCGTCTTCTGTGGAATTTCCCATGCCGTCTTATACAGTTCCTTCAGATCATTCGGGATTTCTTCAATGTTCTGAATTGATCCATTATGATTCATAATCTGTTCACGAGTCCATGAATTCCACAACCGTAGCTTGACTAGATCTTCGACAAGATACTTGTTCACAACCATGAAATCACCAGCGAGGACGCGGCGACTATACAGATTAGAAGTGAACGGTTCGAAGCATTCGTTATTCCCGAGAATTTGGGAAGTTGAGGCTGTAGGCATTGGAGCCACGAGCAAAGAGTTGCGGATTCCGAATCGCTGCATATCACGGCGCAAAGTATCCCAATCTAGAATTGAACTTGGCTCAACATTCCACAGATCAAACTGAAACTTACCCTTTGAAGTTGGAGATCCAGAATATGATTGGTAATGCCCCGCCTTTTCAATCACCGGCATTCCGCGCCAGTATCCTTCAACTGTATTTTGTGCGGCAATTTCAATACTGGTCTGACACGCCGCGTAATAAATGTTTTCGAATATTACGCGATTTAGATTTTGAGCTCCATCTGATGCCCAAGGAAGGCGCATCATAGCGAACACATCGGCCAAACCCTGAACTCCAATTCCGATAGGGCGATTACGGGCATTTGAGGCACGAGTTTCGGGAGTCGGATAGAAATTCTTATCAATAACAATATCCAAATTGCGAGTTAGAATTGCAGTATACGCCCGAAGCTTTTCCAAATTAAAGATCCCATTCTCTATAAACTTTGGAAGAGCGATTGAACCAAGATTACATACTGCCGTCTCATCGGGAGAAGTGAATTCCATGATCTCGGTGCACAAATTGGACGACTTAATAGTTCCCAAATTTTGCTGGTTAGATTTGGCGTTGGCTGCGTCCTTGTAACACAGGTAAGGATTACCTGTTTGAATCTGACAATCGAGAATCATCTGCCAGATCTTTTGGGCGGGGATAGTCTTACGACCCTTGCCTTCCGACTCATACTTGCGATAGAGGTTATCGAAATTCTCGCCCCAAACATTATCCAAACCAGGACATTCGTTGGGACACATGAGAGTCCAATCGGAATTGGATTCGACTCGGCGCATGAACTCGTCTGGAATCCAAAGACCATAAAACAGATCACGAGCACGATCTTCTTCTGCACCCTGATTCAACTTGAGACGGAGGAAATCTTCAATATCCGCATGCCACGGCTCCAGGTAAATCGCGAATGAACCGTTGCGCTTACCACCCTGATTCACATACTTAGCGGTATCATTGAACACTTTTAGCATGGGAACAATACCAGTAGATTCGCCGTTAGTTCCACGAATACGAGAGCTGCGTGCGCGGACATTATGGATAGAAAGACCAATTCCACCTGCCCACTTGGAAATCTGGGCACAATCGCCCAAAGTCTTGTAAATACCCTTAATGGAATCATCTGACATTTGTAACAGGAAACACGATGAGAGCTGAGGAGTTACAGTTCCCGAATTATAAAGCGTAGGAGTGGCGTGAATAAAGTATCCTTGAGACAAAGCATCATAAGTTTCACGAACACGATGAAAGTTTGCACCATGAAGCTGAATGGCTACTCGCATCCACATATGCTGGGGTCGCTCAACCACATGGCCATCTACACGCAGAAGGTAACCTCGCTCTAGCGTCTTGAACCCAAAGTAATCAAACATGTAATCGCGAGAATAATCAATCATTAGTTCATACTGATCCTTGTGCTTACATACCAAATCGTGATACTCATCGGTAATAAGCTGGATAGAACCATGATAGAGCTTTTCTACACACTCCAGTAGGGTTGAGGGAGTAATCTTCTGATGATTATCAATAACAATTCGTGACGCTAGCTTACCGTAATTTGGATGATACCGAGCCTGCATCATAGCACAAGTTTCTCCGGCAAACTCGTCTAGCTTAGAAGTTTGCATGCCATCTACAAGCTGATTACATACTTTCTGAGCCACTAGATCCGGATTCACATGTTCCAGCCCCTCTGACAGCTTCCTGATGCGCTGTAAGACCTCATCGAATGATACTGGTACTTGGTCACCGTTACGCTTGATTACGAACATCTTACTCATTTAAAAACAGGATCCAATAAAATCCATTCTTAAGGAGCCGCAAGTTTTACAGAAATATGCATTGACTCAAGTTCACGAATAATGAGACCAAGTGCGTAAGGCGTTTCAAGAACAGAGCCCTGAAGATCGGCCGATGAATCTAAGTATCCAGTTTCTGGCTGGAACAGAACTTCAGACTTATCTGAGCGATCCATTAAACTTTCATTCAAGAACTTAGAAACTCCATGAGAAATCAGTCCGTCTCGCTCCATCTCTCCAATGCGTAACCCACCATCATTCGCACGCCCTTCAACTGGTTGGTGTGTGAGTAACTTCTTAGGTCCTGTAGCACGGTAATTGATCTTATCTTCCACCATCTGCTTGATTCGTAAATAGTAAGTAGGTCCCATAAAAATTTCAGACTCCATCATTTCTCCTGATTGACCATTGTATAGAATTTCGTGTCCATAAGGATGCAATCCTACCTTATCCAAAAGATCGCGGACTTCCATAACCCGGTTCTTGGAAGCGAACGCTGTAGAGTCAATCAAGCATCCTAAGTTCAAACCTAGTTTTACACTCATGGTTTCAATAAACTGTCCAACCGTCATACGAGACGGGAAAGCATGTGGATTTACGATAATATCCGGTCGTAGACCAGAAGCAGTAAATGGCATATCTTCTTCGGGAACGCGAAGACCACAAGTTCCCTTCTGTCCGTGACGAGCCGCAAACTTATCACCTAAAACTGGCACGCGGGACTCAGCTATACGAATCTTAACTGCGTGTAATCCTTCGCGAGTAACATATCGATATACAGAATCAATAATACCATGCTGTCCTCGCTTTGGAGTATACGACTTATCGCGGAATCCTGTAACTTGTCCTGATGCATTCTTAATTGGCGTAACAATTCCTACTAGAACCGTCTTGTCGTCAATCTCTTTGCCTTGCATCACAATACCGTCTCCATCTAGAAGATCGTAATTATATCCTTCTTTACGAACAACAGTTTCGCGATACCGGCTATCAGTTGCTACATTCGCAAATAAAGTAGATTCAAATACAGAAAATTTACCCTTATCAAATCCGGATGAGATAGCTTCTTCTTCAATATCGTAAGAATGGTAGTAAGTAGTTTGAAACATTCCGCGTTTTAGGGATCCTTCATTCATCAGAATTGAATCTTCCTGATTGTATCCAGAATAGACTGAAAGTGCTACAATAACATTTTCGCCATATCCAATGCATCCATTCTTTCCCAGAACAGCAGAAGTTGTCCAAGTTTGTGAAATGGGTCGCTGAGCATAATTGAGCCAAGTAGCTATCGTATCAAAGCGTTTATTGAACGCTGTATTGAACCAAGATGAAGCCTGTTTGGCTTGCTGGCAACTAAAAGCGTTACGCGTAGCGGGATCATGATCGCTATTTGGAAGAACACTTCCGGTGGCCGAAAACATTACAGTCGGATGAATTTCTGAAGGACGAGTTGGAGAAAATGCTTCCATATTAATGCGTAAACTTTCGGATTCCTGAGCGTCAATGTAATCCACAAGTTTCAAGTCCATATCTGACCACTTTGTGATACGCTGAACCGCCTCAGGCTTCACTCCTTCACGATAAACTGGTCGGGATGGACGACCTGCATCTGTAAATATGATATACTCATTATCAATACGATTCCAGCACAAGCTTACAAATTTATTCATCTTTCGTGCTCGACGCTGTTCCAGAAGATCAGAATGGTAAGTTTCAGCATTGTCTGTAAAGACTCCCACTAAATCTGAATTAATGAATACACGAGTCCAAATAGGATTCCAAGTTGATGGATGAATCACGACAAGTGGAATAAACTTTGGAAACTTAGAAATTATGTTCAAAATTTCGGATGGAGAAGATGCTGTTGAGATGGCGCATAAAAGTGTAAGTGATTTTGTCATACCAATACCTCCGCCATCGGGATTATCTACAGGACACAGCATTCCCCAAGAACTTCCGTGAATACGACGAGGCTCGACAACTTTCAGACCTTTATCCATCTGAAGATTTACGCGGCGCAACTGAGCAGTAGTTCCCAAGTATCCTAAACGGCTCAGTTCTTGCGAGACACCATCCATACCTCCCCACTTACCTTTGAATGACTTTTCCAAAGCATTAATGAATGCATAATGCTGCCAGTAAAATGCATCTACATTTTCAACATTGACTAACTCGCGAAATTTCATTCCAGAATATTCTTTCTGCTGGAAGTGAATGCGCACATCAAGCTCTTTCATCATACGCTTTGACACTTCCTTGTAGATGCGACGGAACTCATAGAATACTAGGTCACCAGAAGCATCGAGACGCTTGTATCGGTAATGATCGCGATCACTCTTGGGTTTAATTCCCAGAGCTACATCCATAGCCATACGAGTCATCATACCGAGCAAGTAGGCTTTACGACGGTAAAGACCTGGAACTGACTCGGTTTCGCGGCGAGTGCAGTGTGGAAACATTTCAGAATACAAATTCATATAAACTCCACCATTCGTTCGAGTACGATGCTGGCGGCGTAAAACTAGAAGATTCGCATCCTGATTCTGATCGGTTTCTTTACGCATTTCAGCCAAAAGAAAGTCATTGTGCGATAGAATTAACTCCATAAATATTTCATCATATGTGGAACGAGACTGCTCTGGAACTCCAATTAAAATTGTATCATAAATATCTTGATCGTTTGTCAGACCTAGTGCATGGAATATACTAATTAAAGGAACTGGCTGTGTGAATCCAGGTAGGGTTACTACTGCCAGACGCTTCTTTGAAAATGACGCAAGATCATCGGTCTTGGAAATGATATCTGGATCATCAGGCTTATCGTTTTTTGGAGGAATCACAATAAAATGAGAATAAGGTCCGCGAGTGCCATCTTCCGATACTGATCGCATAGCGCCAATATACTCAAACTTTTCAGATTTAGTAGCACCTTGTATCTTGATAGCCGACTCCTTCTCGACTAACCCACGGGCTCCCTCATCGGCAGATTGAGATACACGCTTTGAAGCGTAAAACATATTATCTCCAAGACGCTCTTGGGTCAGAAGAACCTTTTCGGCTCCACCAATTACAAAATACCCGCCTAACTCAAACTTACACTCACCGGCTTCGTAAAGTTCTGATGCATTCATGGTAGAAAGGTAACAAAGTGAACTCTTTAACATTAAAGGAAGCTTGGCAATCTTAACATTTTCAAATGTGCGAGTTTCGGTTTCCTTGCCCGAAGTATACTCAATATCCAAAGTTCCCTGAATATCCATGGCATAGGTGGAATTGTCCAAACGACATGAATGAGGCAGAACAGCTTTATTATCTTGATCTACCGGCGGTAAATACTGGATCTTACTACCGTCTTTTCCACCGACATAGACCTTGATAGTTCGGTCATCGGCTAAAACAAGTTGTAATGGATTGGAACCTTTAATAAAATTGGGGATCTTTGTATTCAACATATCTGCATACGAATCCAAATGGTGTCTGACTAGAGGGTTTGGAGTATCTTCAAAATATGTGTCAAAAACATGCCTTGCGACCTCCATTACTTTCCTTGCAGAAAAACAAGAATGAGTTATTCCGACTTAGCTGTAGCTATTATTGCAACTGCAATTTTCACAGTTGCTTTTTTAGCGATATACAAGTATCTTATTAACCCACAGAAGGTGTTAACACTTGCAAAGTCTCAGTGCCCCGATCGATGGTCGTATAATTCTCTAACAAAGCAGTGCGAACCCCAATACCAAACCCACTGCACAGCATTTGATCCTAATGCAACAACACTACAAACTGCATCTGCAAAGTGTAATGTAGCTCAATCTTGTGGAACTTCCTGGCCGGGCAACTGCCCATAAATGCGCATACCGAGAATCGAACTCGGGCACGGGCCTTATAAGAGCCCGGGACTAACCACTATCTTATATGCGCGTTCTTACTACGGTGAATGCGTTTAGATTGTTTTAACTTAGAATGATAATGTATTCCGAGGTTTATAGACCCGTAACTTTAGATGATGTAATTGGGTATGCTGAAGAAAAGAAACAACTAAAGGAATACTTGACTTCCACTAAATACAATAAGTCAGTTATTCTTTCAGGACCACCTGGAATTGGTAAGACCACTTTAGCTCTTTGTGCGGCCAGAACATTTGAATTAGATCCTTTAGAAATAAATGCTTCTCGATCGATTCGTAGCTTCGAAGATGTTGAAAAAATCAAGGATGCATGTAAATCTGCCGTGAATATTCATTCATTCATTCTTGGAGAAAGACAAAGGAGAACTTGTGTCATATTTGATGAAGTAGATGGCTCAGATCCTCATGCACAAAATAAGATTATTGAATGGGTTCGTGATCCAACAAGGAAAGTTCATATAATTTGCACGGGAAATGAACTTCCCACTATTTTTAAACGAAATACTGATTGTATGGATAATATTCGATGTTTTCCACCAAGACCAGCCGATTTGCAATCATTCTTTCCAAATGAAGATATTCCAGCCCTAATGAAGGAATGTCATCACGATGTCCGGCGAATGATGCACCGAATGCAATATGGTATTTCAGATGTCATTCCAAAATTTATATCGCCTCCTACTGGTCTCCAGCTGGAGCAATCGTTTCTGATGAAGCAGCGGATGTTTGGCCTGTCTGACCCGCTTCACGAATATCGTAACGACAGACTGGACATCTTACACTCATCGAAAACCAGTTTGAAATGCAAGATCGATGGTACTCGTGCCGACAAGCCCGAATACGAGCGCCGCCAGAAGTAATGGGATCCTGGCAAACTGCACAAGGAGAAGATGCTGTTTCAATGGGTTCTAGTCCGGCATTAATTTGGTTTGTAGAAGGTGTCACAGGAACAGGGTCTGAAAAGTTACGGGCCAACTGTCCTCCTGGAAGAGCCACCGTAAGAAGTGCAGTTGTTATATCACCATAAATTTGAGTAGAATGAATACGATTCACGAGTTCCAAAACCAGTTGCTCAGTATTTAAAAATCGGCCAATCAGTGTAGTCCTAGCAGGATAATTGATTGCCCGAATACTATCGTTAGTAAGGAACTCTGTACGCGCCTCCATCATTTCATGCAGAAGATCAATAATACGATCGTTCATTTATTTTATTTGTTTAGGTCTTTGAAAACCACTTAGCGTTTCAGAAACATATCCATTGGACCGGTCTTGTGTTTTTTGAGATACTGAGAACTCATGAATAGAAGTCCATCCAAATCTTTCTCTTTCATTTTCAGGACTTTTAGGGTAGCTTCTTCTTCATCCAAAGTTTCACGATAGTCGGAAAACAGCTTATCGTAATCCTTCTTTTTGTATCCATCCAAATCTTCAATCGCTAGTGCAAATAACTGGGCAACAGGATTCTGGATTTGGTTCGTGATATAAAACTCGACATCGGGTTTCAGTTTCTTCTCACGGACATAATCTACACTTTCAATCTTATCGCCCTGCTTCTTTTCATCCTTACGGTTGGCAACATACACATACGAAAGACGGTCGCCAACTTGTGGCTTATTTCCAGCATCGCGCTCTTCCATACGATCTGCTAGAACACGATGAGCAATTTGACTCGGATTCTTGTAATCATCTCGCAGCTGCTTGGACAGAATATACTTTTCCAGAGGATACTCATTCTTCATTACCTTGACCAACATCTCCTTCACGAGTTTCTCAGCTACCTTGATGTTACGATGTTCCATGAGCGAATCAAGTGCTCCACCAAACACATCTTTGACTATAGGAGCATTATCGCGACGCTTGAGTGCGACGCCCATCGTCTTGCGCTTACACTTTTTGATATCGTCCTCATACATCATACCTACATACCGCTTACGACAGAACAGAATAAACGGAAAGAATGTCTTTTCATACTCAATACGATACGAACGACCGCAGAAAGCAGTAATTCTATCAGCCGCCTTCTTACCTAGTTCAATACTCTCCGCCAGATCCTTCGTCGCAAACTTGATAAAGATTGAATCCGTATCTCCATAAATCACTTCGCCGCCAAACTCGGTTTCTACGATCATTTTTGCATCACGAATCCTCTGACGACCGGCAGAAGTTGTGCATGCCGCTACCTCCAATTTACGAATCGGAGAAGTGCTGGAACCGCACTGACCATACACCGAATTAGCTACAACCTTATACGCCAACTGCAAACCGTTGAGAACTGACTTTTGAGACTCGTCTTCAATTTTCTCCATAAGCTTACGAGTTTCCTTGCGCTTCTTTAGTAGGATATCCAGCGTGAGCGGAAGGATTCCAACCGTGCGTGGGTCAGAATTTGGCTGAACGAATCCGCAAGTAATTCTGCCTGAAGGAGCCTTGTCTTCTCCGAAAGTATCGTAAGAAATCTCATCAATCTTGTATCCCTGAGCCACGAGTTCAGCTCCATCTGAACCTTCCTGTCGAATCTTCTTTCCCGTTGCACTAAAAGTCTTGACATACACTAGCGTATCAGGAGACAGATTGAAAGCAATCATGTTCGATGGATAAAGGGAATTAAAATCCAAAACGGGAATCGGTTGATCTAGATACATTCCAATTTTGGGAGGCAGAACGATAGCGCCCTCATAACTTGAATCTCCCTCAAACCCATCCTGCGTCATAATGATCTGGTTACGCTTAGAAGCCTGGTAAACTACTGCCGAGAAGATCTTGATTCCTTGACCCCTCAGAAAGATATACTGAATTGGAACTCGACATACATCTGCCATACCACGAGCATTTACGAGAGTGTCCAACTTAGCCATCAAAGTAAGAACTAGATCACAGTCCTGAATACAATACTTGGCAATTACTGCACGATCGTCAGCTGATCCACGATGAGACGCAAACATCTCTTGGGCGGTAGTATCGTCCTTACCGAAACACCATTCAAGCTTCGAAATATCATCGGGTGTCAAATCATGAAGAATTCGAGTTTCTGATCGAACAACAAACCATTTCGCGTCCTTTTCAACAACTTGAAACTTTTCTCCTTCACGATATGGGTTTGTAGTATTTGTCATCACATCAAATCGAACTAGATTTCCCACAAACAATCCACGAGTAGTTTTCGTATGAACCTTGACATTCAAATCATCTAGCCGTTCAATTTTAATAACCTTATCTCTCAGGAAAGTAGCTGCTACATTATCGAGCTTGTATGAATCCAAGTTCTGTTCGCGTCGGACAGACAGAAGCAGATCAATCGCCAGCCGACCTGGGACTTTTAGGTAACGAACAGCAAATGTCCCACTTGCCAGTTCAAACTTCTTGGCTTCAGTATGTGCATAAGTTACGCCTCCTTTATTTCGCCAATCATCAATTTCAACTCGACCGATATTGAAGATTAGCTTATTATAAGTGCATCTGTCGGCAATATACGCATCATCAAAACCAAATGTGTTATATCCTGCAATAATATCGGGATTCTCAAACTGCAAACACTTCATAAACTCTTCCAAAAGATGTTTTTCATTACGACAGCTGACAAAGGTTACTGAATCGTCGGCAGATGGCGTGCAGGTTCCAGAAACAAATACATACCGCTTGTATGAAGTCAGCATATCATCAGTATAGCGAAAGCTCACGCCAATCTGAATGATTTCATCTGATGGGTTTGAAGAAACTGGAAAGTTCCCTGATTCAGAATAAGTTTCAATATCGTATCCGGCAATATACATCGGAACACTTGCAGAAGCTGGTCCTATCATATCGTATTCCACCGTAAAACAAACATCTACATTATCATCCCCCGGTTCCTCTTCGTCTGCATCAAATTTAATAGGCGAAGCAGGAGCAAGTTCCATTTCGTGAAAGAGCCGAATGTAAGGAGGTAAATTTGCCTCATAAATATCTTCAAGCATGATTTCACGCTTACCAAACTTAGCAGATTTTAGAGTTTTTAGGACCATCTTCATCATAATGATCCCATTGAAGGAAAGTTTCCATACACGAATAGGGGTAAGACCGCTAAATCCGCGCATAGCATCTAGCTTAGCTTCTTGAGTGATTTTCATACCTCCAAGAAACTTACCTTCTTTGGTCATCGCCGATCCGATATTCGAATACATACTATCCTTAGTTTCCCCATCTTCTGCTCGAAGATAGAAATATGGTTTGAAGCCAGTAAGTCGAACCTTAGCTACACGGTCATCTTCGAGGCGCCCAAATACATCTACAGTATATTTACGGTCAATATCCTGTTCTAGCCAATCACAAGGTTGGAGAATCATTGTTGGAATATAATTTAGTTTGATACTTAAATTCGTTTTGTAAAAGTAAGAATGTCAAGTAATCTAGGACTGCCATTTATGTATGCCAACTCCCGTCAGGGTGAGGCGGCTCGCGATGTAGCTATTAATGAGGCTAATACTGCTGGACTAAAGGCTGCTGCACCATCGGGATGTGGAAATGACTGGGCAGTTGCTGCTTCCATCCCAGGCATGATTCCTATGGGCAACTTTGGAAATTCTCCCGAGGGTGGATGTGCCATTGATCTCCAGAGCCGTCTTCTATTCGGCGATCCAGCCACCGCTCGTTTCAAGGGTCCAAAGCAGCTGTTTGAGCGCCCATTTGCTACAACCCCTAACCTAGGGCTCGGCAGTATTGATCACATTGATGAGCAGAGCCATGTGATATTTGGGCATTCGACGGCGAACCGCAAGAGCATCCAGACGGTGACTGACAAGCAATTTCCGGTTTTTGAGCCTCTGATTGAAGAGAAGGCAGCTGACATTCCTGATAACAATTACTTTGTGGAACCGTTTCTTCGTGGAGGCTACTCTGCTCGACTTGCGCCGCGGACTCGGGTTGATTTGACGAAATAGATCGCTTAGCATGTTCTTCGTCCATAGCCTTTAGCGAATTACGCAGGGTTCGAATCTGCTTCTCTTCTTCCGTATAATTTCGAACTGGCTTTATAGCATCATAAAACTTTCGCGCAGCATTTTTTGCAGGAGGCAGAATTTTGTCTACTGCATCTTCAATATCATTCGTTTCTGCATATACTCGTTGCGCGTCATCTTCCGAGCAACCAGTGAGTTCCATAATAGTTTCAATAGCGCGGCTCATATTTTATTAGTTAAATGTAATAACACGAAAATGCGTTTCATCGATTCTCTGTGCCCACCCGCCCTCCTCTATCTACTCTACATTACGGTTCATGTAGGCATGGATCTGTCTCTAGGTCTCTTTGTCACGGCAGCCTCAAAGGTTCTAATGGGAGTTGCCGGAGTCGTCATTTTGGATGCTTTGTGCTCTGTAGATTTGGGCGTTGTGTCGTGGGTTATTGTCGCAGTTCCATTCATTATGGTTGCTCTAGCCTCATCTATTGCCCTAGGTCTTGGAATGGATCGCGTTGCGTCCAAGTATCTACAGGAGAAGTTCACTCCTCTAACTGGCGATAATCTAAAGAATCGTGATAAGGTAGTTAGCCAGCTAAAGCACGGAACTGAACTCCCACTTTCAAGCAGCTCGCTCTATTAAATAAAAATGCTATTTGTCGCCTGGCTTTATGAAACTGTATTCAACTGCTGCCGTCGAGTGGATCGATTTCTTTTTAAGCAGCCGGAGCCTAAAATTGATGAGAATACAGTTCCTGTTTCAAATCTGCCATGGATGTGGATTGGAGCAGTGTTTCCTAACTCTGAAACTTCTATAGATTGCACTCACATGGTTGACCCAACTATTACTTACGGAATGACTGTCACGACGGATTGGCTGGAAAATGTCACTGGTTATACTCCAGTAACTTGGAAGTATCTTGATGCCAAATCGTTAGAAGAGAAGGAATTTCCTTCATCTGGAATTGTAATAGATGATACCGAGTCAGAACATTATGAAAAGTCGAGTATCAGTTCCAGCACTAACCCAGATCATACTGAATGATTCGGATTATTTTGAGATTGCGGAACAGTATACTGAACTCCATAAAAAATTCAACCCAAGTGGATTTTATAATACCATATCTCTTTGGGTTGAAATGATCATATCTCCAATCATCTCGTTTGTGATGATGATTCTTAACCAGGAACCTCCCGGAATCTTGAATATGCTTTCATTACATAAAACTATAACTTTATGGCAAGAATGGTTTGAATACCAAAGTCTAAAACACGCTGTTCACGGATGGATGAATATTGTTCGTTCCATCGGTGGACCATTTATTGCAACAAATGACCCCGATTATCATGCTTATGTGTATGCTGACACTATGCAGCGCATTCATTACTCGTTCTTTCCAAAGAACTGACTGAATGTTTTCAGTAGCTCAGCACCCTGCTCAATTGCTGGCTTCATCTCAGATAAAGAACCCATGAGTTCCTTCTGAAGACCCATTAATTCCTTCGTATCACGGCGCATACCCCCAATCTGCTCAGGAGTCAGGTTACGATATGCATGTAGGATAGTCGTCCCGATATCTACATGTGGATCATCTGTCTTTGGAGGAGCAGGTTCTGGGGAGTCCTTTTTCGATTTAGGCTTCTCCTCATCATCACCATCCTCAAATCCCTCATATGTTTTCTTCGTAATCTGGCAGATCACATAGATTCCTACCAGTCCAGCAATAACAGAAACGGTGTGAGATAACTTACCCAGATGATGAGCTAGGATGTAAGCTAGGATTACCCATACAACCATATGTCCAACACGGCGCTGGACTAAGTAGATGGCTACAATTAAAAAAAGTAGTCCGGCAATTAAGGTGTCCATTATCCTATTGAATGAAATTTAATGGGCACGCACAAAGCTACCAAACCCCGAACCCGGCTGTGCGCCATTGTTATTAAAAGCACCCTCAGCAGCAGCACCTGATCCATCACGAGTTACAATAGCTACAGGGCTAATTAAGCCCTTAGAGCCTTCTCCGGTATAGGAAGCTGAAACACCGCCAAACTTGCCACCTCCACGACGAGTCTTGCGACCGACGCGGCGCGAGCCCTTACGAGATCCGCGGCGCTTACGGCCGCCAGTTAAAGGAAACGAGTTACCACCACGATCACCTAGACCAGCCGCATAGTCTCCAGCCTCTGAGCCACGGCGCCAGTCAGCAGCTCCAGTTCCTACAGCACCATTAAATCCATAATATCCGCCACGGGCCTTACGGCGGCGAGTATGTTTTTTAGATACGCGGCTCTTACGAGGCATTTACTTCTACTACGGAATGTTTTCTAGAACTGTCCATGATCCATCGTCATTGCGAGAACATCGGCACTTGAACTTCTGGCCTTTTGAACGAAGATACTCTGAAGTTTTCAAGTCGGGAACCCGAAGATATCCTCCCGAACTAACTTCGTAACAATCAGGAATTGAGAGTTTCGTGATATCGACGCCGCTGGAATCTAAGTCTACAAAATATCCCGGCTTTCCCACATCATCGATATGAACTTCATAACCCTTTAGCTTCTGTTTTGGACTCAGATCAGATTTATGAATAAGTTTGACAGTTCCAGGAACATGCTGAATAAATGTTTTCATCAAATCTTTCAACCATTCATATCGTTGTTCAAAAGTTGAGCAAGCGTAAACACAGTTTGAATTGTAAATAAAGATATCGGCTACAACATACTCAAACGGTCCAAGCTTTTCAGCTCTGAAGAAGGTATCGCCAAAGATACGCTCATCTGCAATACATTGAATTTTGCGACACTCATGTGTAGTCATCCACAAACACACAGGAATATCGTTATCATAAGTGAATACTAGCCAACCGGTAGTTCCGGTCGTTTGGGGAACTTTAAATTGTTTAAGGGAGGTCTCGGGGATTGACCGCTTGAAGACCTGCCGGGAGCTTACTATCCCCTCGTATAGGTTCTGAATCCGACTTTCGAGGGTCATACTCGGGTAATTTTACTTCCTGAGGCTGCTGGGTTAAAGCTTGTTCGTTTTTTGGGAATAAATGATCTGACGGTGAAGCACTTAAAAATGATAAGTCAGTTGCCTGCTGGACCGGAGGAGCCTGAACAGGAGCCTGAACTGGAACTGGAACATCTCGGTAAATAATCTGGGGCGCAGGAGGATACATTACTCGTGTTGCAACAAAGGTCAGAACTTGAAGAATAATCATAACAAAAATTGTAGCTAATGCTACATATAATACATCTAGCGCAATCATTTGTTGATGATAAAGGTTTCATATTACCCATTCTCTACGAACAGTTCCGAATATTCCTTTGCTTCCTCCTTCCAGATTCTGGGACTTTTTGAGTAAAGTGTCCATTTAATATGTTCTTCGTGCTGGACTCTAGCAGGTATAGAACCGCTCCAACATACTTCTTCATAAATTCCCGTTTCATGCGAATAACGAAATCTGACATAACGAGCAGGCACATAACTCCACCCATCATCACACCACAAAACTACTAGGTCCTTGATGTCCAGCGGAAGTAGTTTCTTGTGGTCCTGGTATGACTGGGGCGACATTCGCTTGACCTTCATTTAATTGTTTCTCATAGCTTTTGATTAAATCAATCCGTATTTCAGGAGACGCGGAAATTGAGTCACACAAGAATAAAGTATCGTAAAGCGAGTTGTGAAGTGATGTGACAATAGGTTTCTTTCCAGTGCAGTATTCGTATAGCTCGCTCAGTTTTGGTGACTTGTTTTTTGGAAGTTTGCATAAATTACGACCAAGCTGCATGGTGCACAGTTTAGGCTTTCTAAGACCTTCGAAGAACTTATATTCCAAGTCCCACAGCATAGCATTATACACAACATTGCGGTCAAAGTGAATGTTGTGAGCAATATACGCGTGGCAATCTTCAGAGAAGAATTTGTCCATGACCTCGGCAAGATCATGTCCGTGCTCAGTAGCTTCGGCAGTTGTAATGCCATGAATAGCTACAGACTCAAACGGAATTTCCCAGCCGCGTGGCTTGATGATATAACTTTGGCTGCTCAAAACTTTTCTAAACTTGTCATCCATGATAGCCCAAGAAATGGACACAATATGTGGCCAGTTGTTAGGTCCTTTAAATGCAGATGCCGCAAAATCTACCGGAAGACCGGTAGTTTCTGTGTCGAAAATTAGAAACTTCATTGTGATTACTTATCAATTAATTGGACTTAACAAGTCCGTTTTTACGCCATGTGGAGTAGGTAGTGCGCAACTACTGCAAATACAAGCGAGTGGACTACGAGGCCATACGTCGTGGGGCAGCCAGCCTGGGCGACCTTGAACCAGTGGGCAGAGCCGGGGATAACCGCCGCGGCGAGGCCGCCAACTAGCTGATCAACTAGGCGGTACGTCATGGGCGAGCTGACGACAAAAAAGAGTAGAGCGAGGGCGGCGGCATGCTGGATCTTCTTGCTGAACATTTGGTATATTACGAGGAAAAAGTCTTTTGAGTCTGAATGATTGAATGGATCCATTGAGGAATATTTTCAATAAGACTCTTGACAACCATGATGTTTTGGGGCACGGGATAATGGATATCTAAAGTATTGCTCTCACAAATAAACATTATTGCAGTGATTAAAAAACATAAACGGTTCTTAAGCACCGTTGGCGTCCATCGCAAACAGTGAATTTTATAGAGTGCATCGATATATGGCATAAGAACTCCTGATTGCGGCGACGATCTTACAGAATCTAAAACAACATTCCAAAGCAACCACACGGCATGACGAGCATGAGCTTGATCAATAAATGAATTTGTTCTAAATGAACAATCTAGATTTACTTTATTCGTCTTTTTGTAGACAGATGAAAACTTAATTATCCACGCGACCCAGTAAAGAGCTCGTGTCATATCTCGAGTTTCGGGACGCAAACAATAAACAAGTTCATTTATGGGAACATACAAATCCAACGGATCGTCGTCTTTCACTAAATGCCGAGCATAATTTGATGACGGAGATTTCAAATTTTCATTGATCGTAAAAGTATTGAAATCATGTTCTGCTTTAATAGTTGGGAGAGGAGGAAGCTTATTCTTACGCAGCATTGCCAGTGATGCCGCTACTTCACAAACTATATTGCGAACTTCCATATTATTACGCATATCGGTCATAGCTAACACGGAATACTGACCTTCGATTGGTGCAAACTTTTCATACATTCGAACTAGGTAAAGAAACACATTTGGAGCAGCGCGGTTAATATGATGAGCCGAAGCCTCAAATAAAGTTTGCCACAGCGAATGAACTAATCCGGAACACAGGAGTTCCAGTGTCCAATAACATGCGTAATCTGCATGACCTAATTTCACATTCTCGTTCAGAACTTTATACACATGATTGCGTAAATGACCCGAGAATGTAAATTTTTGAAAATCTACTACTGTCCTAGAATCTAGGACATTCATTACTTACTAAAATAGACCAAATACTGGTATTCCTTACCGCATCGCACGAGATCTACAGTTTCCTTATGACTGAATCCACTTGACTGAATCACATTGATTAGTCGTTCCTTTGAAGGCATAGTTAACTGTAACTTATTCTCGCGATACTTAACTCCTCCATTTGACTCTTTATCATAATAAGTAAAGGTCTCATCAAATGAAGCACCATCTTCATCTTGCTTCTTATTGAAACGGCCTAAGTATTTGAACTTATCAAAGTAGACATTGGAATCAACTACGCGATCAAGCGAATACTTTTGGAGAGAGAATGCGGCGAATGGAGATGCAACTTCATGTAGTGGATCAAACTTGTCTGGATCAACCATATGGACTACAAACCATCCTCCAGGTTGGAGCCACTGGTAAGCATTATCTGAAAGAACCTTGGCATTCTCAAACATATACACCGAAAATCCAAGTAAGACCGCGTGACTTACTGATTTTTGGGGAAATAAGTGAGCGTTTGTCACATCGCCCTTTTGGAATTTAGCAGAAGGACATCCGTCTCGCGCTTTCTTGATCATGGCATCCGAAACATCCACTCCTACATATTCTACACCCAAATTCTTGAACCAGCACGCATGAGGAGCAGTGCCACAACACATATCCAAAACCCGAACAGCAGAAGTGGGCCAATCGGCTAACGCAACATCTTGTAAGGAAACTTCTTCATACTTTAGTTTCTCATTTGAGTTCCAAAGAATATCGTATACGGAAGCGTAAGTATCGTCGTAAATTTCGGCAGCGTCATGGAAAGTTACGCTCTTGCCATCTTCAAACCCTTCAATGGATGAATACCATGTGGTTAATCCATACATTAATACTATGAGAAGCGCCAAAAAAATATATGCGGCCTCCATCTGTTAGTTATTTACCGAGACTTATTTCGTCCACCTAAAACTTGTTCTACTTGCTCTACAACGGTTGGGACATATGTGAACCACCGCCATAACATAAATACAACCACAAGACCAAGAATTGCAATGAGACCGTCGAGAATCCAAGGAAGATAAGAACCAATATTTGTAGTTGGAGTTTCACTTAATTCAGCAGTTCGCTTTAAAACATTCGTCTTATCATGAATCTTTTGAACTTCTTTGGACAACAGAGCGTTGTCTTCTTCATGTGACTTGACAGCGGAAGCCAAACTCTTAAACTGGTGCTGAGACTTTTCTTTTGTTTCAAGAACTTTATAAGCACTGGCATACCGACTTAAAATGGGCTCAATTTCTTCCTGCGCAACTTTCTGCTTTTCAGCTACTAACCAACCTTGCCCTTTCAACAAAGTGTAGTAATTGGTTCGAGCCTCAGAATAAGCTACTGGATTCTGATCCTTATTCTTTTCAGCTGTGTCCATAGCTAATTTTAGAGCATCAAGTTTACGCTGTCTTAAACAGTCCGGTCCACAAGGAGGAGCCACTACTGAAGCCATTATTTATAGTCAAGTAGATTCCTCCAAGAAGAACAGCAAATGCAATCCAATGAATCAATGATCCTAAAATTGACCCAACAATGTAAATTACAACAACAACAGCAAGCGTAATTACAAATCCGGAAATAATAGGCTGAATTGAATTGATTTGATCTAATGATACTTGCTGATCAGAAATAAGTTTCTGTAAGTTTCCAGCTGCATTTTTTGTGTTTGTAGTTGATTGGTGCTGTTCTCCAAAAATCTTCTTGAAAAAAGATTCAATATCTGAAACTTGTTTATTTACGGTCATGACTCCCGTTTGTTGATTGTATTCTTTGGTAACATCCTGAACAACTGTATCTCGTTGCTTATCCAAAGGAGTTATAGTATTCATAATTGTAGAATAATCTGGCTTATCCGGTCGACTAAAAATATTACCTAAATCTCCCTTTGTCTGAGCTGTCATCCAAAGAGTTTTGGATGTAGGATCGGCAGTTAAGTTTAGTGGTGTATATCCCTGAGTATCAACTGGTGTTAGTGTATTTGTAGAGCAATCGCCTTCGCATTTTAGAACCTTAGATGTTGGATCTAGTGCATAAACCGAAGACTGATCTATCTGACCAATCACCGAATTCACCTTTGTTCCAAGAAGACCTGCAATTGGAGACCAACCCGACTGAAGAACTTCATCGGTCTTCATTCCGGCTCCGGATGCATCCTTACCATACAAAGAAGTTGCAGATGATGATGTAATTGTGACCTTGTTTTCTGATTCAGGAATCCAGTTTGTTGTCGTGCAAGGCTTAGGGCATTTCTGTTTGTTATTTTGAGTATCTTGAGCCCAAATATAGGAGTGGGTTGAAAAGATTTGCGATGCGGCAAATGGAACTGGAACTACATTCCAAACACCTCGTCCATCAGATGTATTTGTGAGCATAACAATCTTGGAAGATGCATTGACAAGAATATAAACATTTGTTTCATCCGTGGCCACATCTAGAACTGATGATATGCTAAATTTTGACAAGTCTACTGGTTGCCAATTTCCCGTGCAAGGAAGCTGGCAAGTATAGACCGATGCACCACTGAACCCCCAAGCAAATCCGTATGCAGAAGAAGAGACCTTTGTGAGTTCTCCTGGAATATTAGCCCATGTCAGCACAGACGATAATTGTGTTGACAATGTATTGTTGATATCCCGAGTAGTTTGGTCGTATGCAGCCTGGAAATCTGCCATGTTATTTACTATGCAACAAAAGTAATGGACATTAAAGAGTTCACAGATTCACGAAACTCTCAACTATCCGATTTTCAAAAACAGTATACTTACCTAAAATCGGAGTATTCTGCAGCAGTATCCGCTGCAATTCAGGAAACTGACCCAGAAAGTCAGGAAACACTTATTCAGCGCGCTATAGCTATTAACCAGGAACTTTCGTCACAGTTAAAAGATATTTTGGGAGTCCTGAACAAGGGTGCAGATTCCTTTGATTCTAAAACACTTTCTGATCTAACGGCTGATCTTATTTCATACCAAAAAGAATTTCAGGAGATGCAGGCATCATCTGATCGTCTTACAACTCTGAAGCGCATTCACACAACAAATAGTCAGAATTTGGGAAGTGCTCAAACTATGTATAATGTATATTTAGGTATCCTCGTCTTTTTATGTGTTATCGTTGTTTTTTTGGTTATTAGGGCATCATGGACTCAATCTGTAGTTGGTGGAGCTATAGGAAGCTTAACCCAGCTATTGTCGCTACCAAAACTCCAAGGATAATATACTGCGTTGTCAACGATACCGGAGCATCATTTGTAGCGATATTCCTCATTTGTGCCGCCACTTCTTCATCATTTTGATCTACTAATCCCTGGCCGAGATGAACAGATTGAGACTTCACATCCTTCATCTTATTTTCAGCATCAGTGCCTAAAGTAGTTTCAATATTTTGAGCATCCGATTGAACGGCCCGATTCTTTGCAAGAACTATGGCGTCTAGTCCTTGTTCTGCAGATTCATAGGCAATCTTATACTTTGTATTTCCAGTAAGTTTGAACTGGAGATAGTTATCATGATAACTCCGCATCAGTGTATTGAACTGATTATCCATTTATACCTTCAGCGACACAATAACGATACCTCAAATTATCCGCCGAAGTCTCGCACAATCCCACAACTTCGACAACATCTCCTGGACGGGCACCAATAAACTTTGCCATTGCATCCTGGCTCAAAATCTTGGGCATCTGTTCAAGCGACTTCAAGTTATAATTTTTGATAATTTCGGGCTTTTCATTTTCCTTACAGATACGATGTTGCGGAACCTTGCGATGCTTACTGATATTGAACCCAAGACTACGAATATCAAAGATTTGAACATACACATTATCGCGATCGGCATTGTGTCCAATAAGGACCTTCATGACCGATTCCGATGGGCGCGACGGGCTTACGATAATAATACCCGATGCAAAGTTATTCTCGGATGCAAAACTTAGAAAGTTATTAAGCTCCTTTTCAGATACACGAGTCTTCGTGCTGAAAATGAGTAGGATTCCTGCAAACGAATACATCTTTGTGCCATCCATGTTGCTAGGAACTAGTTCAAACTTATCCGCAACCAATCCACGAGAAGTCAACATCTCCTGAATAGTCGAGAGTGCAATTTCTTCCGCAGACAGCGGGCGAGTCTTCTTCAGCTCTTGTAGCGCAGCAATTGATAATTCCTCCATTCCTTTACTACTTAAGAGCCATGAAAACATGATTCCATTTTTTACACGCTTAAATCAAATGAAGAACTGGGCATTTGTAGCAGTCATAGTCGCCCTTGCTGTTATTTGGTATGTTTTGAAATCTCGCGAGGGATTTGCCCTAGAGTTTGTTGATAAGTCAAACGAACAAAAGACCGACCAGACGCGTGTTTCGTCCTTTGCTCAGGAGACGAATCATTTTAAGATGATGCCGTCTCAGGATATTCCTCCAATAGGTGGAATTGAAACTCCATTTCGTGTGAACGCATTTAACTCATTTGTTCCTGTATAAACGGAGGAAGTTTAGTAATTAAAATGCATTTGGGGAAAAGCATATGCTTGAATATGATCGTAAAAAATGAGTCTCATGTGATAGAAAAGACATTTGATAACCTAGCTAAGTATATTACCTTTGATTACTGGGTAATATGCGATACAGGCTCTACCGATGGGACTCAAGAATTAATTAAAAATTATTTTGCCAAGAAGGGCATTCCCGGAGAACTTGTCCAGCATGAGTGGAAGGATTTTGGACATAATCGAACTCTATCTCTTCGTGCAGGTTATAATAAGACCGACTACCTACTAATTTTCGATGCCGACGATTCTATGCATGGCAACTTCAAGTTACCTGCAAAATGGTCGCACGATTGTTACCTATTGAAGTTTGGAAGCGGTATGACTTATTACCGTCCTCAACTAATTAATAATCGAAAGAAGTGGATGTATGTAGGTGTTTTGCACGAGTTTCTAAAGCCAGAAGAACCGGTAAATGGTGAAATGTATGTGGAAGGGGACTACTATATCGACTCTGGAAAGACCGGAGATCGCAGTAAAGATCCAAAAAAGTATCATAAGGATGCCCAAATTTTGAAGGCTGCGTATTACAAAGAAAAGGAAGCCGGCAATGATCTTGCTAATCGGTATGCCTTTTACTGCGCCCAAAGTTTCAAGGATTCTAATCAGGTAGATGATGCAATCGAGTGGTATACGCTCGTAGCAGATACTCTACCAAATTGGGCACAAGAAAGGTATTATTCATGTATTATGTTGGGTCAACTTTACGATCGAAAGGATAACTTTGAAAAGTCTATTCATTACTTTACGAAAGCAATCCGATTCGATCCAGAACGTATTGAGGGAGTAGTTTTTGCATGTGACAAGTTTCGTCAAAAGAATATGCACGAAATTGTGATGACTTTCTATCATAAGCATAAGAAATACAATCCGGATCCCAAAAATAAGCTTTTCCTATTTCGTGATCCTTATGAAGGAGCTTTTGAGTGCACCGCTGCAATCAGTGCATCTCATACAAATGAAAAATCTCTTGGGTATTCGTGTGCTAAAACGATCATCTTAAATAACACCTCATCAACCCACCTTAAATGTGTTCTATTCGATGTCCTGCGATTTTATATGCATGAAGTTACTGCTGATACGGATAGTTTAGATATGTTTTATATTTTAAGCAATATTATACACACCGCGAATAATGATGGTCTTGCCGTTATCTGGAATCTATTGTTTAAGAAACATAAGGATGAATTAATTAAGAATTCTAAACCAATCAAGATGTCAAAACTGAAGTCGGTAGAAGTATTCCTATCATTTACTTCGTGTAAGCGTTTCGATTTATTTGAACAAACAGTCAACTCGATTATGAATCACTTTTTAGATAAGGAAAAGATTGATTACTGGTTTTGTGTAGATGACAACTCCAGTGAATCTGATCGAACCCGGATGAAGAAGAAGTATCCGTGGATTATATTTTACGATAAGACTCCAGAGGAGAAGGGTCATCGTCCAAGCATGAACATTATTTGGAATAAAATGAAAGACCTAAATCCTAAATACTGGGTCCATATTGAAGACGATTTTCTATTTCATTCTAAGAAGAACTATATTACAGATTCAATTAAGTTTTTGGAAACTTCAGGAAATGTAAGGCAAGTTTTATTTAATCGCAATTATGCGGAAGTAATTGAAGATTTTAAGTTAGGAGGACATCTACCCCTCGTTCCCGGGTTTGTTTTGCACGATCATAAGAATACCCCTGTGAATTATCCTAACTGTCATTATTGGCCGCATTACAGCTTTCGTCCCGGCGTTATTGACGCACAAGTAATTCTGAAACTTGGCAACTTTGATAGTCCCAACACTTTCTTCGAGATGGATTATGCGCATCGCTGGACAGCTGCGGGCTACAAGACTGGATTCTTTGATGGCATTAACTGTCGTCATATAGGTCGGTTGACAAAGGATAAGAATTCGGATACTATTAAGAATGCATATGATCTAAATAATGAGTCGCAATTTTCAAAGTCTTGTAATATTAAGATTATTAATCTCAAGCGCCGCCCGGATCGTAAAGAAAATGTAACAAAAATATTTAAAGATGCGGGAATAACTGATGTTCAATTTGTGGAAGGTATTGACGGGTCTCAACTCAAACCAAATATTCAATTAAAGAAACTTTTTGCAGGTAATGATTTTGGAAGCCGCGTTGGTGTTATTGGGTGTGCACTTACGCATTACTCTTTATGGACGTCACTCCTAGCTGACACTAATAACGATTATTATGTAATTTTTGAAGACGATATAACGCTTGTTCCAGAATTTAAGAAGAAATTCGAACTTATAAAGGAGAAGGGCTTCTTTAAACAGTTTGACTATCTGTTTTTAGGATATCATATGTTCAGTGCAAATCGCCAAGCTACGAAAGATATTTATGTTACTGGTTCAAATACTTTCACTATTGGTGATATGCAGAATGATTTAAATATCGGTGCTGGGTTTGCATATTCAATTAACAAGGCCGGTGCAAAAACACTCGTAAATTATATTGCAAAAAATGGGATTCGTCATGGAATCGATTATGTAGTAAAAATATGCAAGGAACTAAAGTGCATGGAGGTTCGTCCGCAAATAGTATTTTCAGAATGGTATGAAACACCTGGGCAAAATGTAGACTCAGATATCCAAAAGAACTATAATAAATTGGACTTTGACTCTGTCGTAGACCATAGTGATAAGTTTGACTTCAAGGTAGGGCTTGATCAAATTGGAAATGATTCATATCACCATGGAGGAAAATCAATTGATGAAATGATGGAAATAGCGATGGCTGATTCAAATTGCACTGGGTTTAATACTTTGGGATATTTCAAACACAAGATTGAAAAATTAACAACTTCTCCTTATTTTGGACCCAATGATGGTGTATTTATTAAGAAAGAGGTATCTAAGAAAATAAATCCCAAAGGCACTAGCGATAAAATTCGTGTAAAGATGATATGCGATTGGCAGTCATCTGATAAGCTGATTGAAGAGTGGTCTTTAATGCCCGTTCCTAAAAATATTGAATTAACAACTTCCGACGATGCAGACTTTCATGTAATTATTAACAAACCCGGAAACGGTTCATTCGATCCAGCAAAGTCAATTATTTACCAAATGGAGCCTACTGTTTATGATCCAGCAAAAAAATGGGGTGCGAAGACATGGCCAAAAATAGATTACTCAAAGTTTTACCGTATTCAGTATCATAATTACCTAAATGGTGTTCAGTGGAACTTTCCAATTCTTAATGACTTCCCCGTAAAGACAAATGATGTTGTATCTATTCTAAGTGGTAATAATTGGGACTTTGGTCACCAGCTTCGCATTGCATTTGTGAGAGAAAATCAAGATTTATTTAAGGTCTTTGGAAAGCAGAATTTTAACAATTTCGAATGCTATCAAGGTAAAGTCCCAGATGAAAATAGGTCGAATGTATACTCAAAAGCCAAATACTGTCTTGCATGTGAAAACAATGCCGAAAAGAATTATGCAACCGAAAAGATCTGGGAACCTATTTTGAATGAAGTTTTGGCCTTTTACTGGGGATGTCCAAATTTGGATGATTACATTGATTCTCGCGCGTTTGTTCGCCTTCCATTGGAAGATTTTGATGCTGCTCGTAAGATCATTGATCAAGCAATTGCTGAAGATTGGTGGTCTCAGCGCATTGATGTAATTCGGGAAGAAAAGAAGAAGATCCAACATATTTACGGGTTCTTTCCAAACCTTCAGCGCGCTGTAACTCGAACAAAAGCAGTAATCATTACGCTAAAGGACTTTGATCGGTCAGAAATGATCAAGAAGACCGTAAGGATTCTTTCTAAACTTGGTATTGAAACTGAAATTTTCTATGGAGTGAACGGAAAGAATATTGTTAAAGATGATAACAAGTTGAGTTATCAAGGCGAGTCGTATACTTATGATCCTAAAGTAAGGCTAAATGGTAAGCCGATGACCCCAGGAGAATTTGGATGTGCATGGAGTCATCTTTCCGTATATAAGAAGCTTATCTCTGATCCTAAATTCAATAATTATCTAGTTCTTGAAGATGACATTGAGCTATATGATGATCTAAATGGTCTAAATAATGCTATTTCTAATCTTCCTAAACAGTATGATATATGCCATATTGGCAAAACCATTTGGTATCCATTCGATCATACAACTCCAGTAAACGACACATATTTCAATGTAAAAAAGAATTTCTTTAATGGAACAATCTCATACTTTATTTCTAAAAATGGCGCTAATAAGTTAATCAGCGAATCACTGAGCTTACCTTCTGATGATCGGCTGTCTAACGCTTTCATCAGTGATAAGATTACAGTTTATGCTCCAAAGAAGCATATTTTCCAACAGACTTCCGATGTTAAATCAATAATTGAGAGCCTTTCAGAGAACTAGTGTAGTTTTCTCTTTAGGATGTTCGGGTAAAGTTCCATTCTTACGATGTTCCTGAATAGTATTCCAGATTTCAGTAAAGCTTTCAAGATTTGAAGAAAGCCACTGAGGGTCGCGAGGAACCGTTGTTGATCGAATAGTATCAAAGTACCAATACATTGTACTGAAATCACGATCATCCTTTTCATCCAAAACTTCACGGCGCCAAGTTGGGACATCGCGCTGATCATTCAAGTCACGATATACTACTTCACCATCTTCAAAGACTACATAGAAGGATTTGATTTTGTCTTTCACATCAACCCATGTAGAATAATTAACTTCACGAAACTTCATTTCAATGTATTCGCATTCTTGCATGCCAGTACATTCCAACTGTAATTGCATTTGATGATAATACACTTCCGGAATCGGAGTACTATCAGAAAACTCACGGGAAATAGGACACTTGAACTCTACTAGCTTACCGTATCTGAAATCATCCTTGTTTTCTGTCACAATGATTCCATCGGGTGAAGCGCCAAGAAAGGAATGAACTGGATGTGGGACACAAGTCGTATCCACAATTTCAATTCCACCTTGGAAATGTGTAGTATAAATCAGCTTGGCAATTGGTTCAAAACGAGTTCCCCAAAGAAGAGCTTTTGGTCCAGTTCCAGCAGGAGTTCGTTCTCTTGGAACTAGTTTGGACATCACAATCTCATGTTTCAACGCCGGAGATGCATCTTTACAAGCTTTGTGGATTTCAGAAGCAGTAAGCATTTCTCCTCGTTTAGCATGCCATGCATCTGTACGCTGATCATCCTGACCATATTTTTCAAGAAGTAATTCGACATGGTTCATTAGAGTTCTATTGCTTATTAATACTAAAACCGTTTTACATGTATGAATCTGTATTGTAACAAATGCAGGAAATCCAAACTCAGGAACAGTGGGTTCTTCACCGACTAGAACGATTTTATGCAAATGCCGATCATCTTGCCCGAGTTAAAAGTATTCTCGATGGTTCTTCAAATCTATCTCTTCGTTTGATTGATTGGTTTGTTACCAATTATTCCAAGAAGTTCAATGTTTCATATATGAGTAAGGCTCAGAAGCATATTATTGTATACCTTTCATACAAGTCTCATCTCAAGGCGTATAGCAAGCGCATGTTTGATCCTTTCTGCCGATGGAAGCGTATCAAGTTTCGCGATATTGAAACGACTGTAGGGCAACTAAACTTTTTTGAGTGGGCTATTATGGACGGTGTATTAGATTATCTTGATACGCATCATGAAAAGGTTCATGCAGACATGGAAACTCGTCTCCACGAAAGCAAGACTTCCGAGCCTAAGAAGAAGCGCCATGAACTTTCCCATTCTGCTACTAAGTCTATTTCGCGCCACAATGTGCGTCTAACTGTAAAGTTTGATTAACCACGATCATAACAATGTTCTCGGTCCTAAAACCAGGATATGTTTATTCGAATTTCTCAGACGATGTAGCGGATCATGATGACGATTATGATGCAGAAGAATGGAACTATAATGGTCGCAAAGTATTTCGTGGTTGTTTAGATCCTGCTTATCCCGATTGGAATGTATACTGGCTTTATGATGACAATCTTGTTCGCGTAGGATTGGCCGAACACGATCCAGATGCACCCGAAATATTTCATTCATTATGGTTTTACGACAACCCATTTGGAACGCTATTTCAGGAATCTGGATGGATAAAAAAGAACACAACTTTATGGTCTTTATTAACACCTGAAGCATACCAGGATTGTTTAGAAGATGATTTCAAGACTGTATTTGACCGAGCTCTTGGAAGTAGTATTCGGCTCATGACTCCTGAAATGGTTGTGAATCGTCCAAAAGTTTATGAGTGCCAAAAATGCAATAAAAAATCTTTGTTGCCTCTGTGTTCAGATGCAACTATTTATGATTATTTGTTTTCCGATTTTTCTATTTTGTTTTTAGATGTTTCGTTTGTTTTATACACAGCACCATCAGATTCTAAAGTTTGGTCTTACATTAGCTTGAAGCCGCCACACGACGCTTGCGAACCGGAGCAGCCGGAGTCGCTGACTGAATTGGCTGATCAGTCGGCGTTGGAGGGCGCTCAGACTCCTCCTCCTGAGCCGGCGCAGGAGCCTCCGACTCCGGAACTTCAGCCGTAGGCGCATCATCCTCCTCATCAGCGAAGATCGCAGCTGCGCCCATGCGACGCTGAGGGAACACCTGCGCATCCGTGAGGCGCCAAGTCACACCGAAACCCTGACCAGCAATGACATAGATGCTGCCGCTAACTACTAGCTTAGCCTCTACGCCCTTGGGGAATGGCGTGTCCTTCGTCTCCAGCGTCTCAGGCGTGACATACACCGGGTTGCGGTTGGAGTCTACGATCTCTGATGAGACCTTGTTGTCGTAGACTGGAACCTTCACGCGGAAGCTGGGAGGATACTTGCCGTTGGGCACATACTCGCCATCAACCTTGTCGGTCGAGAAGCTGAGAATACGCTTGAAGCTGTCGCGGATCGCCTCCTCGGAACGCTTCTTGCCGAACCACGCGACTGAGTTCTCGACAGCCGCCTTGACGATGCGCTCCTCCAGGTTTGAGAGGAGATTGTATAGCTTGCCGATCTCATCGGCGCCCTGGTAGGCCTCCTTGCCGTAAGGATCGCAACCCTTGAGGGAACCGATGAGCGTGTAGGTCTTGAGACCAGTCTCGCCCTCGCGAACTAGGCAGCCGCCAGGGTAGCCAATACGAGGCAGGCGAATCTGTAGATTAGCACCGTTGTACTTCATGTTGATAGGGGGGTTACGACCTGCGCGCTTCTGGCCAAGGACAAAGGTGATCTGATTGACATCGATTGCAGTGGAGTGGATTGGGCCGTTCATTTTGATTGCTGGTTGTAGTATGTTCAAACTTAGATGTCCGGAATCCGTTTTCAACCAAAGGTTTCAAAATATAGAATAATGACCCTGTGTGCATCTTGCAAGAACAAAACTAGTTTTGATCAGTGTACATCGCTAGCATTAAAAGGACTTCTTTTTTGTGGTAAGCACATTAAATGTCGAGAGAAGCGTATTTGGGCAGTGCTAAACGGTAATAACACAAAGGCAGTTATTATACAGAAACACTGGCGAGGATACTTTATCAGACAGAAGTTGAGATTAGCTGGTCCAGGAGTTTTAAATCGCAAAGACTGCCATAACACAGAAGAATTGGTCACTATGGATTCAAAAACAGAAGTGCATCCTTTGGATTATTTTGCATTCAGAGAAGCAGATAAGCTTTATTGGTTTGATATTCGAAGTTTATACCAGTATGTTCGCAATACCTCCAGACCAATAAATCCTTATACTCGTCAACCACTAACTCTTGATGATAGAAAGAGACTACGAAAGTTGTGTCAAATAAGAAAGAGGCAGAGTATATTTAATTTGCATGCCGAACCAGTGTATTCCGATTTTTCAGATCTAGTAGGTAAGAAATGGCTAGATGTGTCTCAAATTATTGAAGAAAATGGGTTTGATGATATGAACCATTTGTTATTTTGTTCTCTCAATAAAACTCAATTGTATATTTTTATAAACTTTATTCATCTTGATCTAGTAGCTTATGCTGCAGAGCATACTACTCCAAATACATCTAGAAAGAAGTATGTTGAGTGGATGAAAACACTGATAAGCAAGTTTGTCAAATACAAATATGCATCTCTTCAAGCATCATATAATGTCGCTAGATCACTTTTGTCAATTTTGAATGATTCTCCCGAACCATATACTTTGTGTTTTATAATTATTAGTTCTGTCTGCAGAATGTGATTTAAACAGGTAAGGATTATTATATTCATAACCCGCGTTAGAAATGGATTCCGTCAAGTCAGTTACTAAGACAAACAAGATGCCAGCCAAGAAGGAGACCAAGACTGCCCCAGTTGCCGCCGAGACGCCCGTAGCCGCGAAGGCTGCCCCCAAGCCCCGCAAGGCCGCTGCTGCCAAGGCGGAGGTTGTAGTACCAGTAGTAGATGCCGCTGCGGCTGTAGCTGCGGCCCCCGTTGCGGAGGCGGGTGCCGAGCGCACGACGGCTGTAATCCTAGCGACGCTACAGGAGAGCCTACGCGCCCTAGGCACGGAGACGACGACGCGTGTTCGCGCTCTAGTTGCCGAGGCGGTTGAGGCCACGAAGGCGCTCAAGCGTGATGCGCGCAACTCCAAGCGCCGCCACAAGAAGGATCCCGCAACGATGACGCCCGAGGAGCGCACCCAGTGGGAGGCCCGCCGCGCCAACAACGCGTTCCTCAAGCTCCGCCCGATCTCCGATGAGCTCGCGAGCTTCATGGGTCTCTCACCCAAGAGCCAGCGCTCCCAGACGGATGTCACGAAGTTCATCGCGACCTATGTCAAGACGCACTCTTGCTTTGACCCCAACTTCAAGCGCCGCATCATCCCCGATGCCAAGCTCGGCAAGCTCCTCCGCGCGAAGGACGGCCAGGAGGTCACCTACCTGAACCTCCAGAGCTTCCTCAAGGTTCACTTCCTAAAGCCCGCTGCGTAAATACCTAAAGGTTTCCAGTTTCGTAAAACTGGTGGTGGGCATTCCCCTAAACTTAAAAAGCAAATACAAAAGAGCAAAATCTATTACATGGTGTCATCTGACATCAAATAATAGTTTTTTAGTATAAATGCTAGGTTGGGCATTGATTGTTGTAGGTGCTGTATTAGCTGCTTGGACTTTGTATTCAATGTTCGTGAAGCGAACAACTAGCTGGGTATGGGGTGCTCTTTGGATTGCTGGAGGCGCGGCTCTAGCTTACTATGGATACCAGATGGAGTATCCACCTGTCCCAACTCTGTTTACAGGAGGTAAGTCTCGCTGGTACTAAAACGGATTATTTCGGTTCAAACTTAGAAGTAACAACCAACCATTAAGCAAGCCCAAACAAAATGCATCCGCATGGCAAGAAGACTTTTACCAACAAGAGCGATCCCATTGTTCGCAACTATATCGAAGATCTACGGAAGGACGACACAGATCATGTTCATCTCGCCCGTTGCCTTAAGCGTCTCGGAGATGGCCGCGTGGAAGTCGTCTACTGTATCGGCGAGAAAGGCGTCATCGCACAAGTGATTATTCCAGGTCGGTTTCGTGGCCGGGCCAAGCATTCATCGTTTGTGGATGTCGGTTCGTATCTCCTCATCGGCGAGACTGGGGTTAGTGGACCGGCTTCTCTAGAAATGATCGCTCTAATTTCCGATCTTCAACTCGAAACAATTAATAAGATTTCACCAATTGACAAGCGTGTTCTATCCAAGGAGAATGATAAGGAGGCGATTGAGGCTGGAAAGACGAATGAAGATGGATTCGAGTTTGATCGCTCGGCTCCAGTTGTAGAGGAGAAAAATCAGCCAGTTAATATCGATGATATCTGATTATCGGTAACAATTAGTTCATGCGGCAAAGAAATATACAAAATCGTGCTAAAAAACGGTGTGGTTCTTCCGTCTAGAACCATAGAACGAATTTTTGAATTATTGAACAGAGTTCCAAATAAACGGTTAAAAAGCTTATCCTGTTTTATGGTCTTTTTAATATTTATCTTGCATATCTTGTCTTTGGCATCCCATGCACAGAGTCCACCTTTATTGCACAATTCAGGCGTCTTCTTGAATTGTCCACATGGAGTCCGAATTTTTGAAATAAACTCGTGAGGCTTATCAATATCTACAAACGCCACAAACTTTTCAAACCATCGTTTTAGTCGTGGTTCAACGGCTTTGCGTCGTAGCGGACTTTCGTTCAATGAGTCGCGAAGACCATCAAAGTTTGTGACTTGCAAATCTTTCGTGAGCTGAAAGAGCAGGAATTCATATACTTCCGATTCATACGAAATTTCAGAATGCACATTCTTCAATTCTTCAGATGATTCGCCAAATACGAGTGAATCTTCGCCAAGTTCACGAATACTTTCTAGAACTTGCAGCGCTTCTCCGTTCTTACCGTCTTCTGGTTTAACAGGAATACGCAATCCGCTCTTTGTCAGTATTTCAACTACCTGATTTCTAGAATTAAACAATTCTTCCTGAAACTCATATCCATTCGATGATTCTGTCGCTTTTACGAGATTCTCCTTCATCGTATCAAGCGTAGGCAAACGATCAATATTTTGGTATCCTGCAATCCGCGAATATTCCGAATCTGGTAGAGGAGTACTTTTGAACGGTAACACTACCTTATCCGGGATATACAGTGCCTGTCCTCGCCCAAACGGATCCAAAATTATGGAGAATGAATCTCCAGTATAAATTTTTTCAATAACACCCAGCGCTACTTCATAGGAAGGGATATCGGAAGAACAAGAAGAATTGCGCAGAGTTTCTAATGTTGTGACTGTATCTTTTTTAAACGGATCATCGTAAACATTTGAGATAAACCCAAAACCACTATGTGCACGCTTTACATAACTCAGGATATCAATGTCAGAATTTGATTGAAGAATTGCGATCGCCCGAGTTTTTTGACGAACAAGTGGAGTATAAAATAAACAACCAACTTTCATTGTATCAATTGAAACACGGAAGACATCGCAATTCAAAGAGATAGCGGCATATTCTAGCTGTTCAATAGGCGATAGTTCTTTATTCGAAAAGGCATCTTCAATCCCTGAAATCATACGAACAACACTCCGATCTAGATTTGCATTCTTACCTTCAATATCGCGAACATGTGTATCGGAAGTTTTAGACCAAGTAAAGAAGAACGAACATTTCATCACAGTTTCCACTGCATTTTTTGGTGATGGAATAGCAACTTTCATTCCCAAAAAGTTAGGTAAAGTTTCTATAATATTTCCCATTCCTACTCGAAAAAATCCGCTAGCTGACTCCGGAATACGCTGATTATCCAGTAAAGTATACTTCTCGCTAAGATGCAATGATCTAATTAGCACCTCATCTAACTTCGCTAAACGACCAGGCTTCAAATCACGATGATTCGTTTTAAATACATAATACTTATCCTTAACTTCAACTTCCTTGTCTGATTTGGTATAAGGTGTCTTGTAGCAACAAGGCATTACTTTTCCGTTACTTGGCGAATTGTATTTCATATAACCTGGAAAATTGAATCCTGTATCTCGTTTTATCAAAGGATACTGCCGAACATCTGCATTCTTACCGGTTTGGAGTTTGCCCATACATACTGGGCAATGTGCTCCTTCTTCATCAAACACCAGATCTTCTTCGCGCAAAGGAATCTCGTTCTTCATACACCAATACTCTGGACAAATTAGAGTTCCGTCTGGTCTTTCTACATCGAGCCGCTTATCTTCCGAACTCGTCTTATAAGGGTCATACTTTCCTTCACCCTTATTTTTGTTTGTGGGATCAGCCAATTCTTTCTTATCCTTATCAGTCAAAACTACCGGTTGGTGTTTCAAATTACACTTTTTAGGATATAACGATTTTTCTGGAAAAGTTTCAGGATCAAATTCTTGTAACTTTGAATGAAAGTAACCGTAGTTGGTTGTCTGCTTTGAAACAGTTGCCAAAGTTTGTGATTCAGCTACACTTTCCGCCTCTACTTCTGTTTCAGTTTCTACCTTTTCAGCCGGATCAAAACTCTCGTCGAATAAATCATCATATTCATTTATGACTGCAGCATCCAGTGTTTGTTCTGTGTTTATAATAGCACTTTCTACATCAACCTTTTGGAGTCTTGGAGGGCAAATCTTATTCAAATCTTCCGACTCTTCTGAACTCAGGATGTAACGCAAAATATCTACATACTTTGAAGATCGGTCCTGTTCAGTGACTGTAGACACAATTGCAAAATTTGGACCAAATGAAACGGTAGGATATCCTCGGAAAAGACGAGCACCTAATCTTGAATTTTCCTCTAATTTTCCTGTAACTGATGAAATTAACTTCTTTGCGTTTTCGCGAGTCATTGATAGCTCTTCTGCTACTGCATCGGGATCAATAGGTCCTTCGCGCATCATTTGAATAATTTTGATTTCAAGAGCACTGATTCCATGACTTTCATGATCGTTGCGCAGAAGGGTGAATACAGATTTGGTTTTATCGGGAATTCCATAAATCGATGAAATACAATTAAATCGAAGTAAACTTAGGTCAACATTGGAGTCATATTTTAACACATAAGATAAATCTTGTAATTCCCATCGATCTGTTTTTATATTGTTTTCATGTATGTATGGAAGAATCGAATCCAATTCTCCTAGCCATTTATTACACGATTTTTGTATTTCAGAAAGTGTTTCCTTATTACTTTCAGGGCGGTAAGATGAAATAATCATATCATTCGCTGTTATTGCAATTCGATCAAAATGATGCTTCGACTGTCCGCGGTAAAGTAATAAAGTTGGAATATTGCGCTGAGGTTTACTTATATTAGTCCAACTTGTCCACCATGACATATTCAGGTAAGGCTCTTTGTTCTTCACATCCTCTACAAAAAACTTATGCCGATTTGTGTCATCATTGGATGTAAACAGACAGATGTATGGCACATCTTTAGAAACAGTTAAACCATAAAATAGCTGTTCAAATCGCGTGCGAACCGCCGAACCAAAATCAGTTTCAATCCATGGAATATAGAATTTAGTTTTAATAATATTTGGACTACCTTCCTGTTCGACTTTCAGATATAGTAGATCGGTTAATAGCTTAGCGTTCTTATCAAGTAATCGAATAGATTCCAACGACAAAACTTTTGGTGTTTCAGAAGTTAGAAGTGGATAGTGGTATGATGACTTTTCATCGGTGTGGAAATCGTAAATAAACCTTTCAATGTTTCCAGGATACAACGACCATACTAAAACATTATTTTGAGGAACTGGAATATTCGCCGAAGAAATACGGTTCACTAGTGAATCGTCTGAATCCAAAGGAAGAATGAATGATTTCTTTTCCTCAACTCCCAAAATACGATACTCTATAAACTCAGATGTTGGCGAATGTATTTGTTCTAGCTCAGACGGATACTCCATCCATTCAGCACGATCATATGACTTGTGAGAAATAGCTGTATTTGGAAATCGGTAATTTAATTGGTAATCTGAAAATGGTTTCTTTTCAATAGGTTTGCCGTTATATGATAACCGAACAAATAACCCTTCCCAGTGAAGAGGATTTTTGTAGTAATCTGCTGGTAGCTTTACGGCTACCAGAATAAACATACGATCGGGGTGACTATCGGCAGACTTGGCGATCTGTTCTCTCAGGACTTGAATACTATCATCTTCAAAAAAGGAAACAGTGTGTTTCTCTTTTGAATTTATTTGTTCAAGTTCTCGCCTTAACATCTTATTCTATATTGGAGAGTCTGTAATCTGCATACCACAGTATGAAACTGGAGAGTGCGAGTAATTTATAGGTTGGTATATTCCACATCCTACTGCGTCATGAAGTATTCGTTTGAAATTTGTCCAGAATTCAGGAGTGTGTCCTACAGTTGTCGTCATCAAATGAGCCATCTCGTGCAAAACTACGAACATCACAGTGTTGATGTCTATAAGTTTGTAAGGCGGCGTTTTATCACGAAGACATACGACAATCTTTTCACCCTTGTTTTCAGAATATGATGTCGAATCCGAATCCACATCGTTCTCACACATATTGTTGGGATTAAATCGCTCTATTAGAACTTTTACTCGCGGATCAGCTGCAGTAGCAGGATCGGAACGATATTTAGATATTAAAGTTTCAAGCCTTTGTTTTATTGCAATCATACGATCACATGCAGCTTGTTTATCCGGCAAATCCTGAACACGACATACTGTTCCATCCGTGTTCGCGATGTGTGTTAGGTTCTTTACGCCTCGAGATGAAGCTATGGCTAGAGCTATTCCAGCGCCCAAAACAGCAGCAGGCCACATTATTACTTAAGTAGGTTGAATTTAGGCATCGAGGCCACGCTTGAAGGGGTTCGCCTCGATCGTCGTGTTGAGGAAAGGACCGACCTTCGTCTGGGGGTTGGGCTGCTCGGAGCGGACATCCCATGAGGCGTTACGGTTCGTCTGCGTGACACCAGCGACGGCCGTGTTGGTGTGGTAGCCGGCATCGAGGAAGTTCTGGCCCTTTAGGTCACCCATTGAGGCAGGGTTTACAGCGGCCCATGAGGCACCGAGTTCACCCTTGGGTAGTAGCTCAGCAGCGCTTAGCGTCGTGTCTGAGTATACGGACTGGGAAGCTGGGTGGCGGCCCTGGAGGTCCTCTGTGGGCTGAGCATTTCCGCCCTTGTCATGAATAGGCTGACCATGGGGGCCTGAGTCGGATAGAGGGCCCTGGACACCGAGAGATCCAGCGAGCTGCTCCATGCCCTCACCTAGAGTAGCCTTGGCTGATGAATAATTGCTAATTAGCCAGGCAACAGCGACGAAGCCTCCGAGTGCTAGAAGTAGGCGCGTCGTTTCAGACTTCATCTTTCTTTGATATGAAGATACTAAAAAATAAATGACACTTTCGTTTGATTAAATCGGGGCTTTATATGGCTGAAGAACAAGTGGAATGAAAAAGCACCCCTTGTCCGATCCTTTGGCATTTCTATCTTCGCCTGATTTCCAAGCTTATTTTGAAAAAAACATCCTTCAACCTATTTTATCAAAGGTGTTTCACTACTTGTATCCGTATATTCTGGGATTCACATTGATCTGGGCTATCATGTTCCTTTCAATAATCATAATCCTCATCATTCTCTTGCGAGCTCGATTCTAATTCTCCAGTAAATTCTATGTAGAAGTCCTCTGCATTATTCTGAAATCTTATATTCGGTAACCAATTCACCTTTTCAGGTAGAAAGAATGAAATGTAAATACCATGAAGAGCAGATGTTTCAACATGCCAATAGTAGACATCGGAATGTTGACCTACATGAGCGGCAAAGTGTTTCTTAACAAGATAATGCAGGAAGTGTCCTAGCGAAGTTTTATCCTGTTTAAGATCATCTGTAGTTTGTTCTAGAAAGTCCTCGTCATTCATTTCTATACCATCTACTTCACGATAAATAGTGGCTCGAATAAGTCCCGTATATCCTGCAGGAATTAGCTTGGTTTCGTAATGAGTGCCAGTATGTGCGGACAGATATCCCTGAACGACATGTTCTTTACTCTTTGTTCCGTACATCCTTCTTAAGGTTATCAATATTTTGATCACCCAAATCCATTTTGATTGGATACAGTAATTCCATAAGCTCAGACCGCTTCAGATTCCAAATATTAGGAAGTTGTTTTGCCTGTGCTTCCTTTCGCAGTTCATGGATGGTCTTCTTTTCAATAATGAATGATTCTGGCAACTTATCCATTAATAGCAATTCAATAAGCTTTGCACGGGGAATAATGTAATACTTCTTGATCTTTGGAGTTCTGTCTCGAGCAATCTGCTTGAGTTCAGCTAGAGACATTGAATGATAGTCCATGATGTTGCGTCCAACAAATCTGAATTAGTTAAATCCGTTTTGGTAATATAATGGAGACTGCAGTGATTGCTGTAGCTACAGTAGTTGCAATATGTGCAAGCTTGTATTTGTTTGCACTATCGCAAGTAAGCTTTCTTAAAAAGAACTGGCCAAAGTATCGATGCCATCCACTTTATATGCCCATGGCAGGAATGGTTGGACAAGATGTGAGTGCTAATTTTACGAAGTGCACGATGAAGGGGTTTCAAGATTATGCTGGGTTTGTGATGGATCCCATAATGTCCCAGTTCTCGTTATTCAATTCAGTGATTGGCGATATTTCGGGAGCTATGAATGATATGCGTGGAATGATGTCAGATACTCGTAATGGCTTTTTGGGTATTGTTGGAACTGTTTTTGGAAAGATTGAAAACTTGATGTCACAATTTCAACACATAATTATTCGTATGCGGACTTTGTTAGCTCGTGTTGTTGGTATCATGATGTCGTTCATGTATATCTTTTATGGAGGTATGCAAACTGGTGAATCAGTTGTTGCTGGACCCATAGGAAAAACAATGTCTGTTTTGTGCTTCGATGAGAATACGCCGATTCAGGTAAGTTCTGGGCTTACATTAGCGATGAAAGATTTGGTAATAGGCGATATACTTGCCAATAACAACGCCGTAACATCTCTATACAAAATCAACGGTAAGGGTGTTCAGATGTATTTACTTGATGGAATAAAAGTTTCTGGAGGACATAAGGTGTTGTATAATAATAAATTTATTCCTGTATCTCGGCATCCTCACGCCATACGCACATTGGAAAGTTCTATGTTAGCATGTATAAATACTGAAAATCGTTCCTTTAAGATTGAAAATTATCATTTCCTAGATTTTACAGAAGTTGGAGATGTTACGGGAGTTTCTGAAGATACTATTATTTCTTTGAAGTCAGCGGATGTTTCAATTTCTGAAGTTGTTCCTGGAGATATTCTTTTGGGCAACGATGTTGTTCGTGGAGTTGTAAAACACTTAATAGATGACAAGATTAGATACAATCTAATTACTGAAGAATCAATTATATCACCAGGCAACAAGGTAGAATTACTGAATTAAAACGGTGCTAATAAATAGGGATGCTTGTTATCATAGCAGCAACAGTATTGTCTATTCTCGTCATGGGAATAGTACATGCTTCAAGTTCTGTGGAAAAAATTAAGCTTCATTGGAATGAATATCGATGTAATCCTATCTATATGCCATTTGCTGGAAGTATTCGGCCAGATGTAGATACTGCCGAAAACTTTGCTTACTGCACGAATGCTATGGCCGGACACTTTTTTGGGTATATTATTGATGGAATTAATCAGTTGTTTTCCACAGCGGCTGAATCATTGGGTGCTTTAGCAGATCCCCTTGTAGCGTTCAGGGAAATGTTCACAAAACTACGCATGTTCATGCTCAGTTTTGCGTCATCTACTTTTTCAAAAGCCGCAAGTTCAACAAGTGTATTTGTCCACTACTTAATTAAAATTCGAGATGTACTGAAACGGTTCGTTGGAGAAGGATATATTGGTGCATTTTTAGTGAATGCCATCGTTGACTTTATTTGGTCGTTCGTCACTCTTTTCATAAGTATTCTCAAAACTTTTGTATTTGCTCTCTTAGCTATTTCAATTATCCTTGCCTTATTCCAGCCTGAGCTTCTTGTTGTAGCTATAGTTTTGGCATCAATGATTGCAGCCTCGGGTTTTTAACTCTTCATTCATAATAAAGATGAATAAGACGAGTCTCGTTCTTGCGTTTCTAGTAGCTGCCGTCCTAGCTGGACTATTTGTCCGATTTAATCTCTTTGGCGCTGCTCAGGAGAATTTCATGCAGCAGCCAGTAGGCGCCCCACTCAATGCCGGCGGCATTGGTCCATATGATGGCGTAAGCATTGGCGGCGGAGTTTCTGGCTGGGCCTCAACGGAGCCAACGGCTGATCTAAAGGGTGCTGCGCCTCTACCATCTGCTGCAGCCAAGGATAATGAGCTTATGTTTCTAGTTGATAATAAGGTAAATTCAGACTGCTGCCCATCGGCTTTTACGACGGATACGGGATGCGTCTGCTTATCTGACGAACAGAAGAGCTTAATGGCATCTCGTGGTGGCAATCGCGCGTAAAGGTTTTAAAGAATTAAGAAACTATAATTGTAAATGGAACCCTTTGAAGAGTTCAAGAAAGAAATAGAAAAAGCTGGATTTTCACCTGTGATCAATATTGATGCAGATGTAAATTACATTGTCGCCAATTTTTATTTAAAGTTTTTTGATATTATGTCAAAAGACGAAACAATATTTGACGAAGATCATATTCTTATGGGAGTAAACCTTTCAGAAGTATTCAAGAGCGAAAAGATGGACAAGGAAATTTTTTGGAAGAACTTAACTACCATAATTTTTGCATCATTGGTGTATGGAGATTTTAAGACCAAGATTGGCCCACTCATTACTCTAGCGAAACAGCACTTTTTTAATACTGATCAGGAAGACTCGGAAATTGCACAAATTCTAAAAAATGATACTATACAAGAGCAGCTTACTGACCTATTAGATATTATTCTACAAACACGCATAGTTAAGGTATGTATGAAAATAGCCGAAAAATTCGATATAAAGGATATCGGGATAAATCTTGAGAAGCCAGAAGATTTTATGAATTCAATTAAAGATTTAACTCCAGAGAGTCCTGCAATTAAGAAGGTTCTAGCAAAGTTTAAGGTTATGCTCGAAGACAAAATTAAATCTGGAGAGATTACTCAAGGGCAGCTTCAGTCAGAAGTTGAACTTATTAAGGCTAAATTTACTTCAATTTTTGGTAATATGTTCATGAACGCACTAGGTGGAGGTAATGGTGGCATTAAAAGCGCTGATATGATGGGTAACTCTCCAGAGGCTCGTCGTCAGCGAATGTTGGCGCGTCTACAGAAGAAACAGCGGGAGAAAAACTCACTGTAAAAATAAGATGTCAGAACAAATTTGGTTCAAGGACCCATCGGTTCTTTTTTCACCAACAACTTGGAGCCAGTTTGTTCCCACGAAAAATATGACGACTGCTCAGGCTCTCAACTCAGTAGTGCGTTTCTCAACCTACTTCTCAGTTATACTGTTTTTAGCTACTGGAGTATCCGCTTATTTGCTTGCAGTCCCAGTCGTCATGGCGACCTCTGTAGGTCTTTTCACACTATTCCCAGACGGAAAAGTTATGGAGTCGTTCGTATCTAAGGTAAAGAAAGCAGTATCTAAAGCTGAAACTATGCCATCGGCGGAAAATCCGTTCATGAATCCTCTGCTGACGGAGATTGGAGATAACCCGAACCGCCCAGACGCGGCCCCAATTACTCGTTCTGATGTAAAGGCAGCTGTATCTTCTGCTTTCCAGAAGACGAGCGATATGTATATGGATACAAGTGATGTATTTGACCAAGCCCAGGCCATGAGAACCTTCCATACTCTACAGGGTGCCACAATCCCCAATGATCAGGATGGATTCCTAAAGTGGCTAGCTAAGGGTTTGGATGAGCCTGATCATTCAAGCGCTCCACTTGCTCGCCACGCTAAGTTACTTCATGAAGGATATGTCGAGGCCAAGGGTTCAATGAAGAATCTAAAGTCGACGACGAGTGTTCCTACGGGCACGGAGCCGACGAGTTTTACGCCTGCGAAGTCCACCAAGCTTGCCTCCAAATAACTTAGCTTTTAAATCATCTTTAGACATCTGACCATCAGCCTGCTTTTTAGGACCATTACCAACAACTTCGAAATGGGGGAATCCACTTATTCCCATTTCGGAAGGAATATCGGCACTCTCAATTTTCACGAACTTTGTGTCTGGCTTCTCGCGGGATAGTTCATCCCATGGAGTATGCATGGGAATACAATGGGGACAAGTTTCCATGTAATAGAATACCGCTACCGGCGTTTGTGACTTTAGAAGCTTTTTGAGTTCATCTGCCTTTACAGTCTTCATTGTCTAAAACGGATTTATTTTGTTAGTAGGTTGGGATAGTAAGCATGAGACCGTTTGTGAAGGTTGTTGACCCTAGCACGATAGAGAATGAGGTTGAACTTCAAAAGGTTGCAATCATGTATGGGTATTCTCCCCAAATCATTTCAGTATCATCCGATGAGATTTATATGGAAGATCTGGAAGCTCCATGTCTGGCGGATATTTACGGAGAGGAAGCTTCCGATATTCCTGAATGGATTTGGGAATCTATTCGAACGATGTTGGGATCACTTTATCGTTATGAAGATATCGAGTATACTGATATCACACCTTACAACTTCATTGAAAAAGATGAAAAGATTTACCTTATTGATTTTGGTCATGCGAGATACAAATCTAAGAATCGCGAAATGAACTGGTTTCTTAAAGAGTTCTTGGATGGAGAGAATGCGTGGAATCCTGACTTCAAGTAATTCTCAGTAAGTAGATAATTCAAATGCAGCAGCACTGGGAAGGTTATTTAAATGCAGTTGGGAAAAATGCTATTCCTCAAACTTCAACGCCTGCCCTATACCAAACTTCAAGTTCAGAAATGGGAGTTGCAGGATTTTTAGATTTAAAACCAAAAAGTCCAGAGATCCAAGCTCGCTATGATGCGATGTCGGGATCATGGGCTGGTGTTGATGCTTCAAATAAGGCTATTTCCAAAGGTGTTTTTTCAACCGATGCTATGCCTATCCAACAAAATCATCCGTATATGAATAATAATGTCGGGGGAAATCGTCAATCTAATGCTAACGCTCCGAAATCAAGTTAAGATTTATCATTGGGAAACTAAGAATTTTGCTCGTCACAAGGCTACCGATGAATTAGTCGACAAACTTGATGCCAGTATAGACAAGTTTGTTGAAGTGTATATTGGAAAATACGGTCGCCCCAGTTTGAATTCACGCACAGGTAGTATCAAGATTCGTAATTTCCATGATCGCGAAGCTCCAGTCTTACTCAAACAGGCGATTGGGTGGATGACTACCAAGCTTCCATCTTTACTCAAACCTACTGATACAGATCTGCTGAATATCCGTGATGAAATCATAGCTGACCTGAATCAGACACTGTATCTATTTACCCTTGCCTGATTCCGCATACCATGGATCAGCTGAGTTAGAAGGTGAACCGACAAAACGGCCAAATGATGAGCTGGGCATCGCAAGCGCCTGAGAATCGCCACCTCCCTTACGACTTTTACGACGACGCAGAGTCTTACGACGAGTTGAACGCTTTTTCATATGCTTTGTCTTCTTTCCCATTTCTTTGTTATGAACAAAGAGAATGCTTCTTTGGATTCTTCTAGGACTTGTAGTTTTGATTCTACTTGTGAGTCGGCGTGAACACATGACGAATGATGATCTTCTTTCAACTCTGAAAACATTTGGAGATAAAGCTCCGCCGAAAAAGAAGGCAAACCCAGCTGACACGGATCAGATTCCCATTTATGGTCCACGGGCACCTCAGGTTACTCCAGCCGATCCTTCCAAAACAAAGTTATCACCCACTGTCTCTGGCGTCTACCCTGATATTTACGGTCCTGAAATCACAGCTGCTCCAGGAACTAAGCCAGGTTCCAAGCCAGGTTCCAAGCCAAACTCCAAGCATGAATCGGATAATCTAGATGATTCAACTTATGAATTCAATCCAGATCTCCAAAAAGCATTTCCTACCGAAGGTCCACCTCAACCCTTTTTAACAGATTTCTCTAAGATACAGCATTAAGATAATAGATGTTCGGACTCAGAAATTTTCGTGGAAGTTGTTGGGTCAATACATGTATTCAAGCGGTGCTTCGTATCCCCGAAGTTCAAGAGCGATACACAAATAAAACGCACGACTCTTCCAATATTTTGGACGAAGCTCTTTACAAGATTTGGTGTTCAAAGGGAGAAGATGGACTCAAGGATTTTTTTGAGTCGGTAAAACACGATACTCTTCCAGCCGGTCGTGATATTGGAGATTCACATGAACTCCTGATGTATCTTTGTGATAAGTTACCATTTTTAGATACGCTATGTCGATTCAAAGTTGCAGATTCGATTATGTGTAAGAATTGTGGTAAGAAGGAACTTAAGGAAGATTCGGTAACAGAGTATTCACTAAACTCTGAAAATTTAATGACTCCAATTTCTGAATGTATTATGAACTCGGTTAAACCTTACGACATTGATGATTGGAAATGCGAAACATGTAAGAAGGAGGGTTGCACTAAGCAACAACTAATTGGTTCCTTTCCAAAAGTTATGGTTTTTCATAAAGTTTCTACAAGATCATCTATTAATTACTCAAGTATTCTTGGACTGAATGGTAAGCAATACGCATTGCTATCAGTATCATGCTATAATGGAATGCATTGGTGGTCATATGGTCGGAATATGCCACCAGGATCGTCTTGGTATACTCTAGATGATACAAATGTCACTGAACATGGTCCTAAACAATTTCCAGTTTCGGGGAATATGAGACTTCTGATTTATTATCGCCTAGAAAATTAATGGATAGCTCATCTGTATTAATGGTGTCCGGAGTAGGACTTTCTCTTCTCAGCGTAGTCGTATTAGTAACCACAGGAAGTCTACTTTCCCTTGTGATTGTTTTAGCTTTAGTGGGAATGATTGGTTATGTTCTTACCAAGCTTGGAATCTTTACGGTAGACTTTTCCAATAATTCTTTAGATATTGGATTTCACGAGAAAGCTCCTGCCCCTTCTGCTACCAAGAAGAATATAGTGCCTTCAATGCCAATTGAGAAGAAGGAGGTATTCTATGTTTCCGGAAATGATTACACTTACGAAGAAGCTGCTGCCGTTTGTGCAGCGTATGATGCAGATCTCGCCTCATACGATCAGATAAATGAGGCATATTCAGGAGGTGCTGAATGGTGTGGATACGGATGGACGCTAGGAGGTATGGCTCTTTTCCCTACACAGCAGGCGACATGGCAAGCTCTACAAACGGACCCAGTAAATAAGACCAACTGTGGTCGCCCTGGAATTAACGGTGGATACTTTGATCCCCAAACGAAGTTCGGAGTCAACTGTTATGGAGTAAAGCCGCAGAATACCGGAGTAAAGCTACCTCTTCCATTACCTGGGTCGGACCCAGCTGATTTCAATAAGATGGTAGATAAGTTCAAGTCTATGATCAAGAAGATGGTAGTGTCTCCTTTTAATCGCGACGGATGGTCGGAGTGGAATGTTAGTGCACATCTACCCGGTTCAGTTCAGGCAGTAAAGTCAACTAAGTAATATAAATGAGCGGAAGCAATTATGCTTTAGACAGCCCTATTAATCGTAAAGTTTATGTCCCAGGCGAGGATGAAATTCCATTCGCCCCTGTGTCAGCCCCGAAGAACAATGCAGAAACTGATCAGACACACCGTAATATGACATGGTTAATGCACAAGCCACAAGATCATGCTGTATTTCCCGTGCAACCTACTGCAGTTAAAATAGAAAAGAAGAAGTAAATACAAAGATGATTGAGATAGCATTGCTACTCGGTCTAGGGGCTGTCGGCTATGTTCTTGCCGTTAACGATACAAAAACCGAGAATTTTACTGGAAATTCAAGTTCACCTCGTCCAACAGAGCTAATCCGCGATGATGTAGTTCATTCCCAGGAACAGAAGGGACACAACAACGAAGTTCCTTACTTTGGTGCTAATGTTACGCAGAGCATGTATTCGGGTGCTACCGAGGGTATTTTGGACTCACACACTGGAGCCGGCAAGGAGTATTTCCAGAAGCGTGAGGTAAAATCATTTTACGATGCCAAACCTGGAACAGGTAACCCATTTGGAAACCCTAACGAGTCTGACTTCATGCAGTCTCGTATGGTTTCAGGCCAGAATATGCATAATGTTTTTCCAATTGATCAGGTTCGCGTAGGTCCTGGTGCAAATGATGGATACACAAACATTCCTAAGGGCGGATTCCAGCAGGATCAGTTCCGCGAGTATGCTCTACCTCCTACAACCGATGAGCAGCGCGTGGTTTCCAAACCCAAGCTGTCATATGAGCCTCCAGTCATTCCTGGTCAGAATGTTGTTACGCAGCCAGGTATTCAGGCCGATGTAAACAAGAACAAGCCCGATCGTTTTGCTCTTTTGGGTATGGACCGTGTTAACACAGCTGTAGGTGCTCAGGTTGCTCAGGCAATCTACCCACAGCAAATCATGAAGACTCAGGCTCGCGAGACGACAGAGAAGCAGTATTATGGCGCGGGCGGCAGTGCTAATGGTGTAGCCGAGTCTTACATTCGCGCCTTTACGGAACCTTTCATGGAGTTCATGAAGCTTACTGCCGAGGGACGCCCTGGACCTGCCGGTGCTCAGGGAACTGGGTTTTCAATTGGTGCAGACATGTATTCTGCCCAGACAAAGAAGGATGAGTCTGTTTTATCAGATGCTGCTCGTGTCAATGGTGGGCTAGTAAGCATCAATGCCCATGCCGAACATATGGGTTCGTATGCCTACAATGCTCCTCTACAGCAGGATGTGCATGTTCAGCGCAATGCCCCAGATCTACTCAAGGCATTTAATGATAATCCGTATTCACAGAAACTCAATTCATTCTAATAATGGACTTGATTCGAGAATACCTTATCTACAAAGATGGGGTAGATTCAATATGTATGAAAAATTTAAAACAACAGGAGCAATACGAAGTCGTGCGGCTCCTGTTGGCTACTCAAAAAAATGTTAAGGTATGCTTACATGGTTTAAGTAATATTTATGTTCAAAAACTTTTAGACGAACTTGGAATACCTATTCAGGATTGTTCAGTATCTGCAGGGCCTGGTCAGTCAAGTTTCCAGTGAATGAGCCTTCAAGTGTTCCATCTTTAGTAAATGTATCAATACTCCGAGCTTTATTGAAAATAATTCCACACAATTCACCTAATTTACCAGGACACTGTTTTTTGTCCGGATGGGTCGCCAAATATATTTTTTTCAAATTTGAAGATATTCTTGGACGATCAGAAGGATTGAACTGGTCCACTGGTTTCTCAAGAAATTCGGCCATTAGTTCAGCCACATCGGGTTTAATTTGAGGATCTACGAAGTTTTCAATAATAAGATCTTTTAAGTCTTTTTTCTTTTCAATAACAACTTCGGGTTCTGTCACAGCAGGTTTATTAGAAAAATAGGCGGCACCCATTGCACCTACTGAAGCCAGAACAGTAGATAGGATATAGACTGTCGTCAAGGATGCCATGGAATCTTCTTGTGTTTCAGTAGAGATGTTTCATTTGGTAGGGGATAACGCCAGTATTGAAAATAACTTAATTTGGGTTCGGAATGTTCGAGATTCCATCATGTCTTGGTGGTTTAATGCTATAATTCTTGTGGTTATTCTAGGTGGGTTTGGTTACTTTTTATGGGCAAGTTATGGAACTTCAACCCCTCCAGAACTTCAAAAAATTGAGTTCAAACCTATCCCATGGCAAAATGCTGTAAGAAATGTTCCCACAACAGATTATGGACAGACTCCTCAAGTTGAAACTGGAGATGGTATACCGGGGTATGCCGATCGAACAAGTGCGTCAGCGTTTTGAAGAGTTAAAACAAGCTCCTGCGTCGACTGAAGTTAAGGCGGTAGCACCCGTGAAACGAAAATTGCGTATAGTTAAGGAATGAGCGCTAGTTGCTATACTCACCGAATTAAAGTTCAAACACAGGCTCGCAACGCTAAAGTTCAGTATCCTGGAAGGCGGGCTATGTATGATGAAATACACGCGACATGTGGCGCGAATCCGGACTATACGATTTTGAAATATACCGATATTCGCACACCTTGCTCAAAGGGGCAGGACTGTATTATAATAAACCCTGTTGTGGTTAATCCATGCTTACCAACTTCTAATGATATTCTTGATGGTATGGGAACTAGTAATTGTATTTTAGATGGTGGATTCAGCAATTCTAACTATACGCTAGTTCTAGATGGCGGAAATTCATCCTTATAAAACAATGACGACACCGGTGAGGTTTGAGCTTCGTCGGGATACTGCAACTAACTGGGTAAATAATAATCCAACCCTGCTTTACGGCGAACCAGGATTCGATTTAACAAATAACCAGTTACGAATTGGCAATGGATCTGCCGATTGGAACGGACTTAACCATCTCAATGTAAAATCTAATGGCGCTGTAGCTGTTGGTGGTAGTAGTGCGGAAAGCCAGCGAGCCGGATATACGGGACAGATGGATTCTGCTGTTGCCATTGGATCTTCAGCTGGAAGTGTTAGCCAACAGGAATATGCTATTGCTATCGGAAGTGATGCTGGAAATGAAGGACAACAAAGTGCTGCAATTGCTATAGGCCTAAATGCTGGTCAAACTGATCAGCAGGCAAATGCTGTAGCTATTGGTGTTGGTGCCGGGTATTTTGGTCAGGGTACCAATTGTATCGCCATTGGCAGTTCTGCCGGATCTACGGGACAGACCAATGCTTCAATTGCAATTGGATTTGAGGCCGCACAGTTTGGACAGAAAAATAATACCATTGCGATTGGTTTTTCCGCTGGAAATACTGATCAACAAGACAATTCTGTAGCTATTGGAAATAATGCCGGCAATTTTGGACAACAGTATGGCGCTGTTGCGATTGGAGTTAATGCTGGATATACCGGACAGAGCGATAGCGCTGTTGCAATTGGTAATAATGCTGGATATGTCGAACAGCAAATTGATTCTGTAGCTATTGGGCATAGTGCAGGACAGTATGGTCAGAAGACTAGTGCCGTAGCCATCGGGAATGAGGCTGGAAATTATAATCAGAATGATCTTGCTATTGCAATAGGCCATTTATCTGGACATACTGGTCAGATGCAATCTGCAATTGCTATTGGCAGTTCGGCAGGTAAGGAAGGGCAGGGAGAATATACAATTGCAATTGGAAACCAAGCTGGTAATTCTAATCAGCAAAATGGGGCTATTGCAATAGGTACATCAGCAGGAAATACTGGACAGGGCACTTATTCAATTGCGATTGGTGCTAAAGCTGGTTTAGGAGAAACTACTTCTCAAGCTGCTAATACTATTATCCTGAATGCGTCTGGGTTGGAAGTTAACGGTGTAGATGGGCAAACAGGTTCATTTTATGTGACGCCAATTCGGTCGGACAATACCCAAACACTTGGATTAGCCTACAATCCATCAACCAAGGAAATTGTTACATCTACTGCTTTGTCTGGATCTACTGGTTCGCCTTCTATTGTAACATTGCCATTAATTACAACTCCTGGTTCTGGAACAACCACTGTTCCTACATTTACATCGGGTATAGCCGTTATGACTGCAAAATTATGGGGCGGAGGAGGTGGAGGCGGTGGTGCTTTAGTTGATGAAGCTAGCAATAAATATCCAGGTGGTGGAGGAGGATCTGGCGATTATTTAGAACATTCTATGATTGTTCCTTCAGGAGGATCTATTCCATATGTTGTGGGTATTGGTGGAACAGGTGGATCGGCTGGAGGTCCGGGAGGAGATGGTGGTCCAACATACTTGGATTTTGCTGAAAGTACCGGTATAGCTGTTGCAAATGGTGGTCAAGGTGGCGGTGGCGGCGCCTTCGGTGGCCTCGGCGGCACCCCCGGAGCTGGCGATGGTGGCAATGGTGGATTATATGGTGGTGGTGGAGGTCTTGCACAAAATTGGGAGGGTCTTACTTACGGTTCTGGTAATGGTGGTATTGGAACATATGGAAATGGAAGCACTGGGACAACAAGTGGAGGTAATGGAGGTGGTATTTTATCAGGAGCTGGTGGCGCCGGTGCCGGTGGCGGCGGCGGTGGAGGAGGTCCAGGAGGAGGTGCTGGCGGTATTTTAGATTCAAATGGAGCTACTGGCCTTTATGGTTCGGGTGGTGGAGGAGCCGGTGGAATTGCTAACTTTGGAGGATATGGTGGAAATGGGGCTATTTCTTTCATGTTTGTGCCAGCTTAAAGTTTTCAATTTTATTACAAGTAAGTAATGTCATATGTTGCAACCGGCGGTCATATATACTCTCAAATAGGTACTCCTATAAATGCTCACCATAAAATTAGAACTGTTATAGGTCCAACAGGACCTGGATTTACTGGCCCTACTGGACGTGGTATAACAGGTCTAACTGGACCTGGATTTACTGGCCCTACTGGACGTGGTATAACAGGGCCAACGGGACCTATAGGGTCTACAGGAGAAAAAGGAGAACAAGGAGTTCCATACAATGTATCAGCATTTGGTCCAGGAGTAACTACACCTATTGGATATACAGGACCTCCTTACTACTTAGATTAT